AAAAATAAATATGATAGGTTCTATTCTGTATATTATATACGGATTATTCTTACCATCAATAAGTACCGTAATTCTAAATATAGCAATGGTAATAATTCACGGTTATCACCTGTTAAAGAAAAGTGCATAGAATTTGCATAAATATTTAACTTTCATGCAAAATTCAAAAATATTTACAATCAGTAAAATTATTATTACTGCTTGTATTTAAAAATAAAAAGAGGTTAAGTAGAAATGAAATTTAAACAATTCGAAGACCTAGAATTAGATTTAGTCAAGGCAGCTGAGAAAGAAAACACAACAAGATATTATCTAGATGAATTATTCCTAAAGAATAACTTCAAACCAAAAAGAACCGTAAGCGGTACAGCATACGAAGTAATCACAGATAATATAAATTCTTCATTTTTCATTGATGATAAAGCAAGCTATAAAGGTTACATAACGACCCAAGATGAAACTACACAGTACAGCGGAAAAATAGAAACCGTGGTAAAGGTAGCAAAACAATTCATAGAACAAGTAAATGAACTAAGATAAAAAAGAAAGCAGTTATCAACAAAAAGATAATTGCTTTTTTAAGTTGTATCATTGATTAGAATATATTACTATATATATGTAACCAAAAGCAACCAAAGGCAACCACTTATAAAAGAGGTAATAACTAATGCAATTAAATGAAATGGCATTTGAAAGAAATCAAGCAATTGACATTATCGTTGAGTTAGGACATCAATTTGCAAATCATTTTGTTAAGGTTATGCAAGAAGGATTTAAAAGTCCTAATCTCAAACACCACTGTCACGAAATGCAAGTTTGGTTTGATAAAGTAAAAAGAATAACCATAAAGCCAAAGACAAAACATTTAACCATTGAGCAATGGATAGATTGGTTTTTTACAGCAGGTCAATCAGTAGAGATTATAATTCCTGAAGAATATCAAGAACAATATGAAACTTTATTAAAAGAATTAATCTTTAATAAAGAAATAAAAATAATTGATATTATTTCATCATTACCAGATTTTAGATAAACGAAATAAGTGAACAATTAAATGTTATGACTAAAGAACAAATTAAACTAATTGAAGACAACCACAATTTAATATATTACTGGATGAGGAAATACCATGTAACAGAAAATGGCATAGAAGATTGGTATGGTGCAGCAGCAATTGGTTTAGTCAATGCTGCTCTTATTTATGATAAGAATACAGATGTAAAATTTAGAACTTTAGCTTCTACCTGTATTAAAAATGAATATAACCGAATTCTACATAAATATACATATCAAAAAAGGTTTGGAGAAGAAGTACATTTTGATTTTCAAGACGAAAATAAATATGCTAAATATTTAAACCGTTCGGATAATCATATTAATTATCTTGAATTACAGAATGCTATTCAAACTGTTTTATATACCTGTAACGAAAAGTCACAATGCTATATCAAAGAAAGGTTGTCAGGTAAGAAATTTCCTGAAATAGCTGAAGAATATCAGGTATCAAAACAAGCGGTACATCAAGCATATAATAATTTTTTAAAGAAGCTTAAAAATATTATTTAAGTTGTGTTATCATTGATTTTTTGTTATAATAGAAACATAAAGTAAATGGAGGATAAGGATTGTGAATTGTGAAACTTGCGTATATTATGATTGCGATAGAGACGATTGTCCTTGTTGTTCTTGTAGCAGGCAAAATTATGAAGAGTATATTGACAACGAATCAGATGTTATTGTGTGGAGAATATTTGCACTCGGAACAGAACTTCCAGATTTAAAGATTCTTGCATTTAGTCTTGATGACGCTTTAGCTAATGCAAGAAAAGTTGATGACAGATATTGTGGAGCACAACCAGAGAAAGGAACCAATCGTATATAAATATTATAAAGAATTTTTATAGGTTAAAGGAGTTAGAGTAAATGAAACTTATACAAGAAGTTTGTAAGTACAATGACTTTAAATTTTTGCCCGGCGCAAAATGTACTGCTATATATTTGAGTACTAAAGAAATCGAAACAATTTATGAGAAGCTGGATGAAATGTTTCCTGACGGTATGACCAGTATGCAGCTTAACAATTTCTTTTGGTTTGAACAAGATAAAATTGCACAAATGCTTGGATATAATAATTTTGAGGAGATTAAAAATAGATGAGCGCATACTGTAATTATTTTCTTAGACATAATGATACATTTTTACCTATAGGGGATTATAGTAGATGTGACCCTCGTTGTTATCTTTTTATGAGGTACAACATCATAAAAAGATGCTTCCTTTAACTCAAGATGTTCTTGATAAACTATTGAAAAAATGTGACGAGGCAATTAAAGATACTAACGACAGAATAGAAAAGTTAGAAGAACAAAAACAAGATATTTTAGCAGCCCATAATGATTTGTCAGATAAGATGTCCTTTATTTTTGATACAAATAAAGAAATTTCTGAGTTTGTTTTAGACAATAATTGGCTGGAAGATGCAAGAAGTTTCTTTTGTTTTCTATCAAACATAATTGACTCTGCGGAACTGTATAAAAATGAAAAGTTAGATGTAACCCCAAAGAAATATGTCTATGCAGGAATTGAAGTATCTATGCACCCTACAGTAAATGATATTGCATAATAAGTTGTAATATCATTAATCATTGTTATAATATATAACATGGGAGAATTATTATATGCTCAATAAAGAATTTATTCAACAGAAACAAGGCTTTAATCACGACTTTACTGACGATGTTTTATCGAAAAGTGATGAAAATGAAGCTACAATACTTTCAGCTTCTTGGGACGACGACAATGACGAAGATTGGGATTTACTGGTAGAGCAAGTTCAAAAAGATTTTGTTCAGAAATACACAGAAGACGGGATTCCTATTCTGCCAGTTTCTTGGGACGACCACGATGATGATGTGTGGGAGGCTTATCTGTGAAAAAATTCGATATACTGTTAGCAAAAGTCAATTTTGAAAACTCAAATAAATACAAGGTCCGTCCTGTATTATGTATAAATAAAATCCAAAACGGAATTATAGCTCGTAAAATGACTTCTAAGTCAACCAGAAATAATTATCCAGGAGAGTACTACATTCAAGATTGGAAAGAAGCTGGGTTATATAAACCAACAGTGGTTAGAATGTCAAAGTATGTTATAGTACCATTTAATAACATTATAAAAACAATTGGTCATTTGACACCAAAAGATATTAAAGAAGTCAAACAATTAATATACACACCTTACAAAGAAGCCTTTAACCCTGATGATGAATTAGGAGAATATTTCACAAATTATTTAATGGAGGGTATTAAATAATGAATAAATTATGTTTAACTTTATTTGTTCTTTATTTGTTCAGTTTGTTAGGTACATCTACAACAGGCTTTTTACCGCTGCTGTTTGCGTTTTTAGTTGCAGTGTTAATTAATATTACTTTGCGCATAAAAGCTTGGTATAGCCAAGAAAAACAAAGGATAAAAAGGCGATACAAATGAAACACTTCTTGGTATTCGTCATTCAATGTATTAAAGAAATTGTCAAGTATTATTATGAATAATTAAAATTAAACTTGACACTGAACAACTTATAGCTATTAAGGGAATGTAACATGAATAGACAATATAGTGATAATTTAAGAGATTTTCTTTATTGGTGTTATAGGTTAGTCTATGTAGGTGGTCCTCGAGACTTACAAAATGTTACTGAAGTAATTAACAGAATAGTAAATGAACCAATTTCAAATCACACCAAAGAAGAATCAAAAGAAATATTAAAAAGTGTCGGTATTTTTGATGATAAAGGCGACATCGCAGAAGAATTTAAACCTTATATAACTAAGTTGGAGGATAATAATGAATAAAGCGATTGTGTGTATGTTTGACAAGAAAATGGTAAGTATTAAGACAGATATTCCTTATAGTATTTCAATTAAAGAATATCTTAATTTAGGAAGAGTTACTGAAGTAACGGCTAAAGATATACTTGAGGATGTTATTAAATTCATGCTTGATAATGAGAAGGTATTTCAGATTAATTAAAAATATCAGAGATGACTTATTAAATTAGGTCATCTCTATTTTTGTGTTATAATGCGGGCAGAAAATGAGAAAATAAGTTGTGTTATCTATAAACATAAATTATAATATATATAACAAAATTAAATGGAGGACAAGGAGAAATGGAAGAAAATATGAATTTAAAATTAGAGACAGCAAAGAGTTTAATTAGTAAGCATATGAATTATGGTAGGCACGGTCTATTTAATTGTCCAAATCTTGTAGGAGATGAAATGATTACCATTTGTGACAAGTTAGGCCTTGTTATCAGGATATGTTATGATTATGGTTATTTTGAAGTGTTTGGTTTATCGGATGAAGAATTTAAGGAATGATGAAAAATGAAAATAGGTAGATTTAGTATAGGTATAAGGCAATGTAAAACTAAAGATTTTAAATTCTTTTATTGTCCATTAAGTAAGGGCATCGGTAGAGAGAAATTCCATTTCTTTTGGTGGTTTGGGCATAAATGGTATATTGCATTAGGTAAGAGGAGCATAAAGAAATGACATCACTCAACGAAAAAGTAAAAGGAATACTTGAAAATGTACGTGAAGATTTTAATAACTTACCTATCGAGGAAAGAAAACGCATAAGCAAGTACCTAAGTTATATGCAAATTTTCACTATTTGGCAAATGTTAAATAAAGATAAAGATATAACAACAAATAGTTGGAGAGATAAACAACGAGAATGGCTTAAAAATTGTGTTGAATTGCATTTGAAAGAATGGTGGTATGAATGACCGATAAGAAATTTACTGACGAGGAAATTATAAAGGCTTTGGAAGGTTCTATACTAAATGCAAAATGGTGTGATAGCAAAGCTTGGTCTATAGAGATATATAAATTAGAAAGTGCCCTTGACCTTATCAACCGCCAAAAGGCGGAAAATGAGAGTTTGAAATCATCAAACAATGAAAAATTTCGCCAATGGGATATGCTTGCAGAAAAGACAAAACAGCATTATTCCGATTTATACAACGAAGCAAAGGATAGGCTTAAAGCCGAAGCATATAAAGAGTTTGCGAATCAAATAAAAATGCATAAAAGAAGAATGCGTGGTTTTGATTTATGCAATGAATTTTGGTATTCAGCAGATGAGCAATGTAATAATGCACACCTTGTAAGATATGTAAATGGCGTGTTTGAGTCATCAATGAGTATTCCGTTTTCTGAATTTGGACAGATTGTATTCTTAACCAGTGAAGAAGCAGAAAAAGCATTGGCAGGAAATACTCAATAGTCAATTAATTTAAGAGCTCTATAAAACCTAACGGTTAAAATACTGTTAGGTTTTATTTGTTATTTTTACTTATATGCAATATAATAATGTAAGATTAACAACAGCAATATCATTTTAACATGAATTATCTTAGATTATAGAAACATAAAATTTCTATATTTTCTATCATACTGTAATTTACATTTTAATATAGTTGTAATCGTTTTGATTCTTAAGTAATAATTTACTTTACTTGTATTTAAAATTGCAGTACGCATTAAATTTTCTCGGTGTATCAACGAGTTAATAAGGAGTTGTCTTATGTGAAAATAGATAAAATTAAAAAAGACGCAGGAAATGTTGAATTAGGCGTGAAAGATTTTAATTCTGCATTGGGAGAAAGTACCATTAATAATTCAAAAAATGAATATTCAAATGCAAACAAATTTTCAATACTTAATGACGATATTGAAATAACAGATGTAAATGATGCATATTCTTACACAGGCCCAGTATTTAACAATTTTGGAGATTTCATAGGTGAAGTATTTGATTTGTATACAGAATCAACTTCCTTTGAAAAAGCCAAAAATAATCTAAATTTTGCAGCTAAAATGAAATTAGGGTTACCTAAATATTTTAAAATCAGTCTTGATAATAAATATATTAAAATGCTGCCAGTAACTTCCAACGAATATAAACAATATGTTGATTATATTAATTCTTTAACTCATGAATCTATTTGTGATAAATGTGGGATGGAACTTAACCCAATTAATCAATGCCCAAGATGTGATTTAGGTGAAGAAGACTTAGATTAAACTAATTGTATTAACATATATCAACATTAATTCACGAAAGGAATATTTATTATGGCCAAAATAAATATTAAAGAATCTTTATTAAACCTAGATAAAGAAACTTATTGCAAGTATGATTTAACTACCATGTACGAAAATTGTAATATAACTGAGAAGGACAAAGAAAAACTTGCAAAAATTTTGTCAGAAAATGTTTCAACAGAAAAAGTACATAATTACTTATTAGAAAGATTCATTCAAGATAAAAATAAATTTGTTGACGACTTGCAAGAGTGCGATAAATTATTTGTAAAAGAAGATTTGTCGGATACAAATGAAGACAATTATCTTTACACAGAAAGTATTTACAAAGAAATACAATCAAAACAAATTCCTGATATGGATGGGTTTATGACCGATTATACTTGGTACCTAAGAGAACCTGACAAGAGGAATGTTTTTGTCTATGGTGATAAAGAATACTATAAACCAGAAGACGGTTATTTTGATTATGAAACTGAAAATTCCCAGGAAGCCAGAGAATGGTTTGATTCTTACAATGGTTTTGAAGATGATGATTCATTATATGAAGGAACTATAAAGACTTCGAAAGGTAAATGGACTAATAAAGGTGAAGAGGGTACACACGGCACTTTTGATACAAAGAAAGAAGCAGACGCTCAAAGAAAAGCTATGTTTGCATCAGGGTATAAAGGTTAGTCTTTAAAAGAATCAAAAAATGAGGATATTCTTAATAAGTTATTTACAGAGTATCAATCAAAGTACACTCCAGATACTCACGATACAATCTACAACGAAATAAAAGATAAGTATAATGATGAAACTCTTGCTACCCAAGTAGTATCTTCTCTTGAAAATGACTACAAGAGTTGGTTTGATGAATCATTAAAAGAAGAATTTAAAACTTACTACATTTCTTATAAAGATAGTGAGGGTAAGTTCAAAGATAAATATGTTGATTTACCTATAAGAGCTACTTCTAAAGAAGAAGCCGAAGAAAATTTCTGAAAGATCATCCTAACATTAAGTCATATGATTATAAAGTTATTTCTCAGGAATCATTAAAAGAAGACTGGATAGATGATAAATTTACGGAAGACGATTTCAATAAATATGTTGCGAAATTGAAATCTGAGGCCTATTGAAAAAGAATTTCCTGAAGCTAAACTTGAAGTGATGGATATGCAATTAGATAATCATTCTTTCTATGTTTCCCTTACAGATAAGGACGGAAATGAGTTTACAGAAGAAATCACACTTGACATGAGAAAAATAAGACATCCTCTAGACTTAATAAAGAAATATGCTCCAGCTTTAACTGAAAGATTTATAAAGCAAATAAAAGATTATTACTCTGAAATGTAAAAATATATTAAGGGCTATAAGAAAATGTGTTACAACTAATTGTATTCCTATATGATAAGGGGTTAAAGATATGAACAAATATAATAACTATAATCAAGATGAATTCTTGGTTGAAAATTCTAAAAAGAGTATATATAATGGTACAGAAGACTTTGAACAGCCTGCAACAGAAAGTGAAACTGACCATGGTATGCTAAGCCTTGTAAATAGTTTAATTATTTCAGAATATGATGCAATTGACCAATACAATTCTGCTATTGCTACTGCTCAAGCACAAGGCACTGATGATGTACTTCCCGTATTGCAGGATATTATAAATGAAGAGCAAACTCATGTAGGGCAATTACAAGAGCTTGCAAAATTATTTGATAAATCTGCTCATGAAGTTTCGGCAGGAACAGAAGAGGCAAAAGAACAACTAAGTGACGAAGGTGAAGAAATGTCAAAATTAAATGAAGCAATTGAATCTCGTTGTAATATGGGAACTCCGGAAAATAAAATGGATATTGATGGGCAAACTACTATTGTTTATGCAGATGCTATCAATAAGCACCAAGAAAATAATGAAAAATTAAAAGATAGTTTTAAAGAGCAAGATAAAAATACTGAAGAATTTATTAAACAAAATGATAATCGAAATTTGAAACCTAAGGGGATAGAACAATTGAAAAAGTTAAAATTGGAAGAAAGTTTGTTTGAAAGCTTTACAGTGGAACCTAAGTTATATAAACAAGCGATTGATATTGCTGATTATCTTGAAACCTTTATGAATAGCAAAGTATTTTTAGACAACGATTATTTTGATGATGAAGATAGAGAGGCAATAGGTAAAACTTTTGATTCTTTAAACGATTTTGCTGAAGAGTATTCTACTATTATGGATGATGAAAATGTTTTTGAAAGCGTTGAAAAATGCCCTGTTTGTAAAAAAGAAGTTTGTGAATGTGAAAAGGAAAAATTAGACGAAGAGGCTGAACCTAAAACTCGTGTTCGTGACCCAGAACCAGATTGGTTTGACTATAGCGATACAGATTTATGGTTACAAGTGTATGACGAACTTGACGGCACCTTAAAAGATGAAGGTAAGAATGGTACTGTGCATAGACAGTTAAAAGCAAAACGCGGTGAGCGTTACACTCAAATTTTCCCATATGGAGACGAAGATATTGTTATCTATGAAACTTCTCCTGAAAGATTTGATTTTGCTAAAAAGGTTGCAGATTTTTATGGGGTAAAGCATGAGGAGCCACAATTAGATAAGAATAAGAGTACTAATTCTTATTACAAATGGTACATGGTAATTCGTATTCCAAAAGATGCAAAACCTAAAAAATTTGATTAATTTCTAACATATCTATATAATATATAAGGCGTTCTTAAACTTAATGTTTGGGAGCGCCTTAATTGTATTTAATTATGATAAAAGACTGAGGTGATAATATATGAGTATGTTTGATAACTATAAAGATGAAATATCAGTTACCTCAAATTTATTCCCTCCTAAAAAAGTAATAAATAAAATTTATAATTTTGAATTACCTATTGCCGTAATTAACAGTAAAGGTGAGGTAATTACTTATAAATGGAGCGACACAGATATTTTTAATTTACCTTTGACAGTAAATGACGAATTATTAATTCCTGCTGATTCCGTAATATTAACTGAACATGGTTTAATTCCAGACGGTAAAGGTACTAACGGAGTCAGAGCATATAATTTAGTTGATAGATTATCTTGGCAATGGAAAGATAATGGCTGGAATAAAGATGACTATTTAACAATTCCTTCTGGTGGTACAAAGGCAGTACAATTCACTTACGACATGACAAATGCAACAATGCTTGCCACAATTGAAAATTTTAGATGTGAACCTATTTACAACTGGGAATTTCATACTGCCAGCGCAGAAGTTCAAATATCAAAAGAAAAATATCCATTATTAGTACAAGGAACATATAATCTATTAATAAGTATTAAAAATAATCAGGGAACAATCTTATTAAAAAGAATTCCGATATCAATCGGAGAATATCCTATTTCACAATTAAATAAATATTTAAAAGACACTGGTTATTGTGCTTATAATATTCCTGATTATATTGCAAATAGATTAACTCCAATTATTAATTCTTTTGATAATGGGAAATGGCTTCACGCTGTCAATGGAGAACGGAAAGCTGATTATTTAGTAATTGGTGATTGTGTTGATGAAGTATATTTTGACGAGTAGAGGTAAATAAATGAGTATTGAATTACATTATGTGATGTATAACGGCAGAAAATGTTTGTTAGTATTATTAGGCAATGTAATGTGTTTATTTTACGACGATGGTACATTTGCTGCAAGATGCGATAGTTACGATTTAGATGGAAAAATTGTCACTGTAAATGGAGAACAAATTCCTTTTGTTTCGTATATTGACGGCTCCCAAGGATTATTAACTATTCAAAAAGTATATTCTTCAATAGAAGAAATGAACTCAGGTTATGAAACTGATGGTGTTACTTTAAATGGATTGGTGATAATTTCTACCAATGATATTAATGACGAAGATAATTCGAAGTTGTTTATTAAAACATCCACTGAATATAGTTTCTTAACAGATTTATCTGGTTCTCAAGGAATTCAAGGTCCCAAGGGCGACAAAGGCGAAGCAGGTCCTATTGGTCCACAGGGTCCTAAAGGCGATAAAGGTGATAGTGGTGTTACACCTATAAAAGGTGTAGATTATTTTACAGGTTCTGAAATATCCGAAATTGAAAATAAAGCGTCACAGAATACTGCATTGGTAATTAATTTAACAGAAAATGTGAATAATGGTACATATACAGCAGATAAAACTTATTCACAAATAAAACAAGCTTTTGATAACAATAAAAGATTACTCGTAATGGTAAGTTCAACTTCTGAAGCACAGTTACCTCTATTAATTGCAGAGTTTGCAAACAATGGGGACGCAGGATTAACTTTTGGTTATACAGAAGTAAGAACTAATGGAGATTTTATTGTTACAAGAAGCATACATCTTTCTCACACAGAAGACACAGGTTTAGATGTGTGGGAAGAAAAAACACTTTCCGAGCAGTATTTAAAAACTACTGGTGGTGAAATTACTGGTAACTTAGAGGTTACAGGAACATTACAATTAGGTAACAATATTAACATGGGCAGCAATAGTATTCTTAATGCTCAAAAAATTCATGTTGATGGAGATGCACCTATTTATATTGGTCATGTTGTAGAAACTACAGACACCAATAAACCTCGGTTAACAGGTATTGTAAATACCAATGAAGCTGCTTTTGTAAAATCTGGTAGTCAAAATGAATATGTACCAGTAAGAGTAGCAGAGCCAACATCAAATGACCAGGCAGCTAACAAAAAATATGTTGATGCTAAAATAGCAGCTATACAAACAGGAATGACAGAAGCTCAAGTTAAGACTCTTATTAATGGTTGTTTCACTTATGACTCAACAACCGGAATATTAAATATTACCACTGCATAAGGAGGAATTAACTTATGCCAGATGATTCAAAATTAGTTGTAAAAGGAAATACTACTAGTTCTGATAACACTGTCCTATTTAATAACCAGTTGGTACAGCAAGTTAACTTTGGAGAGAATGTTGTTTACAAAAGAACACAAACTCCTGAAACATGGACATTACCTGATATAATAAGTACTGACGCATATTCACAGGTAATTAACTATCCTTTTTGGTTTAAATCAGATGAAGTAATTCACACAAAAATATCATATTCAAGTGTTCGTAACGGTTCAGGTACAACTGATGTTACTTTAAAATATGATGAATTGATTGCATATCAAAATGGTAATTGGTCTACACCTGGGTACAAAACAATTATTTTTAACGACTCCACTGAATACATTGTTGGTTTAAGACAGTTACTCAATTATATTGGTGCGTCAAAAGGTTAGGGATATATGAATAATTTAAGATGCAATTTCGACAGAAACAATCTAATCGTTAATAGAGGAGATAGTTTTTCTTTTACTATAGAAATTCTACAAGGTAGTAAACTTGCGGAGAAACCGTACTATATTGGCAGAGAAGACTATTTGTATGTTTGTATATTAGAGTACGGACAATCGTTTGAAAATGCTTTGGTAAAACAAAGATTAGGCTATGATAGTAATAAAGATGAGAAAGGTAATGTGATATTTACATTAAATCCTGAAGACACAGAAAATTTAAAAACAGGAGAATATCTATTTTCCATTAAACTACAGCAACCAAATAACATAGTTACCACAATACTACCACTAAAGGAATTTTATATTGTAGGTACAGATAAATCAGGTGAGGAGTGCTATTAATTGACATATAAAGAATATATTGAACAATTAGGAATAGGTAGTCTAAATACTATTCCTAAAAATAGTCTTAGTCCTATTTGGCGTAATAATATCACTCGTTTAAATGAACAAAACTTTGCTACTTTGTACAGTTCTTTAAACAATAATTTTTTAAACACAATAAATCCAGTAATTGATGCTGTAAACGGATTGGCACGAGTTGTAATTGGGACGGCTGGACAAAAATATAAATTTACCTATAATAATGTCACAGGTAGATGGGAATACGAATTAGCAGATAATGATAGTACTTCTGAAATATTTAATGCTTATCCCCCCTTACAAGAAAAAGGTAAAGATATATTTAATATCGCTATAGCTGAATTTACAAGCTCTTCCGGTAAAAATACCCAGTCAGGTTCTAAAGCATTTTTAATCACAGCTTGCAACCAGCAAGAAAAAACATTTACTCTTGATGGTGTTGAAGGTCTGGAAGCTGGGGATATTTATTCAATATCTGCTTCTGGTTATGCTAATGTAGAAGATATTGCTGAAATTGTCGAGATAAATGGTAATGTAGTAAAGGTAGAACATTTACCTGTTGAAGATGGTATTGGTTATGGTAATGCTGCGTCGAAAAGTGACGTTTTGCCAGAAAACTTTCCGCAAGGTTTAGCAGCGCCTTATTTTCGCATTACTGCTAAACCTAACATAGGTACGCAAACAATAGGTGAAGCTGCTTCTGCTTTTGGTAAAGAAACGATTGCTGAAATGAATACATCTTTTGTTACTGGCCGTGGCTCTAAATCGTTAGGTAAATACGGCGTAGCCATGGGCAATAAAAATACTGCTTATTATTCAGCAGCTGCTATTGGTGGTGACAGTAACAAAGCCTTTGGCAAAACCAGCGCTATTATTGGTGGTAGTAGTAATAAAACAAATGGTTATGCTGATTTTATTCTTGGCGGGCAAAATAACGAAACCAGCGGCGGTGCTGCCTTTGCAACAGGTTCGTGGAATAAAGTATCAGGCTTTAACGCAGCCGCATTTGGTCTTTACAATGAGTCGCACGGCAAAAACGATTTTGTAACGGGCTATAGAAATATTGTAAACGGTTATTGTGCTGCGGCGTTTGGCTTAGCTCATAACATAAAAGGCAAGGGAAATTTCGCAACGGGACAAGGCAGTGGTGCTAAAGAAGGCGCTGAAAACTGCTTTATCACTGGACAAAGTAATTTAGCCGAAAATGCTGCTGGTTGTATTTTGGCTGGTTTAGACAATGCTGTTGTTGGCGAAAGTGTTGAAAATAAAATATTGCAGGGCGTAATGCTTGGCCGTAGCAATAAAGTTACAGGACATTATGGCGTTGCGGCAGGTTATAACAATGTTGCAAATACACAATCAGTTGCACTTGGCGTAAATAATGTTGCGGATGTGTGGCGTGCGTTTGCATTAGGCACAGGACTTAAAGCAAAATACATGGACCAAGTTGTCGTGGGTGGTTTTAATGTTATCAATGGTAATGCTGCATTCATTGTCGGCAACGGAACTTCCGACACATCCCGCAGCAATGCTTTTGTGGTAAACAAAGACGGCTCTGCTGAGGTTGGAAGGCAAGGAACGAAAGATTTATCTGTTGCTACGATTAAAGATTTAAATGAAAAAGTATCCTCTGTTTATCGTTATAGAGGTTCTGTTGCAAATAAAGAAGCATTACCTACTACAGATAATGTTATCGGCGATGTTTACAACACTGAAGATAGCGGAATGAATTATGGTTGGAATGGCACTACTTGGGACGCTTTAGGTAGTGAAGTTGACCAGAGCTATCAGCCGACAAGTATCAAGGCACAATCAGGTAAGGCAGTAGCTGAAGCGATTGACGGCAAACAAGATACATTAGTATCTGGAACAAATATTAAAACTATTAATAATCAATCAATCTTAGGTAGTGGTAATTTAGACTTAGGAACAGGCTCAAGCGACTTTGAATCATACACATCTTCATACATTGATATTACTGCATCAATGACAATGGATGGACTGTATGTAGCAGCAAATGATATTACATTACAAAATGTATATCAAGAGTCAAAGGGCAACACATATAAAATTCTTAAGGGTACACATTTTGCTATTGGTACTTATGACAATTACAGATGTGTTCAGACTTTCGATATTCCTTTCAAAGATGATCAAGGTGCAGGTCTATTAAATTTTACCAGTGCTAAATATGATAAAAACACACTTGAGTGGAGTGGCACAGCTACTACTTCAATTGCAGGATTATATATTAATAAGTTAAACAACTCTGATGTTGATACTTCATTAAGTTATACATCTAACAATCCTGTACAAAATAATGTTATTACTACACAGTTTAATAAGAGAACCCCGTATCTGTTATCAAATTTAACTTTTGATGTAGCCACTGCTACTGCTGGCTGGTATTATGCCACAAACACAGTTAAATTTACAAATGGTAAATTAGCCGACCCAGCAACAGACTATTATACAGCAGCTATTACCAACGGAAATAGTGTAGTATTTAGTGTAATGCATTATAATAATCGTGCAGTAGTTGAATTATTACATGGTGGGTTCTTTAATTATTATAACGGTGCTTCTATTTCGCAGCCTAAGGATAATGTTCTTATCTTAGATTATGATGACGGTAAAGAATTGTGGTATAGTACACATTATGCAGACCTTGGTACGATTTCAGAAGATTACCGTGCAAAAGATGAAGTTAATTCCAGCTTAGATGTTACTACACCAACAATTGAATTAAATCAACCCTCTTCTTCCCAAAATAAAAACATTGTTTATCAGTATGATAATATTTTAACATCTCTTACTATTACAGCAACAAGCTCAGCTGGTGAACACTTAACTCTTGACCAATCCATTCGTTTAATTTTTAAAGCAACATCATCTACCACAATCACAGTTCCAAGCGGTTTATACTTCCGTGGTGATGATTGCAATGATAGTTATGTATTTATCCCACAAGACAATAAAGTATATGATATTATCATTACTTATGACGGATTTAATTATAACGGTATTGTAGTAGGTACACCTGCAACGAGGTAATTGAACATGAACAGATTATATTTTTATCGTAGTTTAATTACAAGAATAAGGCAATATTTAATTAGTAAGAGTGGCACAAACCCTGTCACTCTTACTAACGCAGTTGAAGATAAGTTATTACAAGGATTTAGTATTACTGGAAATAGCCAGCAATATGGCGCTGGTGGTAAAAATTTATTTGATATATCTACTGCTACAAAATACTCTGGACTTGCAACACTCGAAGTTAAAGCTGAAGAACAAGGAATTAATGTAACACACTCTGGTAGTGGTGCATGGGTTTCTGCTAATATTATAATTGCCCAATCAAACTATCTAATTGGTAAAACTATTACAGTATCTGCTGATGTAGTACCTTTGAGTGGTCAAAGTTGTATTAGAGTTATGTGGTTAAACGGTAGTACACCAGTACCTGGAACAATGGATATTATATCTAATAGCGTTTCATACGATGACACTAATACAATATGTAAAGCTACAGGTACTGTAACTGCTCCACCTACAAGTGATAGTAAACTATGTTTAATGCTATTTGCAATTGCAAGTGTTGGTTATGAAAATAATATTACTACATTCATGGATATTCAAATTGAATTAGGTGCAGTAAAAACAAATTATGAACAGTATTATCCTTTATCAACACAACACCCAAGCCCAATACAAACTACTGAATTAAAGAAAAGTAGTAATTTGTTAGACACTGCTGATTATTTTAATGAACCAAAAACAATTAATGGTGTTACTATTCAATATTTGGCTGATGAGGATTGTTTTTTATTAAATGGCACGGCTACTGCGACTGTTAACTATACTTACACTGGCTTTCTTGTATCAAATGCCATTAATCAACCATTTACTATTTCTGCATTTTATGTAAGTGGCAATATAACAATACCAACAGGTGCTTATGCAGTTGCCTATATCGGGAAACAGGATGACAGTTCTGCTACTCAACAAATTAATTTTATGGACGCTAAGTTGAGACAAAACAATACCAACAAAACAAAAATATGTGATAAAGAATATGTTAAAGATTTTTGGTTTTGGATTAACACTGGGGTAGTATTAGAAAACTATAAAGTAAAAATTAGTGTAACTAAATTAGAAAATAGCTTTGATATATCTAAAGTAGAGAATCATTCATCTGTCACTAATACTGGTGATAGTTTAGTCATAACACCTACTGGAACAAATTTTACATCAAATTCAGGTCAACCACTATACACTATGTGCCACGGGCTTAATGTAGGAGACAAAATTATTGTAAATATGACAGCTACTACAGATGGCGGAGTGTACAATGCATTCTCCAGTCCTAAAACAAGAGTGTATTTAAGTACATATGGCACCCGCGTTTTAGAAAGTGGTACTGTATATACTTTGACTGCTGATGACTTACTTGGCCGTCCACAGTGGTATTCCAGTTCTTTTTATGATAAGGAATATACAGAAAACAAATCTACCATTACAAATATCTCAATAAGCAAAATTCCAACCAATTATGAGCCTTACGGAAAATATGGTTTAGAGATTAAACAAGAGAAGAATATTTTAGATTTGTATAACGCCCATAATGGACAATTTATGACAGTCATAGAACAATCAGAAAATAAAGTTGTTGCAACTGCTAATAATGCTACAAACAATTCTCCTGTATTGAAATTACTTAATAAATCTATCCCTGCAGGTAATTATGTGTTATCATATACTGTCAATATCGAAAATATACCTCAATTGCAAAGTGGTGCTGGTGACAGGAGAAATGAGATGCTAATATTTGTTGGTGGTACATTTAAAACAAAAACAAATTCTATTTCTCAAGACGGAACATATACAAACAGCATAACATTCACATTACAATCTGCTTCTATGGTAGATATTAGGTGGTACAGAAATGTTGTAAACAATGTTGTTACAGAGGACACCACTTATAAGGTTACTTTCACCAATGTGCAATTAGAACAAGGAACAGAGGCTTCAACCTATACTCCATATCAATCTCCACAATATAACCGTATTTGGATTTATAAACCTTTCTTAGGTGAAACTGATATATTAACTTATGACGGAACCAATTTAAAAATAGTTAAAAAAGAGTTTAAAATCAATCTTAAAGATGATGTTGTATGGAGTTATATTGAACCTACTGAAAGTGGTAGCATAGGGACAATAAAAGGTATTGTAAACGGAAGTGCTGATTTATACCGAACATTCTTATCAAATACATCACAAACTTATTTATGCACCCATTATAACAGTTCATTCTTTGACATTAGCCGTGAACACACAAGAGAGGGCATAATCACTTTAACAAACACTGTATTGGTATTTAATGGCCTACAAACTGACTACGACAGTTTTATGGAAGTAATAAATACTGGTAATGTAGAAATGCTGATTAAATATGTAAATAATCGACCTGTCGACCAAAATCAATTTACAAGGACTATTACAAGCAGCTCATATATCGACCTAAAACCATTATCAGCAGGCAATAATACATTAACAGTAACTAACGAAATCAGCCCAACAGGCTGTCAATACAAATATTATTCAAGTAAGGAGAATTAAAATGTTTGTTAAATTTATTAACGAAACAACCATTGAGCCATTAACACAACCGTTTGTAATGATTAAAAATGTTACTCCCGGCTATGAATTAAACGGACAATTTGTAACAACTGGAGAACCAACAGATATTACTATCAGTAACCCAACAGAAGCACAAATTAAAGCAGCTGGGTATAAAGAATTGGTTACAGCGGAACAACCGGAATATGATGTAGAAACTCAATATTTAGAAAAGAGTTATAAAGAGTTAAAAACTTCCATTAAGGAAGTGTATACTGCCTGTGAACTGCCTTCTATTGTTGAACAAGAAATATTAGAATAAATTTAATTGTATGTAATAATACAAAGGAGAGTGTAAATTATGGATATCATTAATCAAGTAATTTCCCAGTATGGCGTAGAAATTCTTGGGACCATTTTAACAGGTTTGGCTGCTTATTTAGGCTTAACTGCTAAAAAATTGGTTAATAAATATTTACAAGATAAAACTATTAGGCGTATTGCCAAAATTGTAGTTCAAGGCATTGAACAGTGGTATAAAGAGTTACACGGAGAAGAAAAGTTAGACAAAGCTTTAGAAGCTATGTCAACTATGCTTCAAGAAAAAGGAATTACTATTTCTGAATTTGAAATGAAAGTTCAATTAGAAAATGCAGTGGGCGAATTTAATAAAGTATTTGAGAAAGACGCAACTGCCACAGAGTCAGAAAATAATTAATGTTAGGAAAGATTTTTGATGTGGGATATTGCGTTAAGCATACTCAATAAATTAATATGGGCAGGACTATCTTTTGGCTGCGGCTGGCTTGCTACAAGATACAAAAAACAAAAAGCAGCACAAAAAGAAGAAGAAAAAGATTTAAAATTAATTAAAGAAGCATTAAGACATACTCTTAGGAATGTTCTTCAAACAGACCATGATAGGTATGTTGACGAAGGTTGTTGTTCTTTTTTAGAAAAAGAAGAATTTACCAAGACATATAATACCTATCATGCATTAAACGGCAATGGAGTAGCTACAGCAATGTTTAATAAAGTATTATCATTGCCAGACCACAAATAATGAGATTATTTAAAATGAAATTTAAACTAAAAGAAGATAAACATTACAAAATAGGTTCTGACGAATTTTATGATTACGGAACAGTTCCTGTATCGGAAAAAGATTTATTTGACACCAATAGAACTGGTATGTCTTTTTATGATAATTTCTTAGAGAATCCTGAATACATGGAAAAATCAAAAAATTTAAAAGCTGAAATTGTAATGATGTCTCCCGAAGAATATTTTGAAGAGTGCGCTAAAATATTTAAATCAACTTCAAAAAATCAGATTGCTCAAACTTCTGCGGACAAAACAACCATTGAGTTTTTAAATAGAATAATTTCCATATCAAAAAAGAAATTTCCATTACCCTTTTTAAATTATGCACAACAAACTCAAGAAGGAAGACATAGAATGTATGTTGCAGCAATGTTAACTTCTTGGGATATAAAATTTCCTGTTTTGGTAGTTACTCATGCGAATGAACAACTCGCAACAAAACAAGAGCAGGAAAAGCTACAAAAACAAAAAGACCGTAAAGTTCAAGATTCAATAGATGACGCTTTATTATATAAATATCTTGACGCTAATGACATTTTCGACCAAATCGAGTATAATTTAGCTGAAAAAGACGGAAGCCTTGTAACACCGCTTAAAACGCAAGATAACGGTACTATGATTACAGTAGAATACGACGGTGGTAAAGGTACTTTTAATATTGACGATGTTCAAATAAAGATTGAAGATAACGACATAGAAATTGATAATTTAGAAGACATGGATATTGACAAGTGGTTAAATGACCACGGCATAAAACTGTAACTGCAATAAAAGTTGATTTCATCAAATTTTAGCAGAATTAACAAACTTTAATGAGCAGTTCTATTGTAGGCTGCTCATTTTTTTTATTTTAAGGTGACTAAATGGATTTATCTACTATTAATCTTGATAATTTTACAAAACAAGAGCGTGAAGCGGTTTGTAAAATACTTAAAGAAATGTCAGATAAAGGAAGTTCAAAATCTTTAGACGAATTGCGATACGCAGATTATAAAGAAATTCCTGTTGACATAATTACTTTTATAAAAGATTATAATTATCTTGGTAAAGCATGGCATTTACCGGATGGCACTTGTAAATTATATCCTTATTGGGAAGAAAAGCTAAAAGAATTATTTCCTGATAATATTTCTACTTCCGTTAATAACTATATCCTTTCAGGAGCCAGAGGCTTAGGTAAATCGGAAATAGCTATCACCATCATGTTATATATCATGTATCGAGTGATGTGTCTAAAAAATCCTCATGAGCACTTCAATCTAAAACCTACTGAAAAAATAGCATTTTCCTTTATGAATATTACAGAAGCATTAGCTATGGATATTGGTATTAGCAAGTTTCAAAATACTGTTCAAATGTCACCTTGGTTTATGTCAAAAGGGACCTTGTCGGGTAATAAAGAGCAAATTTGGAACCCTCCGAGTTACATAAAAATAATTATCGGTTCACAGCCTCGCCATGTCATAGGACAAGCTTGTCTTACTGGTGATACAGAAATACTAACATCTGAGGGTAGTTTTTGTCTGAAAGATTTGGTAGATAAAAGCATATCTGTGCTTAGTAAATCAGATGATGGAACTATAATACAGAGCGAACAATGCACCGTAAAACCTACTGTAATTACTAATGAAGAGTATAGTATTGAATTAGAAGATGGTTCAGCAATAAAATGCACTTCAAATCACAAATTCTTACTAACAAGTGGAGTATATGTGGAAGCAAAGGATTTAACGGAAGGCGATGATATAGTTGACTTTTCACCTCTGGGGTACATATACAAATGCACTCATCCTTATACTGGTAAAATATACATTGGTAAAAGAGAGAGAAATAAGTTAGATAAAGCCTATTACGGTTCAGGTAAACTGTGGGGTGAAGCAATTGAAGGGATTGACAAATCGCTTATTTCGCGAGAAATATTAGCGTGGGGAAGTACGAGAAAAGAGTTGAATGAGTTAGAAATTTTTTACATTAAAAAATTTGACTCTACTAATCCAGAAGTAGGCTATAATTTGCACAAAGGAGGGCAAGGGGGAAATTCTCTAAATGATTTTGCAGCCTGGTCTACTTTGCATAAAGGAGAGAAAAACGGTAGATTTGGAAAACCAGTGTCTGAAGAGACTCGTAGAAAAATTGGTGAAGCTAATAAAGGAAAAGTTCGAACAGAAGAAACTAAACTTCACATTAGTGATTCATTAAAAGGAGTTAAAAAATCTGTTGAGTGCCGCAAAAATATGTCCAAATCTGGAAAAGGTAAAAGTCACAAGCTGTCAAAAGAAGGCTTGAATAGCATAAGAAAGGCCAACGCTAAAAATATAGGCAACAAGGTGTACAATAATGGGTTAAAAGACATAAGGGTTAAACCGGAGGAAGAAATTCCTGAAGGTTTTGTAAAAGGAAGTATAAAAAAAAGGTATACGAACAGGAAGGAGTAATGTGGCAGGTAGAAAGTGGTATCATAAAGGTGATAAAGAAATATATATATATATATAGAAGGAACGCCGCCTCCTGATTTTATACCCGGAAGATGCGCTTTATTAAGACAAAAAATATCTAATACAAAATTACAGCATAGAAAGGATGTATATGCACTTGAAAATAAAAAAGATTGAGCGTCATGTATCTGACATTCCTACTCAATACTATGATGTAATAGAAGCTTCTCCACATCATAATTTTTTTATAAAAACAAAGACAGGTGCCGTTTGTAGTCATAATTGTCTGGCGTCCTTCTTTGATGAGATTGATAAACTGGTCTCCGCGTAAAGAAATTTGCGTGATAAAATACCCATTGAATTGCTGGAACATCCTAATACACAGTAGACTAAAGCGAACAGATGAAAAAAGCTGAAGCGTAAATGTTACGAAAGTAGAAAAAATTACTGTGTTGGTGCAAGGTTAAATCCTAAACATTTTATAATGGACAATCAGCAGCTAAGGCTCGAAAAGAGCAAAGTTCATCGACTATCGAAACACACTTAAATGTGAATGGAGTAGAGTAGATTTAAATCGAAGTAGTGGGCAACCTGATAGGTTGAAGATATAGTCAGTTAGCAGTTTTATTCCAACTCAAGATATTGAAAAACAAAAAGCTCGTGCAATTGATATGATTGACACTGCTGTAGGCGGTATGAAAACAAGATTTACGCACAAAGGAAAAAACCCAGGTATCGTAATCTTAGCAAGTTCAAAAAGAAGCGATAAATCATTCTTGGAACAACACATGAAGAAAAAAGCTGTATCCGAAGGTGATAATACTATTATTATAGATGAAGCTGTTTGGAATATTAAACCAAAAGGTACTTATTCAGATAAAATATTTCATGTAGCAGTAGGTAATAGATTTTTAGCGTCAGAAATTGTTCCGGATAGTATAACTGATTTAACTTCATATAGAGATAAAGGTTATAGAATAATTAATGTACCCTCAGATTTAAAACCAGATTTTGTTGAAGATATTGATAGAGCGTTATGTGATTTTGCTGGCATATCTTCAAGTGAATTAACTACATATATTTCAGGAATCAGATTTTCACAATGTAAAACAAATAAATATCAAAATCCTTTTGTAAAAGATATTATTGAAGTTGGGAATTCTCCGGATGATACTTCTCAATATTGGGATTTCTTTGATTTAAGTCGTGTACCACAAGAACTTAAATATAAACCACTATTTATACATCTTGATATGTCTATAAGTGGAGATAAGACAGGTATTGCAGGTACATGGATAAAAGGAAAGAAAGTCACACAAGAAGGGCAACCTTCTTCGAAGGATTTAATGTTTCAAGCTGCATTCAGTGTGTCTGTAAAAGCACCAAAAGGATTCCAAGTATCTTTTGAAAAAAATAGACAATTTATAAGATGGTTAAGAGATAACGGATTTAATATAAAATTGGTGACAAGTGATACTTTTCAGAGTTATGATTTACAGCAACAATTGAAAGCTGAACATTTTAATACAGATATACTATCTGTAGATAGAGTGAATACTGACCATATTTGTGTTCCGTACCAGTATTTTAAGAGTACAATATATGAACAAAGATTAATTATTTATGAAAAATGCGATTTGTTAACAAATGAAGTTGTTTCTTTGGAACGAAATAATAATACAGGTAAAGTTGACCACCCTGACCACGGTTGCTTTACGGGAGATACAAAAATATCCTTAGTAGACGGAAGAGAAGTAACAATTGATGATTTAATGCTGGAGCAGCAGTATAAAACAAACTGGGTTTATACTGTAAATGAAACTACAAAATTAATTGAACCGAAGCCTATAAAAAAAGTATTTCAAACCAAGGTTGTAAAAGAACTGTTAAGAATTACTTTAGACAACGGTGAATATTTTGAGTGTACACCCGACCATAGATTAATGTTACTGAATGGTAGTTATATGGAGGCACAATATGTTGAAGAAAATACAGCATTTAGGTCTTTTAATAAAACTCCGTATAAAGTAAAAAATATTAAAACTATTCATAAAAATTGTCCTGTATATGATTTAGAGATTCAAGACAACCATAATTTTGCATTATCTGCAGGTATATTTGTTCATAATTCCAAAGATGTGAGCGACGCATTATGTGGCAGTATATATGATGCGTCAAAATATGCAGACCAGTATTCTTTTGAATACGGAGATGACATTGATAATATTACTCAAATAAGTAATAATTCTATTTATAATCAAGATGCACAGGATATTGCAAATGAAATGGAAAATAATTTAAAACAGTATTTTAGAAAGGATAAGCAGCATCAAAGCACCAGTGATAAAGCAAAACAAATGGACTTTGGTTTTGGGCCTGCGGAACCTGCATATAGTCTTGTAAGTGAAGGTATCATAGTTCTGTAAATTGTATTAATAAATAAGAGTTTAACAGGAGGTACTTATGCCTGAAAATAATGAATTAAATAGTGCTTTTCAACAACCAGAAGATGTTTATAACAAAAAGACAGAAGCGGTTCCAAAACCACAACGAAAAAAAGATGTTGATTTAAATAATACTCTGTATAAAAATATTATTGGTGCTCAACAAAGTTCTCAGTTGAATTTATCTTCTTTAGAATCTTTAAGTCAAAGTGCAAGTAACAGAAATGAATTATATAATATGATTGATGCTATGTGCGAAGACGGTACAATATCCGCTATTCTTGAAACTTATTCTGAAGATGCTACAGAACGGAATGACTACGGGAATATTGTGTGGGCAGAAGCTAACGACCCTAATATTCAAAAATGTGTTGAATATTATTTAGATTCGTTAAATGTAAACAAAAATATTTACAAGTGGGTTTATTGTCTTTGTAAATATGGAGATGTTTACCTACATTTATATCGTAACTCTGAATATAATGACGAATTATTTAAAGAAACACTTAAAAAACCTTTAAATGAAGACATTAAAATTAAATCATTTAGTCCTAAAGATAATTATGCACATTATATGGAAATGGAAGTTAATCCAGCAGAAATGTTTGAGTTAACTAAATTCGGAAAAACTGTTGGGTATGTTAAAGCTCCTATACAAGGTGCAGTAATTAAAAAAGACCAAGTAACTTCTTTAATGAATTATGCATATAAATTTAAAAAAGATGATTTAATTTTATATCCTGCAACAGAATTTGTCCATGCAGCATTAGAAAATACAAGTTCTCGAGAAGAAGAAACAATTAGTATTTTCTTAAATTCTAACGATTATGATTCTGACAGTAATGCAAAAGTATATTCTGTAAAAAGAGGTAATTCTTTATTATCAGATATGTTTAAAATATGGCGAGAACTTCAACTATTAGAAGCTTCTGTATTGTTAAACAGAGTTACAAAATCATCTATTGTAAGACTAATTAACATCGAAGTAGGAGATATGCCTAAAGAAAATGTTACTAAAGTTTTAATGGATGTAAAAAGACTTATTGAGCAAAAAGCAGCCATAAATAAAAATTCAGGTATGTCTGAATACACGAATCCAGGACCTGTTGAGAATAATGTTTATGTTCCAACTCATGGAGGAATTGGAGCTATTACTACTACTCAAATTGGCGGAGATGTTGATGTAAAAGGTTTGGCGGACCTAGACTATTATCAAAATAAATTATTCGGTCAAGCTCGGGTTCCGAAGCAGTATTTTGGTCTTACAGATGATTCTGCAGGATTTAATGGTGGACAATCTTTAAGCATTATTTCCTCAAGATACGCAAAAATGATTAAGCGTATTCAGAACACTATTATTCAAGCCATTACTGATGCTATTAATCTAATGCTTATAGATAAAGGTTTAGTATCTTATGTTAATGAATTTACGATAAAAATGTTACCTCCTACAACTCAAGAAGAAATAGATAGGCAGGAAAATTCCAGCAATAAAATTCAATTAGTATCCGATGTTATGAATATGCTAACGGATGTAGAAGATACTGCTTCAAGATTAAAAATATTAAAAAATCTTCTTGCAAATGTAGTTAATGACAGCGATATTACTAATATTATTCAAGAACAAATTGATAAAATGGAATTAGAACAGGAGTCTGAACCAGAAGAATTAGATTTTGAAAATGCAGAGGAAGAACAAGAGTCAGATAAGACTGATTTAAATTCTGTTTTGTCAAAATCAAAAACTTCTACTGAAAAACCTGAAATAAGTGCTCCAGAAACGGTACTTCCTAATCCAGAAGAGTTAGGTGTAGACTTAACTGATACTGATAATATTGAAGGATAACTGTTAAACATAACGATACACTGTGTTTTTCTTAGGCGTACAGCGTTTGAAATAAAAAGTAATATAAATTAATGCTGAAAATTCACACGCTGTTAAACCGCTTCAAAATCGAAATTAGCAGGTATTACCTGAAAGGAGATTAAAATGTTAACTAAAAAAGATTGTTTAATGCTTTTAGCAGAAATTGAAAGTGATGAACCGGATAAACAAAAAGTCAATAATTTAACTTTAAAAGCCATAAAAAATCCAAATGTTGATTTAGAAGTTCTAAAGTACATTAATTCCAAAAGACAATTAGATGTTTCAAAGTTCTATGAAAAATTAAGATACAGTTATAATCATAAAAAATCTAAATTATATAAAAATATCGTAAAAGATACGGAAGATGTAGATGAAATTATTACAACTTTAACTTCGTTGTTAACACAGATATTTTTATATTCAAAGAATTGTTTAAACAAGAATTTGTTTTTAAAGCACTCGAGAGTAAATGAGATAGCAAAAGTTATAACTTTGTTTACTGAAAATTATGATATTACATCAGGAATGAAATTGTTAAGATTGATAAAAGCAGATTTAAAATGTTTTGAAAGCTTAAAAAATTAAAAGATTTTCTTTGTCTGATAATATATATATATTAATTATATTATATATTATATATATTATTTATTATTTATATAAGCCCTATTATAGGGCTTATTAATATTATTTATTATAATTATATATATAATATATAATATTATATTATGGTGGTTTGAAAAATACAAATAATTTTGGGAACTATGAAAAGTTAAAATTTTTGTTGTATTAATATTTGATACCAAAAGAGGTAGGAAAGATATAGAATGATTGAAAGTTTTACAAACAGTAAATTTGAATATATTAAATTGACTCCTGAAGAACAATCAAAAAGAGGAATCTTAGGTCGTTTAGCTGGAGTTATTGCTGACGGTAAAAATCCTACTCGTAATGGTAGGAAATATCCTTTTCCATTGTGGGAAAAGGTGTTTAGTGACCCACTGACTGAAGAGAAAATTAAAAATAAAGTTTGTATGGGTGAATTAGGACATCCTTCAAATAGATTAGAAACAGACATGGAAAAAGTTTGTATCAGTCTTGCTGAAATGCCTAAAAAAAGTAACGACGGAAAGTTATACGGTGTTTTTGATATTTTAGATACTCCTAACGGTAGAATCTTAAAAACACTTTGTGACTACGGTGCAAATATTGGTGTGTCCTCAAGAGGAGATGGAGAAGTATATGAAGACTACGACAATTCTGAAGTAGTTGATGAAAATACTTATCAATTTGAAGCATTTGACGCCGTTTTATTACCAGCTGTAAAAGATGCTCGTCCTCAATATGTCACAGAATCATTACATTCCCAAAAACCTTTAAAACAGATTTTAACAGAAGCCATTAATAAAGAAACGGATGAAGGTAAAAAAATTATTACAGAAACACTTGATAATTTAGGTGTTGAATATAAGGACTCCTTAGACAGCAATGACAAGGAGACTGTAGCAGAAGTTGCTGAGGAAGCCGTCATTGACGGAAACGAAGTAATGAAGCAACTACAGGAGGCATTAAAAGATAACGCTGCACTTAGTAAACAAATCACAAGTTTACAGAGTAGACTTTCAGTTAGCAATGCTAAAGAAGTTAAACTTCGTGAAAGTGTAGATAAGTTAAAAGGTACAGTATTAAGATTATCTGATAATGCAAAAACAATGGCTGCACTTAAGACTCAGATTAGAACATTGCGAGAGCAATTAGAAAGCAAGTTATCCCAGTATAATGATTTAAAAACTGCTTTACACAGCAAAACAGAAAAGTTGAATAGAGCGATACGGAGTCAGAAATCATTATTGGAAAGTGTAGACACAAAATCAGTTGAACTTAGTAAAATGGATTCTGCTGTAAATTCATTGAACGAAAAACTCAGTGCTGAGAAACAGAAGTTTGACACAAAAATTAATTCTTTAAATGAAGAATTAAACCAACTTAAAGTTGACTCCGAAGTGAAAAACTCACAATATGAGAAAAAGTTAAGAAAAGCAAATGCTCTTGTAGAACAGTATCGTAAGTCTGCACAGTCAGCCGTGAATAAATACATAGAGTGTAAAGCAACTCAATTGGGAGTAAGTCCGAAAGATATTTCTGCAAAGTTAGAAGATAAATCATCTTTTAAAGAAGTGGATACTATTTGTGAAGGGCTTATGCGTTACAACCAAAATATGAGTAAGTTACCATTTGGTTTTACTTCTAACAATATTTCGGGTGTAGCAATGAAAGAAAACAGACAATCGAAAAGATTTGAAAATCCTGACGATGTTATTGATGAAAATTTATTAGAATCATTCCGATAATAATTTGAAAGGATAAAATTTTATGACTCTTTTAGAACAATATAAAAATCGTATTAATCTTGCTGAGTCTGTACATATGAAAACTCATAATGGTGAGCGTATGTCTTCCAGCAAAAAGTTGATGGTAGCAACTGTATTAAACAACACTGCCAAATTTTTAAACGAAGCATTTCAGACTTCTGCTGCTACTCAGCGCAATTCGTTAGGCGACTATAAGCGTTTTTGCCTTGACATTTAGGGCCTTTAATTAGAAATAATTAAAGAAATTTATTTTATTTAATAAAGATAACTTAGCTTGGTAATGGTCGACCTACTAAGTTATCAAGCTAAGGAGTCTTTATGTACGGGTTTATCTATAAAATTGAAAATCTTGTTAACCATAAAGTATACATAGGTCAAACCAGACGAGATGTTAAGGTTAGATATCAAGAACACCTTAGAGGTTCACATAACAAATATTTGGCCGAAGACTTAAATATTTATGGTAAAGATAATTTTATTTTACAAATTCTTGATTGCGCAGATTCTCAAAAAGAATTGGGAGAATTGGAAATTTTTTGGATATCTTATTTTAAAGCAATGGAACCTAATTTTGGGTATAACCAATGCTCAGGAGGAAAAGGTCCAAAAGATTATTCATGGTCAGAACAATCTTGTTTGAATGTTAGCGAACAAAGACAGGGTTGTAAATGGGTTCACAAAGGAAACGAAAGACATCTTGTCCACAAAGATAAGCTTCATTTATACTCCGAATATGAACCGGGTTATGGTCCTGGTAGAACTCATAAATCACCTACAAAGGAAACAAGGGCTAAAATGAGTGCTTGGCAGAAGGGCGTACCTAAAAAGCGGTCTTCTGTAAATAAATTAGTAAAGTCTTTAAAAAGCGCAGAAAGACATTGGTACACGAATGGTAAAGAAAATAAATTGCTGTCAAAGTACCAAGAAGTTCCTGAAGGGTTTTATCGAGGTAAATTTGTAACTCAGGAATTTAAAGATAAAATTAGTAGAATTAAACAAGAAAATTCATTGAAACGAAAACTTGATAAAATAAAGAAAAGTCAGTGAACTCATGGAAACTCTTAAATATTAAGACAATCATGAGCCAAGCCTCTTTAATGTAAAAGAGGAAGGTGCAACGACTATCGAAAGTATAGCGCAAGAGAAAAACTTGCGTGAATAAATGAGTAGAGTAGAGCCAAGTGGTTGGTATTTAGGTGATATTAGCTTAAAGTAAATCCATTAAATCGAAGTGCTGACATTCCAATAAAGGTTAAAACAATATTGGAATATGATATAGTCTGAACTGTGTAGTAATATACAGAGAGTATTTTAAAACGAAGTACTCGTAACATAATTGTAATGTTTCAAATATTTCTTTGCCCAACCTCATCGCTCCTGAACTTATGTTAGTTCAGCCAATGACCAGTATTGCGGGTTATGTAACATATTTGAAATTCCAAGCTGGCGTAGATAAAGGTACTGTAAAAGAAGGCGACTTGTTCAATAGTGTATATGGTTTAGGTGCCATGACCGAAGGCCGTATGCAGTATACTTCTGCAGTAATCAACGAGAGCCACACTGTGGACGCTGCAGATAAAGATGCATTAAAGTTAAATCTTGACTGGTTCCCGGTTCTTAGTGTAACAAGCCTTAAAGTAGACGGGCATGATTATTCAATTGTTGCAGCTGGGAGCGAAGAAGCTGGTAAATCTGCAAGCCTTGACGAAAAAACTGGTACTCTTACTTTCAAAACTGGAGACGCTAATTTCAATACGGGCAAACAAGTTAACATTCTTTATTCTTATAATAATGTGACCATTCCTCAGAATAATATTCCTGATTCCTTACCTACCTTAAAAGCTCATATGGCTCATATCGACCTGCACGCTCATGCTCGTCGCATTGCCATTTACTACAGTCAGATTGCTAACTTCCAAGCCAAAACTGATTACAATATGGACTTAGGCGAGCAACTTGCTCAGCAAGCTCAGGGCGAACTTGCGTATGAAATCGACTCTGAGGCTGTAAATATGTTGTTTAAAGGTGCTGAGCCTAACGACGAGTTGAAGTTTGTTCGTTATGCAGACGATAAAGCTATTTCTCGTTCTCAGTATTATGAAGCTTTCAGCGAGATTATTGCTCGTGCTAAAGCTATCATTTATACTCGTACTCAGAAGTTTGCTCCAAATTATATGGTAGTTGCTGCTGATGTATTAACCATTATGCCTTATTTGAAAGGCTGGACTGCTGCTCCTGCTGCCGTTGTAAACGGTCCTTACTTTGCAGGTACTGTTGATTCTATGAAGGTATTTGTATCTCCTATGTTAGCTCGTGGCAAGTTCTTCTTCGGTGTTAACGGTTCTGACTTGCAGACTGCGGCTGCTGTTTATGCTCCATATATGGCCATTATTCCGACTCAGTTACTTGGTTTTGCTGATGGCGGTATGAGCCAAGGTTTCTCTACTATGTATGACATGAAGTTGCTCTCGACTTACAATGGCACTGCTGCTAATCCGGAAGAGCCTAAGGAAGGCGAGCAAGGCACATATTCTTGGTTGTTAGTTTCCGGCGAATTAGCTGATGTAACTACTGCCAATGAGACCCAGTTGAATGTAGGTACTAAAGTTCGTTCTTAAACCCTATAAGCAACTAAATAACTAAAGTAAAATTAGCTCGGCTGAAATATGCCGAGCTAATTGTATTTTTGTTCTTAATGTTGTATACTAATAACAAGGATGTGATTATTTGGATAAAGATGCGTTACAACAGAGAGCAATAGACGGAATACTTAAAAAGTATGGCTCTTATGAAAAATACAAAAAAGAGCACTCTAAAGAAATAAAAGAAGGAACGAAAAATAGAACAGATACTTTACAATATTATTTGTCTATTATTAATAAAGACGAATTTATTGATTTATATATCAACCAAAATAAGCCAAGAACATTCCTAAGAAGCAAATATGGTATTTCTGATTATATGATGGATAGACTTGTAGAATCTTTTAATTGTCATAAAAATAAAAAACAATCTGCTATCATTGGATTGGACACTAAAAGAAACTTATATCTTTCTGATAATATTAATAATTGGAAAAAAGGTCATGAAACAAGAATTAAAAATTCAGGTAGTCTAAAAGAATCTTATTCTAAAGGTTTAGAAAAACAAAAACAAACAATGTTAAAAAAGTATGGGTGTGAATGTTTGTTTACATCTCCAAGTATTGATAGTTTCAGAAAAAAATCTGATACTCGGCCTAATATTGAATTTGAAAATAAATTAAAAAATAATCACATAAAATACGAAAAAGAATTTGTAATTGGTAGCAAAATGTTTGATTTTAAGGTGGGAGATAAATTAATTGAAATAAATCCTACAGTAACTCATAATATTTTTTGGAGTCCGTATGGTGAGCACAAAGGGTTGGACTATTATTACCACAGAGATAAATCCAAACTTGCAGAAAATAATAATTATCAATGTATTCAGGCATGGGATTGGGAAGATAAAAATAAATTAATTAATTTATTGAAGCCGAGAAATAGAATATATGCTCGTAATTGTGAAATTTATGAAGTCTCAAAAGATGTTGCAAAAGATTATATTGAGCAATATCATTTACAAGGGTCTGCAAAGGATGATGTAAGAGTAGGTCTCTACTATAAAAAAATTTTAGTATCTATAATGACTTTTGGTAAACCCAGATATAATAAAAATTATGAATGGGAATTAGTTCGTTTTTGTAGTCATTTTCAAGTAGTAGGAGGCGCAGAAAAGTTATTCACATATTTTAGAAACAGGTATAAACCAAAAAGTATTATTAGTTACTGTGATAAATCAAAATTTATCGGCAAGGTATATACTAATTTAGGTTTTTACATTCAAAAATATTTCGTATAATAAACATTGGCATAATATTAAAACAGGTAAGCACATTACAGATAATTTGTTAAGACAAAGAGGTTTTGACCAATTATTAGGAAAAGAGTATGGTTGTTATGGGAAAGGTACTGACAATGAACAGCTGATGTTACAACATGGATTTTTACCTGTAGTTGATTGCGGTCAAGCTTCTTATATCTGGACAGCTACAAATTAAAATTGTAGCTGTTTTTGTTGTATATAGTTATATATGCTGTAAGGAGGGATAACTATGAATATGCAAGGATATGTAGATGAAATTAAGTTAGCCCTTACGGGCGGTATTCTTGAATGTGAACTTACAGACGAGATAATTCAAAAAGCTGTCAACGCATCATTAAGGGAAATTCAGCGATATATTTGCTCTACAAAAATTATTACTGTACCCTATCAAAAAGTAATTGATTTAAAAGATTATAAAGTTAATGCAGTAACAAAGGTATTAAGAGCTGATGCAGCAGGAATGTCTACCAATAGTGCAACAGATGTTGGTGTTACAGACCCGGTTGCTATTGGTTTATGGCAAATGACTACAGGTAACGGACTTTATAACTTTTCTACTTATGCAAGTAGATTAGCATCGTGGAATACTTTGCAGCAAGTAGAAAATACAATGTCTACAGACTTAGCTTTTTATTATGAAGATTCAGAAAAGAAATTGTACATAAATACTACCTTAGGCACAGGTCAGGATATTACCATTGAATATGTTCCAAGGTATGATAATGTAGAGGAAGTAACATCTGATTTTTGGATTGATGTAATTATGAGAATGGCTAAGGCAACCTGCAAAATCTATTTAGGTAGGATTCGAGGTAGATTTACTCAGACAAATGCTTTGTGGACTCAAGATGCAGAAACAATGCTTAATGAAGGTACTACAGAATTATCAGAATTAAGAAACTATTTGCAAGCAAATACACAATTAATTTATTGCTATGATTAGTTGTATAATCATAAATTTAGTGTATAAAAAATATATAAACAACAAGATAAGGAGACTATTTAATGAGTTACTTAACTGAAGCTTTTAAAGCGTTAAACAAGTTAGAAGAGGAAACTTTTGATGTTTCTGCTGACGGCGTTAAAAAGTTAGAAGATTTTTTGAATGATAACGATTATGTTGAAGACGAAATTCAAATTATTGACGACAATGCGGAAGATTTTGACGAATTACAGAAAGATTACATTGGTAATGTAATTTTAGATTGCAATGTTTGTCACTCAAAAATTTATAAAGACGAAGCAGACATTACTATTGACGAAGAGTCCGAAAATGCAAATGTCGGCGAGCAATGCCCGTATTGTTATTCCGAAGATGGCTTTAAGGTTATTGGTCGCATTGTACCAATGAATAAGGAGGGCTCTGAAGATTCTGCAGGTTTGAATGAGTCTACTAAAGTTTTTGATAAATCATCTTCCGGTGAAGAAAATAGTTCGTTATTACACCTGCAAGATTTGTTTGAAAAAAGGTTAAAGGAAGAATTTTCGGACATTAAATTAGATGGCATAAGGTCTGGTGTACATTATACTCTTGGAAACCTTACGATAACTACTTATATTAAGAAAGAAAAGGATTGTGTACTTGTTCATTTATCCGATTATTCTTCGGGTTCATTTGAATTTGCTGGAATTGTAGAATTACATGATAAATCCGATGTAGAAACTGCAATCCAAAAAATAAAAGAAATTGTACGTGATAAAGACGATAAATCATTAGACGAGTCAGTAAATCTTGCAACAAAAGAAAATACGATTGCAGGCGTACTCGCTGATAACATGAGCAAATTGAAAGACATTACTGATGTAAATGAGTTGCGTAATAAGGCGATTGAAGTAGTAGAAAATTCAAACATTTCGGATAAGCCTGCTGTTGCTAAATTCAAACGAGTTCTGTTTACAAAGAAAAGTTTAATCGCACTTTTAAGTACGATTGCAACTTACATGACTGGTATTAAAACTCTTAAAGAACATTTTGGGTTGAAGACATTAAAAGAGGACCTTGGAGATGATATTGAAAAATATCAGGAATGGGTCGATTATGATATGAAGCGTTACGGTAAAATATCGGAACAAACAAATAAAGAAGTAAAAGAAGCAGGCCTTCAAATTGTAAAAGATAAATACGGTGACTACGAAGTTATTTCCGGTCCTTACAAAGAGGGTTTAGAGGAGTCAGTTGAAAAAGTTGAAGTTAAAACTGAAGAATCTACCACTAAAGTTGAAACGGAAGAAGACGGGAGTGTAAAGGTTACTACTGAACCCGCTGAAAAATGTGAAGTAGAGGAAAAAGAAGAAGTTATTGAACCCTTAACAGACGAAGAAAAGTTTGACATTGAGGAAGGCTCTGATACTGATACAGATGTAGAAGCTGAGGATTTTGACGAGGAGTCTTTTGAAGAGCTTGGAGAAAGCTACTTAAAAGAAATGTATGAAAATGTAAAATCTTTTAAAACCACTTCAAAGAAAATGTCCGGTAATACTGTAATTGTTGAAGGTTTGATTACTTTTGATACTGGAAAGAAAGCTAAAACTTCTTTTAAGTTTAAGTCCGCGGACTGCAAAGACGGTAGCTGTAGAATGTTAGGCGAGAATTTGTCGATTACTAAAACTCCTAATGCGTTTGTATTAAATGGCCGAGTAGATGGTAAAAAGTTTATTAATGAAACTTTATCTTATAGCTACAGGGCAAAAAATGAACAGGGTAAACAACATCGTTATAACGGTACTGTTTCAGGAGGTGTGAAATAATGTTAAAAGAAAATATTACAATTAAAGAAGAAATTTCATTAAGCGACTTCCCATTTTGGGGTAACGCAGAAATGGTATCTTCATACCTAACAGAAGACGAGTTTGAAATGATTGAAGATTTCCTTAATGAATCGTATCCAGGCGGTATTGATAAAACTGACCTGAATGACTTTTTTGCGTTTGACGAGAATACTATCGCACAATGGTTAGGTTATGATAACTTCGATGCGTTAAGGGAAGACCGAGATAATAAATAATAATTGTGGTGTGTGTTTTCGCGCACATAGTTGAAAGGGGTTGGAGTTATTCCAACCCCTTTCTGTTGTATATATAAACGGTGATATAATGAAATTAAACTTAGATGAATCGTTGTTTGAATATTATTGCGAAGAGTCAAAATATTCAGGGCAAAATAAAACAGAAAAACAAATACTAAAAAGAAAAGTAAAAAATAACTGTCCACAGTTGCTTAAATATTTTGATAAAGATACACTATTTAAAAATAGTGTGTTACATCACCCGTATGGACACAAAGATATAAAATCTGTCACAGAAAACGGTTTAGACCTTTGTATACTTATTCCTAATGACCCCAGAAACGATAGGTATTCTGAACTTATGCACAAAATGATAGAGTATATAGATAATAATACCGATTTTAATGATATTTTAAATGACCTTGCTAATAAAGAAGTTATTGTATACAAAAACGACGATGATATTAGATTAGTTAAGTTAAAGGATTCAGTCAAGGAGTTGTATAGTTAATTATGGAAGATAAATATGGTAAATTATTAACACAAGACATAAAACTCCATAGGCAATACTTTAATGAAATGGTAAAATTGTTGGGTATACAAGTAAAATACCAATCCCCTTTAAAGGATAAACATTATACCACATATAATGAGATAAAATCAAATTATAATGAACCTATTATAGTAGGCTGTATTTTTGAAGAACACCCTACACAGCAAACATTACGAAAAAGAGGTTGGGTCAGCGAACTTCAAGAAAATTCAAGTATGATTGATGTAGCTTATGATACACCAAATATTCAACAAGGATGTTTATTTTGGATTCCAAGCGGATTAGATAATGCACAAGATAGATTGTTTAGATGTGTTAAGCTTTCTACTTCAATTGTATACCCCGCAGCAATTACTTGTGAAATTGTACCGGAATATAAAAATGAATTTGTTAATTCAAATATTGATTATAAGAATAGTTCATTTAATCTTTTAAATAAAGAGGAAGGATATTATTAATGAAATTTTTATTACTTGAAAATATTCCTACCATCACTGATAAATTTAAAAATAATTGGTTGAAGGCAACATCTACAGAGAGAAATGATGCAGTATCAAAAATTATTGATTATATGAAAAAGCCAGGGTTGAATAATATTGCAGTTGCCATAAAGGATAATTTTGAAACAAACGGCATTGACCCAAAAACAAATAAGTTCTATGAGTTATTAAATAATTTAAAATTCGCGCCTACTGCTTCAATGAACGATAACTTTAGAACTTTAACTGATTTACAAAATAGAGGACTTGTAGATATAACTCATAAATATCTAACAGAATACCCTTCATTGTATAATCGTTCGCCTCAAGATTTTGAATATACTGTCAATGCCTTTGAAATTGTTCTTGACCCGCAAGAGGTTTCAAAATACTTTAAAGACACAACATACATAGATATAGACCAATTTATTGACCCAGATACTGACGAAGTATTACCTGCAGGTAAAAAAGGCGATGAACCTACAGAATCTATTTACGGTGTTATTGAAGAATGGTCAAAGGGAAATGAGTCAGACGAGTATTATAAGGATGAAAAGTATTCTATACAAGATGCTTTAAATCATTTTAATGTTGCGGAAGACAAATATGACGAAACTTTAATTCAATGGACTCGAGATAGCTGGAATTATTTAGAAAAGTTTGATTACAAACCTAAGAAAAATAATCTAAATTATTATCTGGATTTAATAAATCAATATATTAACGGTTCCGGAGTTAAAAGGTTAACTAATGCGGAAAAAGATAATATTAGAAATAGAAAAAGTTACAATACAACTGATGATGCTACTGAAGCACATGAAAACAAAGAAGGAAATATTGTTTTTATAAGAGCTAAAGAATATTCTGCTGATGACCAGTTTAATTTAAGCCAATATGGAACAACAACTAAACCCAACATTGAAAATGTGCTGAATGATTATTTTATTTATACAGGTGGAAAATGGGTCTTATATTCAGAATATCAAAAAAATAAATCAACTAATTCAAAAAACTATTATGAGTTTTTAAAATCAAAGACAGTATCAGTGGTAAGTAATAAGCATTCCGCAGGTGTAGGTTGTGTTAAAGCGGTAGATAGAATGCAGTAATATGAATTTAGTAATATATAAAAAACCTGAATATACAAAGCATTTCATGCTATGGGTTATGACTTACTATAAAAAATTAATACTGTACAATATTAATTGGAATAAGATAAAGTCTCAGGAAAGAATATTAAAAAATTTAAACCTTGTACCCGAAAAATATAGCGGTTATAAAGTAATTAAATATAGTTTAAAAAATTTACAGCTTATTGAAAGTAACAATGTCTGGATAATTAGAGTTAATCCAATTACAAATTATTTGAACACAAATAAAAAGCTGATAAACCTGCTAAATTTAATGTGTAACGGCATTTTAGGCGTTAGAGGTGTAAATATACTACTTAAACCACAAAAAGCTGTTAAAACGCAAATTTCACGGTGGTATGAAGCTTATATGGAAGGAGCGTAATATGTCTGTAAAATTATATGACGATGCGTTAATAAAAAAGTTTCAAAACTGGACAAGAAATACCAATATAACAATAACTAAGCCTAATGAAACGAAAAGGCTATTTGAACAAATTGCAGATAATTCTGACGATGCTCCTATTAAGTTACCTTTGTTAGCATTGTCAAGACCCGGTGGGTATTCAATATTAGATTTAGCAAAAAAGCCATTAAGTTTTGACGGAGTAAAGTTAGACGCAACAACACAAACATCTTGTCAATTAAACGCTATTCCAATAAGTATACCTTACCAATTGGATATATACACAAGATACTTTGAAGAAGCAGATGAATTTGCAAGAAATCTTGTATTTAATATTATAAACTATCCAAAGTTAGATGTTATTATACCTTACCAAGACCGTAATTATACTCATGATTCCAATATACGAATTGATTCGGGAGTAGAAGATAATTCAGATATTCCCGAAAGATTAATTTCTGGTCAGTTTACAAGGTTAACAATTAATCTAACAATTGACGATGCTTATTTATTTGATGTAAGATACCGAGATAACTACTGTATCCTGATAGATACAGTACTGGAAGATGATTAGTTTGAATTATTATGATTAAGGAGAGAATTCAATGCCTAAAATCAAGATTACGGAACAGGACTTAACAAGCCCTGGTGGGGCAGCTCAAATTACTGATGTAGTTTATGTACCTGGTTTTGTAGATACTACACAGTTTGTGGACCCTACACAAGCGTTAGAAGCTAACAAACCTACTTTGTTTACTTCAATAACTCAATTTAAAACCAAATGCGGTGAACACCCATTACAATTTGCTGAGGACCAAACATATAGTTCTTTAACTAAGCCTGCACAGGTAAGTGGATTTGATACTGTTTCTATTCCTGTAGGCGGAATTATGTTTAAGCAAGGTGATTCAGACCCTGGATATATTATGGCAAAAGAATTAATTGCTTCAGGACTTCCTGTTTTATTTGAAAGAGTAAATAAGGGTTTAGAAACTGTTACTTCATATCAACCATTGTCTACACAGCCTTCCGACTGGGATACAAATAACAATTATTTTGTAAACACAACTTCTTATGATTCTATTGTTTCTGAATCAATGCCTGTACCGATGGTATTACAAAATGGAATTGCGGTAGATACCAGTAAAACATACTTGACTTATAGTAATACTGAATTGGATGGCACTGTAACTTTTGAAGAAGTATCTGGCAGCACAATTCCAGCTGAATACTTAGATAATGGTAAAATTAAACCTGCAGACTCGACCGTTCCTTATTATTATTTAAATGAAGGGCAGACTGTGGACTATTATGCCTTTATAGAAAGTGACCAAGGTACTTATGAAAAAGACAGCGAATTAGGTTATGCTCTGATAAATAATGAATTAACAAGAACCGCAACTGATGCTGAGGTTGGTGCTCATAAATTAATTGTGCTTAAAGACGCTCTTAGTGGTTTGAAGAATATTGTTGGAGTAAAAATTGGTGCCACAGTCTATAAAATCAATTCTGCTGAAGCAGATAAGAAAGTTGAAGTGACCTCGGACAGTGGTTCTTTTACTATTACTTTTGCGGAAGGCGATACTAAATTCATTTCAGGTGCAGTCGTAACGATTACTACAGATAGAGATGTTACTAAATATGCGCAGACAAAAGTTTCAGTAACAAATAATAAGATTGTACCTGCTAATTGGAGCACTATTTGGAACACAGACGCTGGTACTTCTGAGAATAAAGAACATAAAATTCAAGCGACCAGCGGTACAGCATTTGTATCAGGTTCGTCTTTTGAAAAAATAACAACAGTTCTTAATGATTCAAATATCAAAACATTTTATTCTTCATTAACTAAAATTTTCAGCGCAGACGAAGGTGGGCTTGCTGACCAAGGCAACTATTCATTTAAGTATTTGACTACAGGTGGATATCCTGTGTATGAATACGAAAAAGGTGCTTTAGTTACTAAAATGTTGTCGTTGGCTGAAAGGCGCGGTGACTGTGTAGCAATTATTGACCACACAGATAAACCTGAGCGTGAAGAGAATATTGATTTGCCGGGTAGTTTGTACAAGGCAGTTCTAGAAGACGAGTCGTTAGCAGGAGATTCCGCTACATTTGGAACTATGTTTACACCGTGGGCTACATATAATAGAATTACCAGCGATAAAGTTGATGGAGAAGTAGTAAGCGAAGCTATCAGAATGCCCGCAAGTTTTGCATATCTAACTTCGTTAGCGGATTCTATCAAAACGAATGCTAATTGGCTTGCTGTTGCTGGCGCTACTCGTGGCGCGGTAATTAACTTAGCAACAGATGGAATGACTACAAATATTCCAAATGGTGCGGCAGATAGAATGCAAGCTCGCAATGATATAGCTGTAAACCCAATTACTAATATTAACCCTTACGGTAATATTATTTGGGGTAATAGAACTTTAAAAGATAATAAAGTTAAGGGTAATCTTACTGCAACATCATTTTTAAATATTCGTAACATGGTTAGTGATGTTAAAAAGCAATGCTATAAGACAGCAAAGCTTTTGACTTTTGAACAGAATAACGATTTATTGTTCTTAAACTTTAAATCTAAAATTACACCGTTGTTAGACCAAATGGTTACTGGTTACGGTATTAGAGGGTATAAAGTTGTCAAGGATTTAGATAAATTGCAGCAATTGGGTAATCCAAAAGCTACTCTATGTATTAAAATCCTTTTAGTACCTGTTTATCCAGTAGAAGATTTCTTTATTGCAGTTATTCTTAGTGACTCTGAAGACGGCGCAACAGTTACGGTTGCAGAATAAGGAGAGTAATACATGAACGATACACATATTGGTACTTATCACTTAGGAGACAATCCTCAGTTATATGAAGTACAAAGAAATAATAACTACGAATTTGTAGTAACAGGTTTAGGTACTCCCGATGACCCGTTGTTAAAAGCGGGTTACATCGGAACAGAGACGGCTGCTAAAATTTTAAATGGTGATGAGATTTTACGAGTTGCCGTACAAGGTGCTCCAGTTCCTCATTTCGAGCAAGAAACTATTGAAGTAAAGCGCGGTAATAATACTTTAAAATATGCAGGTGTTCCTACATTCCAGAGCGGCCAAGTTAAGTTCCAAGATTTCATCGGTGCAGATGTTAAAGCTGTATTAATGGCGTGGCAGAACTTGTCTTATAATGTAAACGACGAAACGGTAGGGAGTCTGGCAAGGACTAACTACAAGAGAACCTGTTACTTACTTGAATATCCACCGGATTATTATGCTCCTGTTCGTACCTGGATTTTGAAAGGTTGTTGGATTAAAGGGTTGTCAGAAGACGAGTATGGTAACGAAGATAGTGGTAAACACTCAATTACCGCAACTATTGAATATGATGTAGCTAAGATTGATACTACGAGTATTATCTAGGTTGTATTCTCGATAATCATATTATATAATAAAAGAGGGTAGTTATAATAGCTATCCTCTTTTATTATTAGCGAGGTATAACTGCATAGAATAGTTAATGGTAAAATTTTTAAAAAGCTTACAAAAAACATAATAAAAGTGATATAATATATATATATTTACATAGGAAGGAGGTCGATATGATGGGTTATAAGGTTTTGGATGTTTGTCGTCATGTAATTAATTATAGCAATGAGCATGATTATGGGATTTCAAATTTAAAACTTCAAAAAGTGCTTTATTTTATTCAGGCTTATTTTCTGACAAAAAAGAAAGACCACACTCCTTGTTTTGATGAGAAGATTGAAGCATGGGACTTTGGACCTGTTGTGCCAGAAGCATACTATGAGTATAAGCAGTATGGAAGTGGGGATATACCTACAATAGAATCATATATTATGTTCGATGAAAATGATATATGGAACTCTAAACGGATTGAATTTGAGGATACAACCATTGCGGATGAGGATAAAGCTCTTATTGATAAAGTTATTGACAAGTTTGCGGATTACTCGGCAACAGACCTTGTATCATTAACTCATAGACAATCACCATGGATTGACTCTTATGTGACATACCAAGATAACGAGATTACAATCAAGGCAATAAGGGAGTATTTTAATGGCTGATGTTGGATGTATTAATCCAGACGGATTTGGATGCTAGAAAACAAAATATTGAGAAAGATAATCATTTTAATTAGGAATTAATATATGAGTTGTAGTACATATTGTATATTTTCTGCTACAAATTGTATTAATAATATATGTTCACAAGGAGAGGATTTATTATCAGTAAGTTATATGAAGCAACAAGAAATCAATTAGTGTCAAAGTCAAAGTCCTCTGCTAAAGGACGAGAAAGATTTAATAAAAGAACAAAGTCAGCTATTCGTAATACAGTTAAAGCGATGAACTCAATAGACATGAACAAACTGTTCAAAGACGACATACTTACTGTAGGTATACCTGTTCATGGAGAAACAGATGATTACACAGTAACTATCACATTTGGTGGTATTCTTGAATTAATTAGAGACCAAGTAGAGAGAACAGGTAAATTATCTTTTCGTGAAATATCAAGAGCGTGTATTAATGGTTTTAACCGTGATGATGTGTATATTTCTTGTACTTGTGAAGATTTTTCGTATCGGTTTAGATATTTTGCAACCAGAAATGATTTTGTTACTGGTGCCCCCGAAACAAGGCCTTCCGACATTACTAATCCAAAAGACACTTTAGGAAGTGGCTGTAAGCATATTTTGTTGGTTTTAAATAATAATAGTTGGATATTGCGAGTAGCTCGTGTTATAGCAAATTATATAAATTACATGGAACAACACTATCAAAAGCTTTATGTAACTATTATTTATCCAGCAATTTATGGTAAAGAATACGAAGAACCAGTTCAAATGGACATTGAAGACACTGATGAGTTGCAAACAGATACTTCAACAATTGATATTATCAATAAAGAAAGACAACAAGCAACAAGATTTCAACCAGGAAATACTCAAGGTGTTAGGTTTGCAAAAGAAACTCCTGATAGTAATCCAAGGCAAATGAAATTAACAAATGATGACGATGTAGTGTAATTTTACCTTTGATAATTGTATATTGTAGTGTATATGATTATTAAGAAAGAGGTAGATACACAGTGAGTAGTAATTTCACTATTGCTGAAGAGTATACCTTACCGTCAAAAGGTACTGTATATTCGCAGAATGTAAATCCAGTAGTCACTATTAAATCAATGACTACCCAGCATGAAATGCAAAGGTTAGCTCCGAGCGAAAGACCTTACAAAAATATTTGTGCTATTATAGATGATTGTCTTGTAGATAACCCAGGCATATCTTCTTACGATATGTGTTTGTCAGATTATCAGTTTTTGTTACATAAATTAAGAGTGGTAACTTACGGTGCTGACTATAAAATGCAGTTTACTTGTCCTTACTGTAAATCCACTGAAGATGCTGTAATTAATCTTGACTCTTTAAAAGTTGTAGAAGCTGATAATATTGACTTTAGTAGTCTGCAAGAATTTATTTTACCTCAAACTAAAAAGAAAATTGTTTTAAAAATGCAGACTCCCAGAATTATTGACGATATTACAGTTAAGACTAATGAACTGAAAAAGAAGTCAAACAAAGCTCAAGGAGACCCTGCATTTTTATTTACTTTGATAAATCTAATTGATACCGTTGACGGCAAGAAATTAGACGCGATTGAAAGAGAAAAATTTGCAGTAAATCTTCCAATGCGTGATACAAATTACATCATGAAAAAAGCTCAAAAATTAGTAGAAAGTTTCGGGATTGACACCTCTGTTACGAGGACTTGTCCTGTTTGTGGGTTAGATTATACCGGCTTTTTTCGCATCACAAAAGAGTTTTTTGGACCCACTATTGACGATTAATGGTAAGCCGTATGCACCAGAAAGGTTCCAAGAAATTATAGAAGAACGATATCAAATATCAAAAAGGATTCATACATCTTATAATGAGTTAGGTGAAGTTACTCCTCGTGAAAGAGAAATGCTTTTAAAACTTATTGCAAGTGACATAGCCCACGATAACGATGTTATGAAAAATCTTTTGAATACAAAATAGCTGTTAGGAGTGAAATTAAGTGGCAAATAATGCTGATAAAATCAGACAGCGCTCTGCTAAAGATGATGATTTATTTTCACAATTTATGTCATCTTCTCAAGCTGCTAAAAAATATAATCAGTATAAAATGTTAGATAAAGATTATCAAAAATTTCTAACAGCTTTGGTAAAAAACAGCAGTATAGAAAGAGAAAAAGAAGAATTAAAAAATTTAAAGGGTACTATTGAAGAAAAAAAGAAAAAAATGCAGCAGCTATCAGACCACATTGAAGCTATTGAGAAAAAAGCTTCAGAAGCCGCTGCTGCGGCATATAAAAATTCCTATGCTACCGCTACCTTAGATGTTAAAAAATCAATGAGCAACGCCATGGTAGCACAGCAACAAGAGTATATAAAAAGTCTTGATGCACAGCACCAAAAATTAGTATCAGAGAATAATTTTAAAATTCAAAAAATACAATCAGAACAAGAATTTGCTCGTAGTCAAAATGCTTTAACTGCAGACCAAGAGGCTGAAAATGCTAAAAAGATTTCTGACTTACAAGACCAAATAGCGAAAGATACTGCACATACAGATTCTGAAAAACAGAAAGCAATTAAATTACAGTTTGATGAGCAGAAAAAATATAATAATTTAGAACGAGAGCACCAAAAGCATTTAGATAAATTGTTCGGAAGTGCTAAAAATAATAGGCAGTCAAGAATTGATGAATTAAAGGAAGATATTGATAACTTAATAGATGAGTATGACCAATTAGAACAAGCCGGTGCGGATAAAGAAACTTTAGATGCTAAAAAAGTAGAGATAAAACAAAAGCAGTTTCAAAAAGGGCTTCTTGAGCAGTTATTTAAATTTACAAATGTGTTATCAAATGGAATAAAAAGTTCTTTTAGTGAAGTAGAATCTATAATGACAAATTACAAAGCTCATGTAGATGCAAGACTTCAGGGCAGTGGTAAAACATTTACAGATATTTTAGATATGACTACTGCTAATTTATCTGTATCTCCATATTTAAAAACACAAGAAGTTATTAATGCTGTTAAGACAGCAAGTGACGAAGGTATTGCTTACAATTTAGAGCAGAGAGCATTTTTATCAGCAATATCAGATAAAATTGCAAGTACCTTTGACGCATTTGATTCGAATCTAACAAGATTAATTAGATTGCAGCAAGCGGATTCCACCGCTGCACGATTAGGTATGGAAGCAAGCTTGACAAGATTTTTTAATAGTATGTTTAAAGATACTTCCTATCTAACTGATTTATCAAAAGCGGTAACAGGTGCAATTGTAGATGCTCAGGCTGTAATGGACAGGTCATCTTCTGCAGAATTTGAATATGTAGTTCAAAAATGGTTAGGTTCATTAAGTTCTTTAGGTATGTCTTCTACTGCTGTAAGTAGTATTGCTGAAGGTATCAACTACTTAGCTACAGGAAATGTTCAAGCTTTGGCTGGTAATGCTCCATTGCAAACACTTTTTGCAATGTCTTCAAATAGAGCAGGACTAAATTATGCTGATTTGTTATTAGAAGGTTTAGATGCGTCAAACACTAATAAATTAATGCAGTCTATGGTTACCTATCTAAAAGAAATTGCAGAAGGCAGCGACAATTTGGTGGTTAAAGGCGCATGGGGAAATATTTTCAATATGTCTATGTCTGATTTTAGAGCTATTCAAAATCTTTCTCAAGGTGACATATCTGAAATTGCAGGAAGTAGATTGTCATATAAAAATATGCAGCAAGAGCTACAAAATCAATTTGCTCAATTAGTGAATAGAACTACCATTTATGAAATGCTCAGTAATGTTTCTTCCAATGTAATGTTTACATTAGGTAAAAATATGTTTGAGAATCCTGCAATTGCCGCCGGAATGAAGATGCTTGACATGGCTGACGCTTTAGGTTTAAGAGTTAATATACCTTCAATAGGTATAATGGGAAATTTTCTTGATTTAAATGCATCAGTTAACGACTTAATGCGTATAGGTTTAATGCTTCCAGCAGTCTTTTCAACATTAGGTGATATACTTACTGGTATAGGAGCAAAAGGCGGTATAAATTTAACTGCTTGGGGCGGAGAAGATATAAATACTCGAGGCGACCTAACGGCAGGATTTTTAGCAGGTATGACAGGTCAAAAATCTGGTAGCGCATACATTGGGTCAAAAAGTGTTTCTGACACAGAGGCCGCAACTTTAAGTCAAGCAAGCGATGAAGCGTCAGAAAAGGATAAGATAGTAAGCAAACGAACTGGTGAAGAACACGATTTCGAGGATTTTTATAGAGATGTAATAGGTGATAGTGCTCAACAATTTGTTGCTACTCGAGATATTTTATTACAAAGAGCTTGGGACGAAGGCAGACAGTCTTTAAGAACTGTTGATACTTCCATGTTTACTTTGTTAAATAATATATTTGGAAGTTCCGGTGCTTTAGTATCTGGTTCAAGATTAAAGGTAATAGACAATTCGTTACAACCATTTTCAACTGGTACGGCTATTAGAGTTCAAGACAGTGGTTTAAATTCTTTAAGACAAGTAATGCAAAACAACAAAACAAATTTGTATGATTTAAGAAGAATTTTTAATATTGACGCCGACGGTAGCTTAACCGTTAAAGTTAAGAATACAAATGCGTTTACAGCTGCGTTTAAAACAGCAGGCGGTGGAAGTATTTCTGAAATAGCTCTAAAAAATGCGTTTACAGCTGCTTTGCAAGAAACTTCTGGAGGAGACACTAATGATTCCATTCAGAGCAATTTATCAAAAATATATTCTGAAGTTACAAATATCTTATCAAGATTAGGGTACAATATCCCAGTAGATATTAAGGCAGTAAAAGGAACTTCTAATTTTAATGTTAGACAGTAAGAGGTGATTATAAATGCAAAAGTTTTTTGAATCTTCATTAAAATCAAATTACATAAAGTATTTATTATCAAATACGCCTATTCCTATGATTCCTACAATTCAGACGGACGATTATATCCTAAAAGGAGAAACTTACATCTATAAATTCTACATTATCAAATGTATACAATCTGGTGTTTTTGATGGCGATAAAACATTAGCCTTTACAGATGATTATTTGTATGTAAATGAGGATACGGTTGTAACCAACAAAGATTATGTTCTTGCAAGATACAACCCTGAAACTGGTAAGTTTGATACTTATTATAAAGATGAAATAGGGATTGGTGGATTGACTGTAACAGACGACTTTGTTCGCGTATACAAGTTACCTAGAGCTAAATATAAATTAATTGGTAATTTTAATTATGGTATGAATATACTCAATGTAACTTCTGTCTACAATTCTAATGTAAATTATTATGACACTATTACACATGAAAAATTGGGTAATTATCTACGCTATGTACGAGATATGAAAGGCGTAGATTTAATGTGTTTGTATAATTGTTTTAGCTATAGATTTACTGATAGTATAACACTTACTACTGATAGTATAGGATATTCAGAATACTTTAATAATGACTATAAGGTAACTTTAGTGCCTGTAAAATATAATAAGACCTATACAATAGGAATAAACAGTGATTTTTCAATTTTTATTAAACCTATTATATTCAACGATTCAAATATGGTTAAAGATTACAGAACTGGTAAATCTTTAACTCAATTATTAAATTATCCTACACAAACCTACAATTCACTAAAAATTCTAGAGCCTATAACAATTAGAATTTCAAATACTCCTAAAGACGGAACGACAAAAGAGGAGCAAGATATTCTGTTACTTCAAAAATATGAAAAATATTTGTATGTTGCAATTCAAATTCCTGCGAATAACGACTCTCAAATAGTTGTTCTTGAAGGTGACTACACAAACAGTACCGCAAGCCCAATTTGTTCTGCGCAAGGCGTTCAGCAATTACCTCCTCATAAACTTAGTGAATTATTTTCTCCTATACCAAGTTTGCTACATGGAACTGGAAAAGACCAAGTACCGTTTTCTGACAAATTAATTCCATATCTATTATCTTTCACAATTGATTCTAGAGAGTATATAGATGAAAATGTTGAAATGGTTGAAAATAAGATAGGCTATAAACCCAAGATAAAAAACTTTGCTCCGGGTATATGGGATAATAATTTAAGATATGCATTATATTACAACTATAATTTATTAAATAACGCACAGCTTTTCCCAACTAAAGATATTATAGGATATGTTGATTGCGATGTAGAAAACGCGATAGATACAGGATATTTGAAGATACGAACACCTCAACAAAGAGGATTACAATCATTTGAAGGGTAGGATTGTATGGTACCAGAAAGAATATTTAGAATGATAGATAATTATATCTATTTGTATCATGTAAATCAGTTTATAGTAATACCTACATTTCCTGATTCTATTACGGATACAATGCCTGTTAATTTTTCAAAATCAACTCCTATGTCTAGGTCCGCACCTATATACTCCTATAGTGACAGCGGGCCCAGAAGTCTACAGGTAAATTTAGATTTACATAGAGACATGATGACTCAAATTAACACAGGAGTTAGTAATCTAACTATAAAGCCGGGTAACGATTATGTAGATACAATTGCTGCACAAATACAGGCTATTGCTTTACCTGCTTATGGTGCTGCCCAAAAATTAGTAGACCCGCCTATGATAGCCGTAAGGTTTGGACAGGATATTTATATCAAAGGTGTCGTATCAGGAGCGGTATCTGTATCTTATGCATTACCTTTATTAGAAGATGGTAAATATGCTCATGTAGGAATTAGTTTTACCGTTGAAGAAGTTGACCCTTATGACGCTCAAACAGTAATGAAAACTGGAAGTTACCGAGGAATTGATACATCGCTTGAGCGCAACATTTGGAGGAGAAGATAATGGAAGTTTTATCTAATAAACAATACAGAGAGGATAACAGGGTATCAAGGTACTCTGTTTTTCCTTATTATTATAATCGTGAAGACAATAAATATGTAAACGGAATTACAGCACCACTTAAAAAACAAAATGTTAATTTTGTATCACATAAAGTTGAACGAAATGATACTTTAGATTCTTTAGCTTTATATTATTACGGAAATTCAATTTATTTCTGGGCAATTGCAGATTTTAATGGTATTACAGATTGTTACGCAGATTTAAAAGTTGGTAATATCATTAAAATACCTACTTTTAATGCAATTGAATTTGACATCGAATAAGGAGAATGTAAATGGCTAAAAGCTTAGTTAGTGTTCCAACTTTGGTTCAAAGCCCTTTTATTATTGTAACAATCGGAGGAGTAACATTTGGCTCCTATTCAGGCAACCATACTTATGGAGGAAGAGTTCAGTATCCGAACTATATGAAAAGTATAAATATTTCAAAAGTAAATGGAATTGTAAATACTTATACTTTGCAATTTCAATACAAAGTTAGGACCGGTGACGACCCTAATCTTCTCGATAAAATTTTCTCTCGCGCTGCAAAAGACAGAGAGATTACTTTTGAATATGGAGATTGGAATGCTCCTTCTTATATTTATAAAAATGAATCCGCTATAATGACTAATGTTACAAGTTCTTTGGATATGAGTACAGCAATGATTTCTTACACCGTACAAGCAACAAGCAATGCAATCTCACTTACTTCTGTGTCGTATGATTTTTCTCAAAGAACAGCCAAACCAAGCGATGTGTTAAAAGAATTGTTGTCAAATTCTAAATATGGTCTTAAATCAGTTTTCAGTGGAATGAGAAATTTAAATGTAGTATTAAATAACAATTTAATTGCTTCAAATGATAAAAAAGTTACACTGTTAGGTCAAAAAAGTTGCAATGTATTAGACTATATGAACTATTTGACAAGTTCTATGATAAGCACTTCTACGCCGCAAAATTCGTTATCCAATTCAAAATACTATCTGACAATACACGACGATTTTAATAACAAAATAGGCGGAACTTATTTTAAAGTATCAGAAGTAGGTAGAGATACTAAAACAACTAAATCTACAGATACTTACGAAATAGATGTTAATTTTCCAACAGATAATTTTGTTACCAATTTCACTTTGACTAATGACCAACAATGGACTATATTATACCAGTTTTCAGATAAAATAAATCAAGAACAGTATTCTTATACTGTTCAAGATAACGGCACAGTTGCGACGAATAGAGTATCGTCTTTAATAAAATCTGATTATTCAAACCTACCTTCACCTTCAAAAAGTTCTTGGTGGAGCCAGGTAACTCAATTCCCAATTGAAGCAACACTAACTATTAAAGGTCTTACTCGTCCGTCAATTTTAATGAGTTATGTAAAATTAAATGTACTTTTCAGTGGGGGGATAAAGCATATTTCAAGCGGAGTGTATAATATCACTAAGCAAATGGATGATATAGATAGTTCTGGATATAGAACTACACTCACGCTATTAAGGGTAGGAGCTGATTATTAATGATTGTAAGAGGGATTATTGAAGAAGTTTTAGACAACAATCACGCAAAAGTTCGTATTCCTACAATTCATAAATCTTCAAATGCAGTAGGTTCCACACCTAATAATGAATTACCTGTTGCTTTAATTTGTACTCTACCTGGTTATTCAGTTAATATTAGACGAGGTAATGCTGTAATTGTTGGATATGAAAACGATGATGAGGGTTCACCGGTTATATTGGGCTTAATATCGTCTGCAGAAACTAATAACTCAGACGCTGATTTATTAGTTGAAAGCATTGAAGTTAAAGTTAATACCAAGTTGCCTAAAGAAACTTCTATTGGAGATATATCTAAAGAGTCATTGCAAAATTTATCCGGTCTATCGAAAAATGTGGAAAATACTTTTGACCAGCAAGAAGAAAAAATACGGTCTGCGCAGAAAAATATTTCAGATATTAATGATAATGTAGATAAAATAGATAATAGTGTTAATCAACTATCTATTACTCAAACGCAACTTTCCGAACAATCAAAACAGTTACAACAAACTACGACCACGCTTACAGAACAGCTTGGTGAAACTAACACGAATTTAAATTCGCTTAAACTTACCGTTGAGAATGGCGTTTTGTTTTTAAACAAAAGCGCATATGGTACAACAAAGCCAACTGTAACAGGAAAAGAAAAAGAAGGACAAATGTATCTTTGGATACAGTGAGGTATATAAATGTCTTATCCAGAAAGAAAAAAGAATAGTCAGGCACCTACCGGTGCAGGAATGGAAATGACTTATTATTTTTCCAACAGTAATCCTTTTTACGCAGCAGGATTAGCACCTCAACCAAACCAGACTTCAAAAGGTAACTGTACCTGGTATGCATGGGGAAGATACTGGGAAATGTCCAAACCCGATTCAGGAGGACACAGACCTAGACCAAGTTGGTTGCCCACCGGAAATGCAGGTACTTGGTATGACAATGTAAATGAAAAATACAAAGTAGATAAAAACCAGAATCCTCAAGTTGGATACATAGCTGTATGGAAAGGCGGGAACGACGGTGGACATGTCGCCATTGTTGAACAGCTAAACAGCGACGGCTCTATTATTACATCTAACTCAGGATGGCCAGATGATTATTTTGTTATAAATCCGAGCGCAAAAAAGCCTGACTATAGCAATTATTATCCAGGAAGTTATTTTTCTTTACAAGGTTGGATAAAAAATCTTGATTTAGATAGTGAACAGCCTGAACCTCGACCGCAGGATACACCGGCTAAAGTAACTAATATTATTCAGGACAACCAAACTCAAATAACTATTAATGGAGAACTTGGAGGAATAGATAATATTACAACGGATAATATCCTATATATTAAATGGAACTCTAATACCTCCAGCAGTTCTAATTATGACATACAAATAAAAGCATCTGAAGGTTCACTATCAAATAGAAAATATACTGTTAAAATTACAAAACCCAGGTCCGCGAGTAGTGTAGCAGTAACACCTTATCAAGTAAATGAAGGTTTATCGTCGTATAACGGTTCAACATTTACTAAGGCACTAATTGTAAGTATACCTTGTATCCTTGTTTCTTTCGGGGGTACATCGTACAAACAGGCATTACCTTATGTTTTTACTAACGGGCAATGGAAAGCCGCTGTACCCCAGTTATTTTCAAATATAAACGGTACTTCAAAGTGGTACGAAATATATAATAATAAGGAGTAATTATATGGATTCCTTTTCTTTTCCTAATATGTTAACAAGTGCGGGAGCAAAAATTATAAAAGACCACGAAGCGACTATATCTAATACAAGGTTATTATTAGCTTCGTGGAAAACATCTTTTATTGGTGACCCTTATTATGGAACTAATGTTAAAAAATTTATACATGAGCAAAATAATATAATTTTAGCGGATATAATTATTGATGATATCTACCAATCTTTGGTTGACTTTATTCCTCAAATAGCATTAAAACGCAGCGATATAAATGTATATATTAAAAAGGATAGTGTATACTGTACGATAAAAGGTATTAATCGTATAGACAATGTTAATGACTTATTCGAAATAAAATTAACTGAAGATACTGAATAACGGAGGCAAACAATGGCTGTTAATAATCCATTAACAAATAAAAGCTATATAAATCAAGATTTTGTAGCAATCTATAATGAGCTGCTTGAAACAGTAAAACAATTAGGCAAAAAGTGGGACCCAACTATTTCGAATGAGTCGGACCCTGGTGTTATTTTATTAAAAGCGGACGCTATCATTGGAGATAAAGACAGCTATAATAGAGATAAAAACACATTAGAAAATTTCCCCGAAACTTTAACACAGGAATTTTCTGCCAGAAGTGTTTATGGTTCTTTAGGATATAATATGCCGTGGTATAAATCTGCGACAACGGTTATTACTTTAACTTGGAAAGATTCTATTGATGCAGGTACTAAAATTACTATTCCTAAATATACAATGGTTACAGATGCAGATAATTCTATTGTATATACTTTAACTCAAGAAGTTGAATTTACTTCAGATAATGTAATTGCTACTTGCCCAGCTATTCAAGGTATTATTCAAACATTATCCGTTAACGGAAACGAAACTGTTCAAATAGATAATTTAGACGACAATAATAGAATTTATATTGAAGACACAACAGTTGCACAAAACGGTATTTTTATTACCAATGTTTCAAATACATCAGCTATTCAAAATGTGTGGGCAAAAGTAGACAATTTATTTGTTGAGCAATTAGGAAATTATTATTATGAATTTGGCGTAGATGCTCGTACTGGAAATTGTTATGTACAATTCCCTGAAGATATTGACACTTTAATTGGGGAAGGATTGTCAATTAAATATGTTTTAAGTAACGGTGTTGAGGGAAATGTAACTGCGAAAACTATTACACAATTCTATGATGATTCTTCTGCTACACTAAGCGGTCTATTAATTGAATCAAAAAAAGTTTCCATTGATAAATCTAATTGCACGATATATAACGCCAGTGCAGCAAAGAACGGTGAAAATCCACAAACTATTGAAGAAGCTGGTAAGGAGTACAAAAGAACTTTAGGTACTTTTAATACTTTAGTAACCTTAAGAGATTATATTAATGCAATTCATAAATTAGAGCAGGTTTCCAATGATTTTGTAACAGACAGATACACAGATATTCAAAGCTGCTATACGGTTGCGACAGATACTAATAATTCAGGGTTTGTAAAAATACAAGAGCCAATTGAAGGCAGCGACAATGTTATGACTGCTTATGAATTAAAAATTTGTGCATTGAAAAATATAGGTGTTATCACTTCAGTAGAAGATTATGAAACTACATTTAATGTTATCCCATCACAATCACAAGATATGGACAACATAAAAGCTCAAATTGAAGCTACTAAATGTATTAGTCATGACTTTGTTGATATTGAGCCAGATGTGCCTTGTATGTTTAAGGTGAGCTACCCCTTAAGAATAAAAATAGTTCCACAGCAAAAATTAACTGCTGCTCAAGAATTGTCAATGAAATTAAATATTATGGCAGCTCTATTTAATTCATTAAACTCTTCAAAAATAGAATTTGGTGATGAACCGAATTATGATTATATATATAATTCAATTTCTACTTGTGACGAGAGAATTAAGTTAGTTATTATTGACGATTTTGTTTATACAATCTATGCAACCTATTGGGATAAAGATAGTTCTCAATTTAAATCTGTTCCAGTAAGTAAATTAGACACTGTAGGAAATGTTATTTATTTTAATGAAACTTTTGATACGGCTGAAGCAAAATTTAACGCTGCCGCAAAAAAACTTACAAACCCTGAAAGTTATGATTATGTTTGTTATGATTCTGCGGATAGCTACAATTTAATTGAGTTTACTTATACCGATGGCACTCAAGGGGAACGACCAGAATTGTATCCTGGGTTGACAATTACTTCAGACGCTAAAACCTATATTACTTTTAATGGCGAAACAACTCGTCCTGGTTCTTATACAGTGGCTCCAGTAATACCTGGTTTCGGAAGTTATGAGACAGAACCAAGACCTAATGTGTATGACCTAGGTCCTGGAACTTATTTATTAAGTTTAGGGCTTGATGCGCCTGTACAAGGTATATCTGCACGAGTAAAAATTAGTCGCTCTGACCACATTATTATGTTCTCAAAGATAGACCAAAACGGTTCGTTTACGGTAGAAGAAGGAGATTATTTTAATACTTTAGGTCTTGTAATTGATTTTAAAGATGATGTAAGATATGATAATGTGACTTTGCGTCCAAAACTTGTTAAACGATTATCTAATAGCAGCAATCCGGAAGTGTACAAATATAATTCTGAAAAAGAAGAATTTACTTTATATTCAGATACTATTTTAAATATAAGGAATGATATTCTTTCAAAAAGTATTATTGCAGGAAAAACTCCTTTGTTTAAATACCGAGATTTATTTACAAGAAATCTTGCACAAAAAGTATCTTATAACGGAGAGATAAATAATGTTTCCAGGTTAACTACAGACTTAAAAATCTCTCCTTGGGGATATACAGAAGATAATACCCTACCACAGTTTGACATTAAAAACAATCAAGCTTCTTACACATTGAAAGCAAATGAATCTTTACAATTTTTTGCACCTTCTTTGATTGCTGACCAACCTTATGCATCAGGTGTTATTTACCAGCTTGTTTTAGCAAATAGCACTGGAATTGAAAAAACTTCAGCATCAGCTACAAAATTAAAATATGATAAAGAAACACATACTGCGGTGTATTCTCCGGATGTTACTTTGTGGGTGTTAAATGAAGCATTTTCCTACACACCTATTAAAGCAGCAGGTACTGACCCTGGATGGTTATCAGAGAAATACATTACACCTGTTTATGTATCTAATTATTTCTACAAAAAAGTAGGAGATACTTACCAGTTAGTCACTGATTCGTACAGCGAAACAAAAGTAAATAAACCTACAGATTGGGGCACAGGTTCTTATTTTTACGATGATAAAGGCCAAGAACCTGTAGTATTTAAAAGTTACACTCAAACTTTTTATGATATGTGGGCAAATGGGGATTTATCTGTTTATATTGATGCGCCTGTCTACAGAATTGAGGCTAATACCGAATATAAGCTACATAATGGAGATTATGTAACTTTATTCTGGGTTGAAGAAGATTCTGAAGGCTCTCCTTATGTGTTTAAATGTTTAAAAGGAATTAATCCTGAACAAGAAACAGAAACTACAAAATCTCCTATTATTAAAGCTTCGTTTACTCTTACGGGTACTAAACTATCAGACGCTACCATAAATCCTTCGATTATGAAAGACTCAGGGTATATACCGTTTAGTGACGAACCGAGTTCTACTTTTAGAAGGGTAAAAAGTATAAGTACTCAGGCTTTGACAGGTAGTAAAACAATTGAAACTCGTAAAATAAATGAAGTTAAACTTCAAAAGAACAATAGCTACATATATTTTGTAACTAATAATATAGTTAGTATCGATAATACTGAATACTATAAAATGGTATTTACACGAAACGAAAACGGTCAATATGACTATGTGCTAAAATCAGGGGAACTGTTTCTACGCACCTGGGATAATAATACTTCATCAGAAGTAAGTTCAAATGGTACTTTAATTAGAATATATGACAATAATTTAACTGAAGATACTTATGAGCTTAAAGTTTATAAGATTCCTTCCACAACCGTAAGTACCTATGGTTTATCTTCTTATTTAGATAGTGCTTTATTAGTAACTCAGGATATACTTGTTCGTGAACAACAAATTTATAATTTTGTTGAAAAAGATACCATATTGATTACACTGCATGACAATTATGATGCTAATAAAGGTTACCCCGTATTTGAAACAGGTAAATTAACTACCGTCAAGGGATTTGATGTTAGTTATTCACAGGGTGGAGGCACTTATGAACAGTTACCTACCATTAATATAGAAGATGACGAAGCAGTGTGGAAAGGTAGTGCAACATTAAATATTAATTCCTCTTATAGCACACCTCAGGTAATTAATAACAAATATACTGTTACCGCAGGGAGCGAAATTAAACCGGACGACATATTAAAACAGTCAATACAAACAATTATAGTAGGGAATGACCAGTTTCCTTATTCGCCTTATCGTTCTAATGTAACTGAGTTATTATCAAAAACAGTTCTAAACCTTACTGGAGGTAAAAACATTGATGTTAGTTATTTAAATGGATATGGAGAACCACAAAATCAGGACTTACTTTTTTATGAACTAAATGAAGCACTGTCAACTTCTCCTGCAACTATTGTAAATAACGATATTATCATTGATTTTCAACAAATTGAAGGAACAACAGAAAAGAGTTTTGAGATTCCATTAAAGTTGAATACTGACTACAATTATTTGTTTAAGATAACAAATAATGTAGAAAGTGATTCTTTTGAAATACTTTCACAAAATGTATCCTGTCAGGTTTTAAATAATCCGGGTAGCAATACTATGGAAAAAGGAGAATATTTTATTTATCTGTCATCATTATCAACTGTTGAATACAGTGAGTCCGTCATTAAATTTGAGGCTAAATCATCTGGTAGTATTAAGGGAACAATTACGATTTCTCCTTTAAAGGCTATAGAACCAACTTGGAGCATATTCTCTAATTACGGCTCATCTTTAGGGTTTGCAATTAATTGTATTCAAAAACTTGATAAATTAAATATATATAATTATATGTTAGATATTCCTGATTCACAACTAATTATGGACCCACTAAGCCCTGAATCGTTTTTCAATACAAATCATATTTATAATGCATATACTATTGGTAATGCTAAATTAAGAATGAGCGATAACCAAGAAATTATAGATAAAGATTCTAATATAACTATTTTAGATGCGAGGTAATGTATGTGAATATATTTAGGTTACAGAATCATTTACCTGATGTGTATTCAAGGAAATCAAGAGATTTTCAACTATTTTGTAATACCTTTGATTTAATGCATCAAGGGGAAATATTTAGCATAAATAATATTAGAAGTATTCTGGACCCTATGACTTGTCCAGAATACTTACTTCCTCATTTACAAAAAAGATTAGGATTTTTCACTGACGCGAATATTACATCAAATAGTCTTAGAATAATTTTAAAAGCATTTCCTACTTTGGTAAAAAATAAAGGCAGCAGAAAAGGTATTACTCAAGCTGTAATTGTATTTTTAAAAATAAATAATATTGATAAGAAATCTTCGATTGCTATTACTAATAAGGATAATAACGGAAATCCTATGTTTGTTATAAAAATAAGCACTGGTAAATCGGTTAAAAACACATATATTCTTGATGAAATATTAAAATATATAATTCCTGCTGGTTATAGGGTAGAATATGAGTTTTATGATTCGGCCGATTTTGTTACAGATATTATTCCTGACGATAAAATGGAACTTGTATACGCCACACAAAATTACACTTCCGGACTACGACCTGCAGAAGATACTTATTCTATGTTATTAGGCCGAGTAGACACAACCTTTACTGCAAGCAATGAAATTAACAACAGCTTAAACAACCCTAATCCTAACAATGGCGAAGAAAACAGCGCAAAAAGTAAAGTTCACAAAGTACAACTATTTTAGAGGTAATTTAAGATGATTAGTAAATCAGTTAATAATATTGGATATGAAGGAATGGCAGTAATTAAACTGCCTTCTTCGTATCAAAAATTTAAAATAAAAAATTCAGGTACAGTTAATCTAGGTAATTTATTTACAAACGCTTTAATCAATAATATTGACAAAAAAGATTGTCCTTCCTTTTTTGATTTGCAGTATAAAACAACTTTTGAAATTCCTTGGAAATCTTTGTTGTATAATATATCTCCGTTTACAGGTATAACGGTAGGGAATAATGTTGATTATACCTCTAAAGACACTGATGTAATCGGTAAAGTGCAATTTACCACAACAATAGATTCAGGAAATTACAACAAAAGTATTTTACCACAATCTGATATTAAATTTGTAATGTACGACAATCATGATACAAAAAATATTCTTGCAGAAATATTAATCCAAACAGGTACGGATAATTATTCTTATATCAAAAACATGATATCTTCGTTAGGTACGGGGCAAGATGTTATTATTAATTGGATTATGTTAATTCATAATAGTTAAGGGGTTTGTTATGTCATATTTAAATTCTAATCAAATAAAAATATTTCCTTTTGCTAAGTACAGAGGAAAAACTTCAAATGATATCGCAAGTAGATTATTCTACGAAACTAATGTTGCAAGATTTATAAATCAAATTGTTGATGTTAATGGATACATTATTGATGGAGATATTTCAGAATTAGGAGTAGTAACGGAAACATTACAATTAAGCATTCATGGGTATTATTTTCAAATAGAAAAGGGCACTGATATTACACTTCCTGACAGTTCTGTTGTTTATGGCAAAATTAAAATATCAAAACCTATTTCAGACACGGAAGGTATTACAAAACCGTCAGAAATACAAGGTAACGATAATAACGGTAATTTTGAAGCTTTTGAATTGACTTCTACTCCCATTGACTTTGAAGAAGACGATAATTATTTTTATTACGGATTTAAATTAGCTGATAAAATTTTAGGCAAATGGGAATTACCTAAAGATTCATTTTGTAAATTTTTTGTAAATTCTTTAAAAATTACAGAAATCGACGGAAAAATCTAATTACCTATATTGTATTATAATATATAAATAGCTATAATATAAATAATAATTAAATATTATTAAATATTAATAAGCACTGTATACAGTGCTTATTTAATTATTAATATATTTATATTAATATATAATATTATTATAGGAGAATTTAAAAGTATGAAAAATTTCGCTGATTCTGTAATTGTTTGTCCAAAATGTAAATATGAATACCACCCAGCAGAAATATTTATTCCAGATAATTTCTTTGGCCATCCAACTTATGTTCAAAGAAATTTTGAAGGTAATATTACTGGATTAGTAGGTAAATCCTCTGACAATAAAGAAACCTACGAGTGTGATAATTGTCATTGTGTTTTTACCGTTAAAGGTAATTTAACTTTTGATTGTTATATAGATGAAACACTTGATGTAAATAACGATTATGTAACTAAGTTATGATTATTATAAGAGAAAAAACTCCTGTCAAAATGCCTGGAATAACTTCTTTATTCATCGAGTTTGATTATACCCGAGAACCAGAAGTTGCACAAGTTATAAAAACCTGCACACCGTGTTATTATAATAAAAAAACAAGAATATGGGAGATACCTTCTACAAGACTTGCAAAGTTTATTAATGGTTGTACTGGTATAGATGATATTGAGTTAAATATCAAAAAAGATAAAATATTAGAACCAGAACATAAGTATAAATTAAGTGATTATAAAACAACTCCTTATCCGTATCAGAAAGATGGTATTTTATATGGTTTAAATCATCAACGGTTTTTACTATTAGATGCGCCCGGTTTAGGAAAAACTCTTCAAATTATTTATTTAGCTCAAGAACTAAAAAAGAGAGAAAATATAAAACATTGTTTAATTATTTGTGGTTTAAATACTTTAAAAACAAACTGGGAGAAAGAAATTAATAAGCACTCCGATTTAAGCTGTAGAATATTAGGAAAACGAATTGCAAAAACAGGTACTGTCAGCTATGGTTCAATTCCTGATAGAATAAAAGAGTTAAAATCAAAAATAAAAGAATTTTTTGTCATTATTAATGTTGAAACTTTACGGAATGACGAAGTTGTAAAATTAATTAATTCCGGACCTAACAAATTTGATATGATAGCATTTGACGAAATTCACTGCTGTAAATCTCATCAAAGTTCACAGGGGCATAACCTATTAAAATTAACCGCTGCACAACATAAAATAGGTTTGACAGGTACAGTTCTTTTAAATAATCCGTTAGACTGTTTTGTTCCATTAACATGGATAGGTGTTAACAAAGGCACCTGGACAAATTTTAAAATACATCATTGTGATTACGGAGGTTTGTGGCACAATGAATTTTTAGGATATAGACACATAGATGATTTAAAAGACCAATTAGCAAGTTGCTCCATACGAAGAACTAAGGACTTGTTAGACTTACCAGAGAAGAATATTATTAATGAATATTTAGACATGGAGCAGACACAAGCTAAATTTTATACAAATATTGTAGAAGGTGTGCTGGAACAAGTTGATAAAGTTAAAATTCGTTCTGCAAACTTGTTAGCTTTGATTGCAAGACTACGACAATCTACTGCTTGTCCTAATATATTAACTACAGAAAATATACCTTCTGTAAAACTTGATAGATGCACAGAGTTGGTAAATGAACTTGTATCAAACAACGAACAAGTAGTTGTATTTTCTACATTTAAAGAAACTTTAAATTGCCTAAAAGAAAAGCTTAAAGATTATAATCCATATTTGTGTACAGGTGATGTAGCAGATAGTATAATTTCAAAAAATATAGATGAATTTCAGTCAGGAACTGGCAGCCCAGTTATGTTAGCAACCTGGCAAAAAATGGGAACTGGAGTAACTCTAAACAAAGCAAGCTATGCAATTTTTATAGACACACCATTTACAGCAGGTCAATATGAACAAAGTTGTGATAGAGTACACAGAATAGGTAGCAAACGACCAGTATTTATTTATAATTTAATCTGTAACAACACTTTTGACACAAGAGTACATGATTTAATAATCAGTAAAGCTGCTATTAGTGATTATGTTGTAGACGATAAAATAGATATTAGAACATTCGATATATTAAAAAATGCAATAAAAGAATTAAACTAATTTAATATGGCACTCGATTTTTATCGAGTGCCATATTTAGTTGTATTTTTCTTTTTGCTCTGTTATAATAATGATACAAAATTAAGTAATGAATAATAGTTTAAGTAAACAGCAGAGAGGGAAACGAAATGAAAAAATACACAACGGTTATTTGGAATAAGGACAATACAGCAAAAATAATGAGACATGAGAGCAAAGTTGAAGCCTTTGTGACTGCAAATGATGAGAAAATGAAGGGAAACAGGGCTCAAGTCGTGAATGATTTCACCTGTGAGATAATTTACAAGTGAAAATAAAAAAAGAGAATAAATATATGACAAAAGCAAAATAAACGGTAATTTGTTTTATGTGAAAGAGTTGCGCACTGATTGCGGTGTAGAATTGTATGCGGTAGTCGATATGGCACTAGGAGGAACAAATTATATCGGCAAAGGTTGGTTTGAACACGGAATTATGCAGAATTTAGAAGAGGCGAGAATATGACAAACTATGAGCGTATAAAGGCGATTAGCGTAGAGGAAAAGCTTGCTTATAACAAACTTTCAGAAATGACAGTTGAACAAATGTTAAAGCTATACGAAAAACACAACGATAACTTATGCGGAATTTGTAGTATCCGTATTTATGGGTGTAATGGATTAAGCTTAGGTCCTAACGGTCCTATGTATCCACCGTGTGCTGATGTTAATTTTGACCATTATGTTAATTTTGAAAAATTAGATGATGAATGTTTCCAAATCATTTTAGATGAATTGGAATGATTATCATATTAAATGGCTTAATTCGGAGGTGCAGAATAAGCATGAACTCATACAAAGAATCCGTATTAAATTCAGCTATTCAAGAATGTCGCGATGTGCTATCTTGGACTGTTTCAAAAGAGCGCATAGAACAATTAATCTGTAATATAGAAAATGTAATACTCTGTTGCGGAACTTATAATTATCATTCAAAAAGATTTACTCTTTTGAAGGAATTAAGAGAAGAGTTAATTGGGAGGCAGAATAATGAAAGTAGATAAAATTATTTTACCGTTTATATGCCGTGACAACGAACCAAAGTTTCCTTTCAAATCGGAATATCTTGAATTAAAACATTTGAATGAATTACAAGAAAGAACAAGAAAATATTTTTACCATGATGAAGAAAGGAAAAATGAGGAATGAAAAGATATATTGATGTAGACAAACTAAAAGAAATGGTAAATAAACAATATAGTTATTGTCACGGCTATACTGGTACAAAGAAAGAAATCTACAGAGAAGCTTTGTTAGCTGTTAAATCTGCTATTCATTGTCAGTCTGTTAAGGAACTTAATGTTTCTGAGGAGAAACACGGAACATGGATTTATGAGAATAGTGGAATTTATATGAATAGTAGGACTTATGTGAACAGTGAAATTGGATATAGAAATATGAAGTGTTCAAAATGTGGAAGAAAAGTGTCTTTTGATTATAACGAACCCTTATATTACTTCTGCCCGTATTGCGGCGTAAAAATGAATGGTAATGATAATGCGTGAGATATTATTTAAAGGCAAGCGGATAGATAACGGCGAGTGGATTGAGGGTTATTATTGTCCATGTGTTTTTGGTCGTTTTCCGTGCAGACCTGCAATTATTATTAAAGAGGATATGGATAATGGACATTGGCACCCCGTAGAAATTATCCCCTCCACCCTAAGACAGTACACAGGCTTAACCGATAAGAACGGTAAGAAGATTTTTGAAGGGGATATACTTCACTTTAAAGCATATCAAGGTGGTGGCTTTTCCTGTCCTATTGGCACGGATATTTATTATAGAGTTTTATTTGGACATTGTAATCCTGATATGAACACTTTATCTGAATATGTGGGATTTTGGGCGTTGGGCAAAAATTATGATGAAGATGATTTATATGAGTATGGAAACTCTATAAATTATTTGGTAAATTCTCACGGTGCTTATGTAATCGGCAACATCTACGATAACCCAGAATTGTTAAGGAGTGATATAGAATGAGCAAATGTATTGACTGCTTGCATTATAAGGCGTGTAACGCACATTACTCTAATTATGATATTGCTGATATACCTGATGATATTGAATGTGAACATTTCACCAACCGTTCCGAATGGGTACATTTACCGTGTAAGGTGGGTGACAAAGTTTGGTATATTACCGGAATATATAATAAATTAATCAAGCCCGCGATAGTAAAGGAAATTATCATAGACGGTAAGGGAATCAAAGACCTATATGTATGTGGTAACGGTCATAATTTTGAAAATTCATTTGACATTTTTTACCTAACCCGTGAAGAAGCAGAAAAAGCCTTGGAGGGAAAGAAATGAAAGCAGAAGCAAGAATTAAAACAAGTACTTGCCCGTTGTGTGGCAGTGGAACAATAGGTTATCATATAAAAGGAGTTTAAACCTAATATAATGGATGTACAAACTTATAATAAAGTTTTTCTCCCTCAGTGGACAAATGCAAGCTTATTTATTCGAAATTTACAACCTACTTTAGAAGGTAAGTGTGATAAAGAAAGCTTGCGACAATTGCAAATTATAGGGTGGAATGAAAAAACAAAAAAATTTATTTCAGATGTTCTTAACCTTTATAAAGAAAAAGTAGTTAACGAGTTGAATTCATGTAATAATTATGAACCCAGCAACATAAAAAACTGTCCGATTTGTGGAAAACAAAGCCTTAGTGCTTCAAACAGTTATTGCCGTGACCATACCAATTCAGATGATACGGATAAATACCGAGTAGAATACGACGGTGTGGTATGTACGGAAGTAAACTGGGAAACCAAAGAATTTTACTTTACTTTCAAAGGAAAAGAATACAAGTATAAGCAACAAGGCGACATCAGTTGTAATGCTGATACAGACCACATTAGGTGTGTTATTGAGGAATTCAAAGAAAATTTAATGAAGAAATAGGATGAAATGTTGCTATAGGTGTAAGTACAACCATCATGATAAATTAAAAAATATTGACTGTTTACCAGCAAATGATTGTGACTTAAAAACGATTATTCCCGGTTTGTTTTATGTGGTTCATTTGTGCAGAAAGAAATATTGGTAAGAGAAGGGTTTGTTATATGCTAAAAGAAGTAAAGGAACATTATTTATCTGTAGCTAAACAGCTACCAAATTATAAAAAAATATCCCAGATAGAACTCGCTGATAAATATAACGAGAATTGTAGTCAAAAAGATGCTTATCTTGCAGCACTTATTTTAAGATACTGGAATATAATAGATAGGATAAATTACAAGGACAAAGGCTTGTACGAAGAACAGCTACCCTATGATTGGTATGTAGATGCGGTGATTTATGCTTTAAATAGTAAAGCATGGCATAACCCAGAAAGCACGGTTTATAATGACCCTAAAGCTGTTGAAAAGATTATTAATGTTTGTGTGAACTGTTCTAGAGCCAATTGGTTCCAAGCGTCTAACAGATTTAAAAGAAAAGCTAATCATTTGCCAAGCAGCCTAGAATGTTTAAAAGAAAATTACAATGATAATTACACACCTAAAACATTAATTAAAGAAACTGACCCGGATAACTACACCTATTATGTAATAACTTATTTTAATAAACAACAATATTTATTGTCTTTAATCATTGATGTTATTGTTAGTGATATTAAAATGGATTTAGTTAAAGACGATAAGTCTTTGGTATATCAAATTAAAAAGTCTATAAAGTCTTTACCCGAAAGTTATTCTGAGTCTTTTGCTTACCATTATAATTTAGATGTAAATAAAGTTGTAAAATCGTTTCAGTTAATTTATAATATGAATGATAACAAATTAAAACAATCTATAGAAAGCTATATTTATGAGTTGCGTTCTATTTTAAGAAAAGAGTTTAGATAATGATATTAGATTTATTAAGCAGTAATAACAATGTTACTTTTAATTCAAACATTGCACAAATTATAGGATTAGAAGGTGCCGTTTATTTTTCTGAAATTTTAAATCAATATAGAAAAGCTGCTCAAAAATCTAATAATTACAACAAAGATAATTTTGTTGTAAAAATTAATCGTACAGAAATAACTAAGAGGACTACCTTAGATACAAATATTCAACAAAAATTAGACTGTGAATTGAAGCAGTTATCTTTAATTGATATTGAGAATGACAAAAACAAAAATACTTTAATATTCAACGAAAATAGTATTCTAAAATTTTTGTCCTGCCCTACAAATGTTTTATTTGACTATAATAAGGAATTACAAAAATTAAAGAAAAAAACAATAGAGCTGGACACTAAGTTAAAAGACATTTCAAAGCCAAAACGACTTTCAAAAGTTGAACAAGAAAAAATTAATTTTAAACAAAATCTTGATGTTGAAAATGAAGAACTAAAAAATGCATATTGTTCGTGGATTGATTCTGTATATAGAAAATTAGGTTGGATGTCTCAACGGGCCATTACAGTTGCACAAAAAAGAATAGATGAAGAGTCAAACCGTAATTTAGATGTTGCGCTTAAAATTCTGGACATTGCAACCGTAAATGGGTATAAAGATATTGAATGGGCTATAAAAATATATAAAGACCGAAGTGTAAATAAATCTACTTTAATTATCCCAAAAAATAATGTTTCTACATTTGATTTAACGCCTGCGGAGTTAGGAGATGAAGTATTTTGATTGATAGTGACTCTTGTTTTTTACATGAGACCTGTGTAATATATCGTAAAGGAAAATGCATACCAAGTGAATTTTGTTTGAAGTTATTTAAACAAAATGCTTTATTTGATGAGGGGTTACTCACAATTCCTCAACGCCACAGAGTTGAATTAAGGATTGATTCTGACGGAACAGATAAACAATCCTTTGTAAGACTAAAAACAATTGAGAAAGATATTGAAAATTTTGTTAATAATGGCTGTAATTTGTACTTGTATTCTTCTACTTGTGGTAACGGTAAAACTTCCTGGGCATTAAGACTGATTCAAAGTTATATTGCAAAGATATGGCACAAAACGGACATCAGATGCAGGATATTATTTATAAATGTGCCTAAATTTTTTATTAAATTAAAAGAAAATATTAGTCACGAAAATGATTATATTTCGCATATAAGAGAAAATGTTCAAAATTGTGATTTAGTAGTATGGGATGATATTGGGACAAAAATTGGGACAGATTTTGAAATGGAAAATCTACTAAGCATTATTGACTTACGGTTGTCTGATAATAAAGCCAATATTTATACATCAAATATTTCTCCTGAGTTATTGTCACAAAGAGTTGGAGAACGACTTTGTTCAAGAATTTGTAAGTTATCCAGCATCGTAGAGTTAAGAGGAAAGGATAAGAGAGGAACTTAATGGTACAGTTACAGGTATTAAATAGAATACTTCAAAACCAAGACACTTCGTTATTGTTGCTAAACAATTTTACCAGTGATTATTTCAGTGATTATAGGAACGAATTTAATTGGATTAATGAGCATATCACAAAATATGGTAATTGTCCGGATATCCATTCTTTTTTATCTAAATTTCCTGATTTCGATGTTGTAGAGGTTCACGAATCTAATCAATATTTGGTAGATGAGCTATGTCAAGATTATAACAAAAGAAAATTAGCTAAAGTATTTAATCGTGTCAGAGATTTATTAAATCAGGATAAAACAGATGAAGCAATGGCTGTTTATACATCTGCTGCAAGTGATATTGTAAAATCAACTCATTTACAGTGCGTGGATATTTTCAAAGATACTTCTAGATATTCAGATTATTTAGATAAAGTAACAGATTATAACAAATACTATATTAGAACAGGCTTCAAAGAACTTGACCAAATAATTGGAGGTTGGGACAAATCAGAAGAACTTGCCACCGTTGTTGCACGGCCAGGTGTAGGTAAGTCGTGGGTTTTACAAAAAATTGCATTAGCCGCAGCAGAACAAGGGTTGACTGTTGGTTTATATTCCGGAGAAATGAGCGAAAGAAAAGTTGGATACAGAATAGATACTTTAATTTCGCATCTATCTAATAGTTCAATTATGCGAGGTAATGAACAGATACAGGTAGACTATAAAAAGTATTTAGAAGATTTACCTAATAAATTTAAAGGTACTATTAAGGTATTAACTCCTGCAATGATTAATGGCGCGGCAGGTGTAACTGCTTTGAGGGCGTTTATTGAAAAAGAAAAACTTGATATGTTGTGTATTGACCAACATAGTTTATTAGAAGATGATAGAAGGGCAAGAAACCCTGTAGAAAAAGCGTCTAATATTTCAAGAGATTTAAAAAATTTACAAGTGTTAAAGAAAATACCGATTATTTCAGTTTCTCAACAAAATAGAGAAGATACATCACAAACAGGTCAGAGTACTTCAAATGTAGCACAGTCCGATAGAATTTCTCAAGATAGTACAGTATTAATATTTTTATCACAAAAAGATAATGTAATGACTTTAAATTTAGTTAAATCTCGTGATGCTGTTAATGGTGCTAAATTACAATATGCTATTGATTTAAATAAAGGAATTTTTACTTATATACCCAACGAACAATCGGAAAATGCAAATCAAATATCAAAAGAATTAATGGAAGATTACGACGAAGTTGGAGATGACAATACTTTTTAATGGAATATAGAATTGGAAATAAAATTATAACTTCCAGCATTGAATCTATAATTAAAATGTTGCAGAACCAATTAACAAACGGTAAACTGTCACATTATAAGACTACAGGAACAGATGATATAATTTTTCCTTGCCCAGTACATAGCGATGGGTTGGAAAGGCACCCCTCTTGTACAATATATACCAACCATAATAATTCAAAGATACAGTACGGTACATGTCATTGTTTTGCTTGTGGGTATACAAGTAATTTAGGAACATTTGTTGCAGATTGTTTTGACGAGGAACCTGTTGATATTACAAAAAAGAAATGGGGAGACAATTGGTTATTAGAAAATTGTGACACTGCTTTTTTTACAGAAGTTCAACAGTTACCTGAAATTTCTACAACCAGGAAAAAAGTTAAGAAACAAACACTTCCAGAGTCTATACTGTCTCATTTTGCATATTATCATCAATATATGTGGGAAAGAAAATTATCAAAAGAAATTGTTGATTTGTTTGAAGTAGGTTATGACCCAGCGGATGATACTGTCGTATTTCCTGTTAGAGACGAAAAGGGAGATTTAGTATTTTTTACTAAACGAAAAGTAAAAACTAAAAAGTTTGAAATACCTAAAGAAGTTACAAAACCAGTATACCTTTTATATTATGCTTTATCACAAAGAATAAGCAGTGTAGCCGTTTGTGAAGGGCAGATAGACACATTATATATGTGGTCTATTGGAGTGCCTTGTGTGGCTTTATTTGGCACAGGTACGAGTGTACAACTTGAAACTCTGAAAAAGTCAGGAATTAGAATTTTTAATCTATATCTAGATGGTGATTCTGCAGGTAGAAAAGGTGCTGCAAGATTTAAAAAATATATGCCAAAAGATATATTAGTAAATACTTATTTATTACCTGAAGGTAAGGATGTGAATGATTTAACGAAAGAACAAGTTTACAATTTGAAATGCATCTAAGTTGTATTTCAAATTTTTATATATTATAATATGATTACAAATTAAAGAAACGAGGTAAATTAAATGGCTCAAGTAAGTTTTGAAACAGCACAGAAAATGGAAGATAATCGTCCTCAAGGTGGAAGTAGTTTTAACTTTTTTACTTTGAAAAACGACGGCGATGAAGCAATTGTTCGTATTATGCATGACGATACAGGTAGTTTTGATATTTATTCTTGTCACTCTGTGAAAGTAGGTTCGCGTTATCGTAAAGTGAATTGTATTAGAGGCCCTGAAGATTCGATTCAAGCTTGCCCGTTATGCGCATCAGGAAATAGTCTGTCAAACAGAATTTTTATTCACATGATTCAGTATACTGTTGACCAGCAAGGGCAGTTGAATGCACAACCTGTGATTTGGGAGCGTTCTATGCAATATGCATCACGATTAAAATCTATGTTAGATGAATATGGTCCTCTGTCAGAGTGCTTATTCAAAATTAAGCGCAACGGTGCAGCACAAAGCATGGATACTACCTATGATATTTTCTTCTGTTCTCCAAAAACTTATCCAAACGAATCCTACCCAGCAATTCCGGATGCATTCAAGGATGTTAAGTTATTAGGCGGAGTTGTATTAGATAAATCTTTTGAAGAGTTAAATACTTATCTAGCTACAGGAGATTTTCCGCAGAACCCTGTTCAAACAGCAAGTCAAGGACAAGTAACTCCTCCTCAATATGTTCCAAAAACGAATGTTAATATTGAGGCTGCTCCTGTACAGGCTCCGGTAGTACAACAACCTTACACACCACAACCTACGGCAGCGCCGCCTGTTGTTCCACAGCAGCCTGTAACCACGGCGCAACCTCAGGTACAACAGCAGTATCAAGCAACCGTACCTCAGCGTCCAGTTAGGTATTATTAATGAGCAGCTCTTTATGGGGCGATGATTTTGTAGTTGAAAAAGTCGCCCCGAAAAAGATTATAAAAAAAGCTGCAAAACCTAAGAATGTAACAGAAATTAAATCAACAAAAAATAAAAAAGATATTCCTTTTGAAGATTTAATTGAAAAGGTTAAAAAAGAAGTGTATCGTATTCTCGGTAAATATGCTGAGAATACGATATGCATTAGAGACAAGGACACTCTGCATAGTTACATTGATAAAGCTATTATTAATGGAGAAATATCAATAGATACGGAAACTAATAATAGTCTTGACCCAATTAGCTGTAAATTAATGGGGCCTTGTATTTATACACCTGGACAGAAACAAGTGTATATTCCAATTAATCATGTAAACCCAAAAACATTAGAAAGGCTCGATAACCAATTAACTGAACAGGATATTGCAGACGAATTTTCCAGGTTAAAAGATACCAAAATAATTATGCATAACGGAAAATTTGATTATAAGGTTATTAAATGTACCTGCGGTATTGAACTAAAATGCTATTGGGACACCATGATAGCTGTTCGTATTCTGAATGAAAACGAAAAACGAGCTGCATTGAAAGAACAATATCACGATAAGATAGACGCTACAGACGAAAAATATGATATTGAACATTTATTTCAAGGTTTGGAATATGCGAAAGTAGACCCCGAATTGTTTGCATTATATGCAGCAACAGACGCATATAAAACACATCTATTATACCATTGGCAATTAGAACAATTCAATAAACCGGGTAACGAAAGAATAAAAGATATTTTATTGAATATTGAAATGCCTGTAATGCCTGTAGCCGCAGAAATGGAATTAACAGGTGTATGTATTGATAGCGAATATGCTAAAAGATTAAGTGACAAATATCATAAAAAATTATCAAACATACAAGTACAATTACAGGAACAGCTTATTAAATATGAAGAAATTATTGCTACATGGAGAATGACAGAAGAAGCTAATTTTCATCCAAAATCAAAACGAGCTAAAAAAGATGGTACATTTGGAGAGCAAAAATCAAAAAATGAGCAACTTAAAAATCCACCGGAATTAACAAGTCCAACACAACTTGCAATTTTGTTATATGATGTTTTGAAATGCCCAGTTGTTGACACTAAAGCGCCAAGAAGTACAGGAGAAGAACAGCTTCTTAAAATAGAAAAAGAAACTAAGAATTCTTTATGTCATTTAATTCTTGAACAAAGAGGATTAGAAAAGTTACTTAGTACCTATGTAGACAAAATTCCACAATGTGTTAATCCAGCAGATAATAGGCTTCATGCAAGTTTCAACCAAGTAGGCACAGACACAGGTAGATTTAGCAGCCAGAATCCAAACCTTCAAAACATTCCAAGCCATGAAAAATGTATTAGATTGTTATTTACAGCAGGGCCGGGAAAAGTATTTTGCGGTTCAGATTTTTCGCAGCAGGAGCCGAGACTTTTATCTGCATTCTCTGGAGATGAAAGTATGATAGGTGCGTATAAAGAGGGCAAGGATTTATACGCAACCATTGCAGCAGGAATTTATAAAAATAATTATGAAGATAATCTTGAAAAGCACCCCGACGGTACTCCAAATCCTTTAGGGAAGAAAAGGCGCAGCTCCGTCAAAAGTGTGTTATTGGGTAAAATACATTTGCCCCTTTATGCAGTAATGCATATCGAATAACTATGTGAACCGTTATTACAAGCGGGTGTGGTTGTAGTATTCAACTGCTAACGAGGGAGCCTTAGTATTAAGTTAAAGGTAATCTCGTGCTAAACTCTAAATTGTATTAAGTATATTTAGAGGAAGTGTAACGACTATCCTGAGAAGGAGTAAGGCAGAGTTTGTTACTGTCTAAAGCGCATAGGTTCCAATACTGGAACATGAAATAGTCTGCCTTGTTAGAAATAACAAGATTAAGTGTTAATGTATGGCCGCAGTGCTGCATCTATTGGAGAGCAAATTGGAGCTGATTATAAAGAAGCACAAAAAATTATTGACGATTTTTACAATAGTTTTCCTAAAGTTCGATATTGGACGGATAAATCTGTAGAAGATGCGAAAGTAACTGGGTATGTAGAAACTTTATGGGGAAGGAAAAGACGACTCCCAGATATTTTGTTACCTAAATATTCAATTACAAGCGGAAAATCAAACGGTGTTGTTTCAGAAGTAAATCCTTTATTATTTACAAAAGGTTTGGTGCATAAACAACAAGACCCCAATATAGAAAAATATAAAAATCAATTAAATAATGCTCGTGGTTGGCAGCAAGTGAAAAAAATTAAAGAAGCTGCGATTAAGGACGGAATTACCATAAAGGATAATGGAATGTTTATTTCAAGAGCGGAAAGACAATGCGTTAATGCTCGTATCCAAGGTAGTGCAGCTGATATGTCCAAACTTGCAATGGTTAAAGTTTTTCATGATAAACAACTTAGAGAATTAGGATTTAAAATTGTATTACAAATACACGATGAGCTTATTGGAGAATGTCCTGAAGAGAATGCTCAACAAGTAGCAGATAGATTAACGGAAGTTATGAAACACTCTGCTGAGCCAAAAGTTTCAGTACCTTTCAAATGTGACCCGTCTATAGTTCCATGTTGGTATTTTGACGACTTTGGAGATGAACTTTGCGAACAGGCAACACAAATGATTGAACAAGGTAAATTAAAACAGGATGTTCTTAATTATTTAAAATCTGAACATACAGAGTTGACAGAAGAACAATTCAACGAACTTCTTAAACCTGTATTGCAAGATAAATAAAAGATACCACAGTTTACATTCCTATCCTGTGGTAAAATAAAACAAGGAGTAATTAATATGAAAAAGTTAACAAATTGGGTAAAACAACAATCAACTGAATACGGTGTACTATTACGAAGTATTCCAGCGCACATTGTAACACTATTTACAGTAAGTGTAATTTTTATGAATGTGTTTGCAAGTGTGTCTCTGGTAAATTTACCGTGGTTAGCGGTTGATGGCGGAATTATTTTAGCATGGCTTCCGTTCTTAACAATGGATATGATTTGTAAAAGATTTGGTGCAAGAGCTGCTAATAAAATTACAATTTTCGGTATTGTAATCAACCTTTGTTGTGTGGGGTTGTTTAATATCGTCAATTTAATTATCAAATCAACTCCTGATTGGAATGGTTGGCTTGATGGAGAAAACGGTGTTTTTGCAACTTTAGCTGGTAACTGGAAAACTTTAGTAAGTTCAATGGCCGCTATGTTGTTATCCGCACTTGTTAATAATTTTGTTAACACAAAAATTAAACGAAAAGATAATTTCACATTTAAAAACTTTGCGCTTGCAAGCTATGTATCAACATTTATTGGACAATTCGTTGATAATATGACTTTTGGGTTATTTGCTCATCAAGTTTTTAATATTTGGGGTTCACCATTAAGTATTGTACAAATTACAATGATGTCTCTTACAGGTGCTATGGTAGAACTTCTTTGCGAAGTCGTATTTTCTCCTGTAGGATTTAAGATTTGTAAAAAATGGACTAAAGATAATGTTGGGTCAGAATATTTAACTTTAGTAAACGCATAAATCTAAAAAACTGCACACAATTTTTGATATTTGTGTGCAGTTTTATTAATCTAAGTTGTATTCTGAATTCATGTATGTTATACTTTAGTTGTGATAATTAAATTAAAAGGAGACCGATAAATGGGTTGTGAAGTTTATTTTTTTAGTAGCGCCAGTTATCAAGATGTTAAACGAGAAGAAAACTGTGACCAATTATTTTCTGTTTATGAGGATAAAAAACAAATAAAGAATGTAATTGATTATAGAAAAGAGCACCCGGAGTATACTGGTAAAATCATGATTGATAGTGGTGCTTACAGTCTTTATCAAAAGTATAAAAAAGAAGGAAAATCATTACCTGACTCAGAATTAAAGAAATATGTGGATGATTATATTGATTTCTTGAATGAATATGGTGAAGAATTTTTCGTATTCGTAGGTGTGGATAGTGTACCTAACCCCTTAGATGTTGACCAGACATTCGCACAAAAGACATGGGATAATTATTTGTATATGTACAATAAGTTAAGACCCGAGATTAGAAATAAGCTTATGCCTGTATTTCACTTTGGAGAAGATTTTAAGTGGCTCGATAATATGCTGGAGTTTATTCATCCAGATGGTCATCATGTAGAATATGTAGGTCTTGCAATTTCACTTGAAGATAATAAGAAAGTTAGAATTGAGTGGGCACAAAAGTGTATGTCTATGATTAAGAAAAGCAGCAATCCTGATGTTAAAACTCATGCATTTGGTGTAGGAGTTAAGAATGTTTTAGAGAATATTAATGTAACTTCAACAGATGCAACGAGTTGGGTAATGAGAGCATCTTACGGGATGATTGCAATTGATGACAGAGCATATTTTGTAAGCAGCGTAAGAAAAGACATGATGGATGGTTCCCATTATTCGGAATATAATCCTGCATATAAAGAAGCAGTTGAAAAAGAAATTGAAAGACGCGGATTTACTGTTGAGCAAGTAGCTTCAGATGCAGAGTACAGGGCAAGATTTAACATTAAAGATACTTTAAATTGGATGAAAGAAATTAAAGGCCAAAAAGCTGAACACATGATGTCAAAAGTATCTTTGTTTTGAGGTGAAACAATGAATGTTTTAATTACAGGTACAAGTAATGGTGTGGGTAAGGCCGCAGCAAAAAAGTTTCTTGATATGGGGAACCGGGTGTATGGCTTTGATATAAAGCCAGCAACGCTATTAAATACTAACTATACACATTATATGTGTGATGTATCAAAAATTGATTGTATGCCTGAATTAAGTAATATAAACATTATTGTAAATAACGCAGGTATTGTAACTCCTAAAAAAGATTCTATTGCAGTAAATCAGGTTGGGTATATAAATGTACTAAAAAAGTATGGAGAACAAAAAAGTTTGAATAGTGTGCTAATGATTGGTTCTACTGCGAGTATGAAGGGTTATGATAATCTTGAATATTGTTCTAGTCAAGGGGCTCGAGATGCTATTACGAAATGGGCGGCAAATAATTATGGTAATGACCCTCGTCATGTAATTGTAAATGAATTAAGATTAGACGGCATTGTAGCTGCGAATCCTGAGTTGGGAATTGAAGGAACTTCTCTAGAACCTGAATTGTATGAAACAGAAGGTTTGATGGACCAAATAGAGCAATTAAGTATTTTAAAAAGATTAGCAACCGTTGAAAATATTGCAGAATGGATTTATTTTCTAACAGTTGTAAACAATTGTATGACTGGTCAAATTCTTGATATTGACGGAGAACTCATGGGGGCATATAAATTTGTGAAATATCCGGGGTGGAATGATTAATGAATAAAATATGTTGTTTAATTCCCTGTTTAATGCTATCAAATAATAGAGAAGTTAACAAAAAAGCCATGGATACTAATTATAATGATTTAAACCTGGATAAATACATCGTCTGCGACCAGTGCTTTTCTCAACAAGATTTTGATGAAAGATTTGAATATATTGCGCATAGCGATAAACCTCTGGGTTGGGCTATCGCAAGAAATAAATTATTAGAATGGTTTTATAATTCTGATTATGATTATGCTTTCTGGATTGATGCTAATTCAACTATTTCAAAGTCGTGCTATAATGATGTTTTATCTATTTTTGAGTATCTTAGGAATAATAATTCTGATATTGATGCTATTTTTAGTACCTTAGGTATTATTGTTTCAAACGAAAGAATTTCATGCAAGAAAATGTCAGACCATTTAGAGGTTGTAAGACTTACTCCAGCAAAGTTGGATAAAACTTCGTTGTGGATGCACGGTCTTATCATTAAAAATTTTAAAAAATATAATGATGAACAACTTTATATTGATGAACGATGCGATTCAAGAAATCATATTCCGGAAGATATTTATTTTTCGAGATTATTAAGAAACTTAACTAATACCTACCATGCTCCGACTGTTATTGTAAATAAGCCGTCGGCAAAAACTTCAACATGGATGCATGATAAAGGTAGTTATGAATATCCTTACACAGATTATGAAACTGTAGATATGTATGTTAATGAAAATATAAAAGACAAAAAATTTAATTTAAAAAAGAATGCGACAAATAGTACCATTGAAATTAAACGAATTGACAAATATAAAGATTTAGTAAAACCATATACACCAAGAGTGAGAAAGAAACAAACAAATATAGTCAGTCTATTTTAAGTTGTTGTTTACATCAACTTGTTATATAATCTGAGTATAAATTTTTAAGGAGAATGCAAATGATTATTAGAACAGATTTATTACAAGAGTCTTGTGCCAAAATTTTAAATGCGGTAGACTCAAATGTTTTAGCATCCGTGACAGAAACTTTGGAGATTACTGGAAAAGATAACCAAGTAGTTTTTGCAGTTACCAACAGAGAATACTATGTTGAAATTAAATTAGATACAGATGTAACGGAAGATTTTCATGCTACTGTAAATGCCAATTTATTTTTAAAATTAGTTTCCAAGGTAACTTCAGAAACTATTGAATTAACGATTCAGGGCAACTCATTAAAAGTAAAATGTAACGGTGAATACAAATTGCCTTTGATTTTTGAAGGCGATAAGTTAATGACTTTACCAAAAATTGAAATTGAGAATGTTTCTGAAAAGCTTGAAATGGATAGTTCGGTTCTTCATTCAATTGCTAACTTTAATAGCAAAGAATTGGGCAAAGGTACTATTTCTAAACCTATTCAAAAATTACATTATGTAGATAATAAAGGTGCAGTAACTTTTACCACAGGTGCTTGTGTTAATAACTTTACTTCCAACATGAAATCTAAGTTATTGTTTAACGACCGTTTAGTTAAGTTGTTTAAATTGTTTAAAGATAAGCAGGTTGAAGTTACCGTAGGGCATAATGTTATTGATTCCGATACAAATGCTACGGTGGTTGTATTTGACGCACCCGGAATTCATATTAGTTCTATTTTATCTTGTGACGATACCATGTTATCACAATATCCAGTAAGTGCGATTCGTGGTCGTTCAGAAACTTCTTATCCGTCAACAGTTTCTTTGAACAAAACTTCTTTATTACAAACCATTGACCGTTTAACTTTGTTTGCTGCAATAAATGTGTCTGATGTAAATCGTAATGTCATGAAGCTTGAATTCAAGAAAGACGGTGTGACAATTTATGACCGTTCGGGGGCCAACAAAGAAACAGTATATTATTCAAACCCTGTAGATGATATGGAAGAATACACAGTTTCTTTGGAAAGCTCAGACTTGACCAAAACTTTAGCTACCTGTGTTAATCAATTAGTTACGGTAAGTTTTGGAAATCGTCAAGCTGTATTGGTAACTGAAGGAATGGTTCATTGGGTAATTCCTGAGTGCATTGAAGATTAATGGCAAAAAACAAAGGTAAAGAGTTTGAGCAACGAGTAAAGGCTGACATACAAAAATTAGACAATGTCAGCCTACTCAGGCTATATGATACTACCAACGGATTTAAAGGTATTAGTCAACCATGCGATTTTGTTTTATATAAATATCCAAATCAATATTTCTTAGAGTGTAAAACAACTATTGGAAATACTTGGTCGTTGCATTATACGCAATACGAAAAACAAAAAGAAATATTTGATAAACATATAAAAGGTATTCGTATTGGTGTTATTATTTGGTTTGAAAAACATGATGCAGTCATTTACCTACCGTTTGCCACAATTCAAAAAATGTTAAATGATGGAAAAGTATCCTGTAACATAAAAGATTTAAATAGTGATTATAGAATTATTCAATTACCGTCAGTAAAACAGCGTATATATATGAGTACTGATTATTCTGTGTTACAAAAACTTGAGGACGGTGATTAAATGTTATGGGCAACTAAATTAACGACACCTTATAAATATGCAATCATAAACCCTCCGTGGAATTTAGAAGGTACTATTTTATCCGATAGCGACACATGGAGTGAGTTTAGTTTAATTGATTTATTTCAGCAATCAAATATTGAATACTTGTTTTTGAAAGTTAATATTTCGGTCCTTCCCTTTGCGTTGAATGTATATAGAGAATCCACTTATGATTTGTACAATATAATTTCATGGTACAAGGTGGATAGAGTCAATATTCAAAGAGGTAATAATGAAATATGTCTTAGGAATAGATGTTATTGTGAATACTATTTGGTTTTTAAAAATCCAAATGCAACTACATTAAAAAGTTTCAGTACGCAGTGTATTTATGAAATTCCCAGTATTAATTATTACCCCGAGTGCTGGGTTGATAAATTTGTGCGACAATTAAATGAACAAGGATACAGAGGAATTATTGTAGATAACATAGGTGTAAGGGATTCATTGCTTTACATGAAAGATAAAACAGTTAAGAAAGTGGAGTTGTTTTAAAGTATGAAACAAGGTGTTAAAGAAGCTTTGAAATCCGTGGATATGACTTATAACGACTTGATTGAAATCGTAGATGACACCAAAGATAGTATACTTCAGGATGCTGATTATATCTTAGACGGATTACAACCTGATAAATTAACCAATGATTCTATACGAGACTGCATTGTTAGATTATCTTTAAAGTCATATTATTTTTCTGAAGTTAAAGACAAATCTGCTTTTAAAGCACAAATGGCAGAAACAATCCGTAAAGAAGCTTATGCAAAATCTTACGGTGCAGCTGAAGGTACAGTTGCACAAAGAGATAGCGAAGCACAATTGAATGTTTCGTGCGAAATAATTGCAGAGGAAATCCACAATTTAATGGCTGCTTTATTTAAAACAAAATTAGACGAAATTCACAGAGTTATTGATGCTCTAAAAACAGTGTTAATGTCAAGAATGTCAGAATCAAAACTAATTAATAATGATTTACAGTGAGGTAATTAAATGACTGTATTTGAAATTGCTAAGAAATTAAACCGAGCCTATAAGAATGAAAAACTTGCTTTAACTGCTGATGTCGTTCCAGAATATGAACGACTTGCAAGCGGAAATTTAGGTACAGATTTTCCTTTATATGGAGGGTTACCTTATGGTAGATTAGTGTCTATATCAGGTAAAGAGCATAGTGGTAAGACGACTGCTGCTTCTTTATTTATGGCAGCATATCAAAGAGCTAATCCAGATAAGACTTGTATTTATGTTGATGTAGAACATTCTTTAGATAAAATTTTCCAAACATCTATGACTGGGTTAGATTTAACAAAGCTAATATATTTCAATCCTGAGCGCATGAGTGGTGAACAAATTCTAGACGCTATCCTTGAATTTGAAGATAGCGACGATGTTGGAATGATTATTCTTGATAGTGTTCCTGCTTTAGTTTCTGCTCGCGAATATGATAGTGATGTTGAAAAAGATTGCGGTATGGCAGGTAATATGGCAAAGCCTTTAGGTAAATTTATTCGTAAAATGCTTGACCAACTAATGGCAAAAAATAATATTTTGTTAATTATCAATCAAGTTCGTGTATCTGGCATCACATTCACAGGTGCGCCTATCTATACTGAACCAGGAGGGAGTGCAATTGCATATTATGCTTCTTTAAAACTTCGTTTCGGTACTCGTACCTTTACGCAAGGCGATAAGGTGGATTGTCGCGATGGTGAAAATGCAGATGGTTTTAGACTAATGTTTGCAACAACAAAAAATAAGACAGCTTCAACACAGCGCGGTGGAGGCTTTATGACTTTTAGGTATGACACCGGTTTAGACTGGGTAACTGATTTGTTGGAAGTTGCAATTAAGTTTGAATTTATTCAACGACCGAATAATATGACTTATATATTAGTAAATTTACAAACGGGTGAGCCTTATGTAGATGAAACTGGACAACCTTTAAAATTCGTCGGGAAACAGAAATTAAAAGATTTCTTAAGGAATAATGTGGAATTTCAGAATGAATATATCAGGATGTTAAATGAGCACATTTCAGCTCACTCAAATCAATATAAGAGTTTGTTAGATTCCAGGCAATTGGCGGAAATTACAGCAGAAGAAAATAGCTGTAATAAGGAGCAACAAAAAGAAGACTAAATTAAAAGCTGCTACAGATTGTAGCAGCTTTTGTTGTATTATTCATGTGCTCATGTTAATATTAATTGTGGTGATTTAATGGCTAAAAGAATTATACGAGAGGATAAGAAGAAACCTACAAGGTCTTATTCAAAAGCTCAAGAAACAAATGTCGCTAAAAAGTTGAACGGTAAATGCACACCTAATAGCGGAGCAACTAAATTTTCAAAAGGAGATGTATTAACAGAGAAATTTACATTGGAATGTAAAACGAAAATGTCAGAAAGTAATTCTATTACACTGCATAAAGATTGGTTAACTAAGAATGAAAAAGAATGTTTATTTATGGGTAAATTATACTCTGCATTGGTATTTAACTTCGGTCCGAATCAAAAGAACTACTATGTAATTGATGAATACTTATTTCAGGATTTAGTTGACTATTTAAATTCAAAGGAGAACTAATGGATATAGAGTCAATAAAATTGTGGCAGAAGTTTAACTGTTATAATTTTGTAGAAAGTAGTCATCAATATTATTATTATGATACTCCCGTGAAAACATCAGTAACTACATGGATTGGTAAATTCTTTCCTACTTTTGATAGCGATAATATAAGCTCTAAATACGCTAAAAAGCATAACTTAACTCAAGAACAAGTTTTGGAAGATTGGAAAAGAAAGGCAGATATATCGGCCACTTCCGGAACTATTATCCATAGTTGGTTAGAAAATGCTAAAAGAGGAAAAACTTTTGAAATTGATTACTCTGTTGCAGATAAATTAAATGTTTTTGAAGAAGTTAAAGAAAGAGTAAAAATTCTTTTACCTAAAGCAAAAGCATTTCATAAAGATACTTTAGGTAAATTATATCCAATACAATTAGAATATACGGTAGGTATAGAAGATTACATTGCAGGAAATATTGATATGTTATGTTGGAATGATTATGCTAAAGAATTTCAGATTTGGGATTATAAAAATACAAAAGAAATTTCTACAAATAATCCGTGGGGAAATAAATGCTTAAAACCTTTTCAATATTATGCGGATTGTTCGTTAGTTCATTACTCTATTCAGTTAAATACTTATAAATATATATTGAAAAGACAGCTTGGAATTAATATCGGAAGTATGTATTTAGTACATTTTAATTACACTAAAAAAGACGATACATTCAAAGTTTTTCAGTGCCAAGATATGCAAAATTTAATTGGAAATGAAATTGAAAGTTTAGTAGCAAATAAGTTGTAATTTAATATAAGGTACTGTATAATATAGGTACAAAATAAAACAAAATGGAGGATATTTCCAATGAAAAAGCGCGTGTTATTAAAAATGAATGACAATCAACTGGATGCTTTAATCAAAATCCAAGGTACAGATTTAGACCGTAAGCGTAAACTTACCAATAAAATGATAAAGAACATTCGAAAGAAGTACAGCAAAGGTAAAACTTTGAAAGAGTTAGCAGAAAAGTATTCTGTAACCTGTAAAACTATTCGTTACTGGGTAGATGAAAACTATAAGCAGCGTAGATTGTCGGCAAACAATCATACACACTACGGCAAAGTTCAGACTGTCGCGGATAGAGCTGCTTACAAAAGGCAGTTAGTTTCGGCCGGTAAAGTAAAAGCATAGGAGGATAAATAATGAGAGAGCCTTTAACAGAAACAGAAATTCAAGAAAATAAACAAGAGTTTATCAAAATTTTAAAAGATGTTAAACGAAAAGATGCTAACATTGACGAGTTGCTAACTCGGTTAGAAGATTCTGACTTCTATTATGCCCCTGCTTCTACCAAATATCATGGAGCATATAAAGGCGGTTTGTGCGACCATTGTTTAAATGTGTATTATAATCTAATGCACCTGGTTAAGTACACAGACGGATATATTCATGATTTAGCTCCAAGTACTGAATCTATTGCAATTGTAGCCTTACTTCATGATTTAGATAAAATTAATAAGTATAAAATTGGGGTACAAAACGAAAAAGTCTATTGTGAAAACGGTAGTAAGCACGACGAACTGGGTAATTTTGATTGGGTAAGTCGTTATGTGTACCAAACAGTTCCAGATGAAGAACGAATGGTGTATGGTAACCACAAAATGAACTCAGAATACTTAATTCGACAATTTATTCCGTTAACAAAAGAAGAAAGTGTCGCTATTTTGCATCATATGGGAAGTATGAATTTTGATAGTGCAAAAGATAATATTGGCTCTGTTTATAACAAATATCCACTTGCTGTGCTGCTTTACATGGCAGATATGATGAGCACTTATATTAACGAGGCACACTGATACATGAATAAAATTATAAAGCGCGAGCTAGAAAAAGTTCGCGCTAATATTGAATATGACGATAATACAACAAAAATTATAATTCCAAAAGATACCAATAAAGTAAATGATGTGTCAGAACAATTTGTATTCCAAATAGGAAAGTCTTATAATATAGTTATTGCAGGTTATGTTATTAATGAACCTGAAGGATTTACTCTATCCTCAAATTGGAACGGGGGTAGAAAACCAAAAACAAATTCATTAAATATTTGTGTTACTAAAATATTGGGAAAAATGTTGCAGTTTGATGGTTGTGGTTTTGATTTGAAAACAAATACTACCACAACTGATTTATATCAGAAATTCTGGTTGCCTAGAGCAGCAATCTTAAGAGCAAAGGAGATTTAGTTAATGGCAGAAGCATGGGCAACAAAATACAGACCTAAAAAATTTGAAGATGTTTGTGGCCAAAGCAGTATTCTAAAAATACTTAAGAAACAAATAGAACTACAACAACCAAAACATTCCTATTTAGTATGCGGACCTTCCGGCTGTGGTAAAACAACTACCATGAGAATTTTTGCAGCTGAATTAAATGGTAGTTATAATGGCTTAGAAGAACTTGACGCCGCGTCTAATAACGGTGTAGAAAATATTCGTAATATTATTAAATCAGCCCAAGAGCGTTCAATTAGTAGTAAATATAAAATTATTCTTGTCGATGAATGTCATGCATTGACCAATGCTGCATGGCAGGCACTTTTAAAAACTATTGAAGAGCCTCCAGAATTTACAATTTTTATTTTCTGCACTACAGACCCGCAAAAAGTTCCTGCGACTATTGTGAACAGATGTCAAAGATTTAATATCAGTAAAATCAGTACTGATAAAATTGTTGATAGATTAAGATATATTTGTGAACAAGAAAATTTACAGAATTACACAGAGTCGATTGAGTACATTGCTAAATTGTCAGACGGTGGTTGTCGAGATGCTATTGCTACATTGGAAAAAGTTGCTTCATACAGCACGGATTTAAACATGAATAACACTTTAGAAGCATTAGGAAGTTATTCATATGATATGTTCTTTTACTTAGTAAACAATATTATTGACGGTAACGAAGCAGATGTTTTAAAAACAATTTCTGAGATTTATTATAAAGGAAATGATTTAAAATTATTTGTTGATAGTTTCTTTAATTTTTGTCTTGATGTGACTAAGTATTGTTTATTTAAATCTACTGATTTAATTCAAATTCCGTCAATGCATGAAGAGCAATTGAAAGGCTGTACTAATTTTGATAATTCCTCTAAGTGTTATATGTATATTGTAGATAAATTGCTTCAGTTAAAATCAGATATCAAAAATGATACATCAATTAGAACTACTGTAGAAGTTGCTTTTTTACACATGACAAGGTGGGAATAAATGGTTGGACAAAAAAAGTTACTTAATTCTTTACAGCAATTAATTCGGAACAATAAATTTCCAAGAACTTTGTTGTTAGTGGGAGAAGATGGATGTGGTAAAAATACTTTAAGTCAAGAATTAGCATCTATCATGGATTTACCTATTAAGGATATTACAGAATTATTGTCATCAGAATTAATTGACGAAATTTATTTAAAACCTACACCCGAGATTTATATTATTAAAGCTGATGATATTACTATCAAAGAACAAAATATGATTTTAAAGTTCATTGAAGAACCTTTAAAAAATGCATATATATTTTTACTTTCAACATCTACAAGGAAATTGTTACCTACCATTATAAATAGGTGTCAACCATATTATTTTGAAGCATATTCAGAAAAAGAGTTAAAATCATTTTTAACAGATAATATTGACCAAAGAGTGTTAGAACTTTGTACCACTCCAGGAATGATTTTACAGGCACAACAACAAAGTAGTTCAGAAATGTATAATCTTGCTGAGAGTATTTTTCTGAACATACACAAAGCAAGTTACTCTAATGCATTAACATTAGTTAATAAATTTAAATATAAAAAAGACGAAAAAGAAGATAAGTTTGATTTTGACTTTTTTCTGAAAATATTAATTCCTGTATCTGTAAAATATTACGAAAATAAGTACATTACATTTCAGGAATATACTTTAGTCAAAGAATTATTTAGTAAATGCTTAATTGCACATATCAATAAAAAATATTTATTTGAGCAATTTATAATTAATTTGAAACGAGGTAAGGATGTTTGTTAAAGTTTGAAGATGTTAAACAGTCAATTACTGATAACTGTTTTAATTATCCATTTATTATTTTTCAATATTCCGACAATCCTTATATTGCATATCAATATGTGAATGAAATTTCAAAGCAAACAAATAAACCTTTAAATTATATTGATAACTTAGAAAGTATAGAACATAATATAGTAGATATTTTTGGAACAAATAATATTGATGACGGTATAAAAGTCTATAGTTGCGAAGTATTCAATAGTTTGTCTGACAATTTAATTCGTCAAGACAATTTAATTGTTATATGTAAAAAAATTGAAAAAAGTAGTCAAACAAAATTTGAAGAAAATATTTGCAAATTACCAAATTTGGAATTGTGGCACCTAAAAGATTTTGCATATTCATTAGCGGAAGGTGTAGATACAAAAGAACTTGATTGGTTGATTGAGGCTTGTAATAAAGATATTTATAGGCTGAGCAATGAACTTGATAAATTAAAATTGTTTAGCGCTCAAGAACAAAAATATCTTTTTGACGACATGAAATTTGAAGGGGCATTTCGGGATTTATCAACTTTTAATGTGTTCAACATCACAAATTCGGTTACAAGTAAAGATTTTAATACTTTGACAAATGCATTAAAAGAAATAAAAAGCTTTGATGCAGAACCATTAGGAGTTGTAACATTATTGCATGATTCATTTAAAAAACTGATTCTTGTTCTTTTAGCAAGCAATCCAACAGAACAAAACACAGGTTTAAAATCAAATGTAATTTATGCAATTAAAAAGTCTCCGTGTATGTTTAATAAAAATCAAATTCTAGATGCATTTCAATTTTTAAATAGTATTGATTTTATGTTAAAAAAGGGTAAGATAGAAATTCCGTGGTTAATTGATTATACTATATGTAAGGTGTTAACTATATGAGCAAAATATTAATTTATTCAGACAACCATTTTTGTTCATATAGTTCTATTCTTAGAGGAAGAGGAAAGAAATATTCATTACGATTAGAAAATCAATTAGCTACTATGAGCTGGTTAAAAGATATCGCAGAACAATACAGTTGTAATTCTATGTGGTGCCTTGGTGATTTTTTTGATAAATCTACCTTGAATTCAGAGGAACTTGCAGCACTTTCAGAAATTGAATTTCCTAATTGCACTCAACATTTTTTAGTTGGGAATCATGAAATGGGTTTAAGGGACAGCTCCTTTTCCAGCGCACATACCTTCTTGTTAAATAATGACTGCGAAGTGTATGATAAACCTGCAATTCTTGCAATTGACAATACCTTAATTTATGTACTACCTTACCAATTGAACACATCTTCAGAACCTAACGCTGTTGAGTATTTTCCTAATATAGATAGTTCAAGGTTTAATCATAAACTCTTATTATCCCATAACGATTTGAAAGGCGTGAAGTTTGGAAACTTTGTTTCAAAAACAGGGTTAGATATAAATAAGCTGTCAGAAAATTTTAATTTAACAGTTAATGGCCACTTGCATAACCATGGTTTAATTGAACATAATGTTATAAATATAGGAAATATAACAGGTCAAAATTTTGGAGAAGATGGGTTTAAATACAAACATTACGCAATGATTTATGATTGCTGCCTAGGAACTTATGAATTAATTGAAAATCCTGTGGCGCTTAATTTCTTTCAGTTAAATCTTATAGGAAAAGATATTGACTATATAAACAAAATATCTCCTAAACTATCCAATGGCGTTTGCATTATAAAGTGCGATGAAAAAGATTTTAAATATATTAACTATAGGTTTAACCCATCTTGTGACGATGAGCAAATGAGAAATATTCATTGTCCTAAAAATTGCAATATTGTTCAATGTAGAGTAATTGTGGAGAATAGAATTGAAGACACCGAAACCTTATCTACCAATAACCAAAATTTGAATTATAATGAAATTTTAAAGACCTACTTGTTAAATAAGTACCCCAGCACTATCTGCATGGAAGAAGAAATAAACGAGGTCCTGAAAAGATGAAGTTAACATTTAAAAATTTAAAGATTCAAAACTTTATGTCCATCGGTGATGCTGAACTTGATTTGCAAGAAAATAATTTTGTACTTGTAAAAGGAGAAAATAATAATTTACAAGATGTTGCAGGTTCTAATGGTTCTGGTAAAAGTTCTATATTTGATGCTATTGTATGGTGTTTAACAGGAGAAACTTCAAGAGGCACAAAAGACATCGTTAATATACACGGCACAGACGGAGCTTATGTGGAATTAACATTCCTTGAAAACTTAAATAAATTTAAATTAGTCAGAACGAAAAACCACTCAAAATACGCTACTAATCTTTACATTTATATTAATGACGAAAATAAATCTGGTAAAGGAATTAGAGATAGCGAAAAGCTTTTAAAAGAATACCTACCTGAATTAACTTCTTCTTTAATAAGCAGCGTAATTATTATAGGTCAAGGTATGCCAGCAAAATTTACCGGAAACAGTCCTGCCGGAAGGAAAGAACTGTTAGAAAAACTTAGCGCAACAGATTCAATTACAAATGAATTTAGAGAATCTGTAACTTCACGATTTAACAAACTTACTGGGTTACAAAGAAACAAGGAAAATGAATTGTTAGTAAAAACTACCAATTTAAAAAACTATAAAACCCAGTTAGAAGAAAAAAATTCTCGTAAGTCAGAACTTGAAAAAATTTCAGAATATAAAAATATCCTACAAGAAAAGAATAAAGAAAAAAGTCTGTTCTTTTCTGACTTGGAAGTTCTTAAAGAACAGTACACCGCAGCAGAAAAAAATTTAAACACTTTCAAAAGCGAGTTACAAAATATTCAGGAAGTACAAAATAAGGATGTTTCTAAAATAAAAGAAACTTACTTTGAACAAGAAAAAGAGTTATGTAGTAGTATAGAACGAACTGCTGCAGAAATGGAATTTCAAAAACAAGAATTGATTAAATTAAATTCAATTGTTGATATTTGCCCTACCTGCGGACAAAAATTATTAAATGTTCACAAACCAGATACGACAAATTTGCAAAATAAAATATTTGAATTGGAAAAAAGCTATAAAAATTTAAATGAACAACTTAAGTCCTGTCTATTCTTACGAGATACCGAGATAAATAAGGTTTTATCCCATTACCAAGTGCTAATTAACAGTAAAAAAGAAAATGCAGTAGAAGCCGAAAAAACCGTGTATATGGCAGAGAAACAAATTAAACAAAAACAAGAGCAATTAAATAAGGTTGAGTCAGATATATCTGGACTAACATTTTTAATTAACGAGTTAGAAAAAATTTCTGTTACAGTCAACACAGAAATTAAAAATCTACAAGAAAATATTAATACTACAAATGAATCTTTAAGCTGCATAGAATTAGAGTTAGCAGACTTAAAACAAAGAATATCCTGCAACCAAATTATTGCAGCAGAATTAAAACGGGATTTTAGAAATTATATGTTATCATCCACGATAGAATGTTTAAATCTGTTTTCAAAACAATATTCCAATACAATTTTTTCAAATAAAGAAGTACAAATTATTCAAAATAAAAATACTATAGATGTATTGTTTGGGAACATTAAATATGAAAACTTGTCTGGAGGAGAAAAGCAGAAAGTAGATTTAATTATTCAATTCTCTATCAGGGATATGATGCAGCAAAGATTAGGATTTAGTTGTTCCATTTTGGTGTTGGATGAAATATTCGATAATCTTGATGAGATAGGTTGTAAGAAAATTATCGATACTATTTCTCAAAAATTAACAGATATTAGCAGTATATATATTATATCTCACCATGCAGATGAGCTGGATATTCCAGTAGATAAAGTTATTACAGTTTCAAAAGACGAGCATGGAATTTCTAATTTGATGTGATGTTATGCTATACAGAAGACCTAATGGGTTAAAATATGGGCAAATGACTGAATATGTAGATAATGCTATTCGGACCAACGATTATGATGAAAATGCACTGTTTGAATATTTATTCTTAATCGTTTATGCGCTTGCCTGGTCAGATAAGATGTTTAATAACAAATATGATTATGATGATTTTTGTGTATATAGTGCGACAAGAATATTTAACAAAATTAGAAACCCTAAGCAAACAAAAATTGATAACATATCAGCATTTTTAGTTACCTCTATAAGATTTTTAAAATATGATTTTATGAGAAGTGACTATTATAAAGGGTATATTATAAAAGACGAAAAATACCCTGTAAGTTATAATTTTAACTCTATTCTATACGGAGGAATTGATTCAATACAATTAAAAGATTTCCAAGTCACTTTAATGGACATTTCAAGGACTTGCAAATCATTTTTAAAAAAATTACCTTATAATACTAAAAGCGTTCTGTGGTTAAATTTATATACCAGTGTAATGCTTACTTTTTTAAATATAGTTACTGTATCTAAATACGATGTTAGAATGTATATGTATGCAAAAAAACATGGATTATTAAACGGAGACAGACTAAACAAAATGGTTCAGTTAAGTTTTGAAGACCCTAATGCAGGAATGTTATTTAGATTAGATAATAAATACTATAATTTAGTTGTGGTTCTTGCAAGACAATTAAGACACATAATCGCTAAAGAATTATCAGAGTCGTTAAAAACAGAAATAACAGATGATTTTTTCTTGGTAGGAGATTACTACATGGGAGATGTAATTCATTTAGATGGATATAAAGAATGATTTAAATAAATTAAAAACAGAAGATATATATAGTATTATGCTGTTCGTACTTTTTAAAATAAACGAAACAAATGAATACTCTGCTATAAGTCAATTATCTTATATTCTTGATAAAGAATCTTTATTAAAACTGTGTGAGTTTTACGGGGGTCTAACTATAAAAATTCCTACTATAAGTGAATTAGAATTGGTATACACAGCGCTTTTAATGTTTCAAAAAGTAGACATAGAAAGGTTAAGCGAGCAAGAGTTTCTGAGCAGCGTTCAGTATGTAGGTAAAAAACAGCATAAATTAATTTCAACATACCATGAATTAAAAGAAATTTTAAAAGATTTCGAATTTAACTCTTAAGGTGGAAATATATGTTTATGTACCATCTAAAAAATATTCATAATGATTTAAATAATCATAAAAGAGACAGGCATACAATGTTTTTATCATGTGTAGAAAATCGTCTTGAGCAATCATTTAATAGCTATTTTCACGATATTATTTTAAGTGAAACAAATCTATCAAATAAAAATGCAATGTCTGTATTAAAAATGCATTTAAGAGGTAAAAGATGAATAAGTTGATGGAGGATTTTGGCAATATAACTTCACTGCCAAACAGTGCTTTAAATCATGCAGCCAATATAGCTACGGAAATTATTGGCCATTATGTTGCAGAAATGAAATTAGATAAGAAAACAGAAACAGTCATTGATTTGATGATTGGCACTTTAACAATAAATATATCCGAAGGTATTAAATATAAATTTATACCTAATATGCAACTTGAAAAAACAATTAAAAAAGCGTATAAAACAAGTGAAAGCCCATTAACCAATCACATTGAAAACACACTGTGTAAAAGTGTTGATAAGTTATACAAGGAGATGTTGTAGTGAAAGAAGATAATAGTCTTAATGAAACATCTTTAGATACCACAAAAATAAATAGTGACAATAAAGAATTAACTCAACAATTATTAGATTGCAAAGATTTAGATAAGGTGAAAGAGCTTACAGCCTTATTTAATTTAAATGCACAGAAAAAATCTGCGGTAAGAATTTTAAAAATGAATAATTTGTTGGATAAGGTAACTAACGAAATTATAGAGCGGTTTGATAATAGGTCTCAAACATTTACAAATGATGACCTATTAAAATATATGCAGGTGGTAGAAAACTCAATTGATAAGTCATCAAAAACCTTGGGTATGGTAGAAGATACTCCTGCAATACAGCACCAGCAAAATAATCAAGTTAATATTCAAGTAAATGAACCTGGATTAAATAGGGATAGTAGACAAAAAGTTTTAGATGCTGTTAATCAAATTCTACAGCAAGCAAAAACCTCGGATAAAGATATTGATATTAAGGAGATTACAAATGAGTAATATTTATCGAACAGAAGAACTACAAGAGGCGCTTACAAAAAGTGAGAACGAAAGTGTTCAGGATTATCTTCAAAGGGTATACTACTTAAAATTAGTAAATAATGTATGTACCTGGAAAGAACTTACTCCTATTTTAAATGAGCAATTAGGCGAACACAAAGATGAGTCCGCATACCGTCGGCAAGCAATACGATGGAATAAAAAAATGGTGGACGAGTACACAGAAAAAGATGTCACTGAAAAATCAATAAGCGACTTAATTCTTGAATACAAAAAAGAGAGATATAAATTACAGGAAGAAAGAACACAAAATAATTCTTATATTCGTAGATTATCCAGAGAAGAAACTTTAAAAGAAATCGCTGAAAATGCAGCTAATACTATTAGTTCAAAAAAGTTACTTTATATAAATAACAAAGACCCTTATAAATATTCATTAAAACCAAATGCAGCAATTTTAATGATTAGTGATTGGCACTATGGGTTAGAAACAGATAATTTCTTTAATTTTTATAATCCAGAAGTTTGTAAAGAACGAGTTTCTACATTAAGAGAAGATGTGATTTCTTATTGTAAATTCCATTCCGTGAAAAAATTAATTGTTGCAAACCTTGGGGATTTAATTTCTGGTCGTATTCATTACACTTTAAGATTAGAGTCAAGGGAAGATTGTATTTCTCAGATAATTGAAGTAAGCGAAATGGTTGCAGAACTTTTGTCAGATTTATCTAATGAAGGTTTTGACATTGATTATTTTGATGTGCTAGACAACCATTCAAGGCTCGAACCTAATAAAAAGGAATCAATGAATTTAGAGTCGTTAGCAAGAATTGTTCCGTGGTATTTAAAACAAAGATTAAAGGATTTTAAAAATATTACTATCAACTCAAATACCTATGCAGATGATATAATGTCATTTAAATTATTTGACTTTACTATTGCAGGTGTACATGGCCATAAAGATAAACCGGACCAAATTATTAATAATTTGTGTAATATGACAAGACATCGTAATGATTTAGTATTGTCTGCGCACTTACACCATTTTCATTGTGATGAAAGCCATGAAACAATGAGGGTTTCTAACGGGAGTTTAATGGGTGTGGATTCGCACACTCAGGATTTAAGATTATCTAATAAAGCATCACAAACATTAATTATTGTAACGCCCGATAATGTAACTCACGCAATATACAAAATTAATCTAAATTAGTTGTATAATAAAATAATTAGATAGATAAAGGAGAATGTTTATGAAATTTTATTCAGAACAAACCAAAAAGATGTATGACTCACAGGAAGAGCTTTTAAAAGCTGAAAAAGAATTTTTAAACAAGAAGGATAAAGAGCAGTTAGAAATTGATAAAGCTAAAAAAGCTTACGAGTCCGCAATCAAAAAATCAACCGATTTAAGAGAAGCGCAAAAAAAGTTAAACGATTTTATCTTAAAAGAAAAAGAAAAATTTGATAAAGAAGCAAGAGAAAAGATGTTTGCGATGCAGCTAAAAGTTTCACAAGCTGAGCATGAAGAACTACAAGCCAGTGAGAATTTGCATAAATTAACAGGAAAGGCAAATCATGCTGATTGGATTGACGCTTTCTTAACAATGTTTGAAATGCTTTGAAAGATAACTGTTTGATGTGTGTATAAAGTATTAAGCCCTTATAGAGTTATCTCCATAAGGGCTTTTATTTTTAAAGGAGAATGTAAAAATGAAAAGAGATTTTGACCGCTATTATAATCAAGTGTATCTTCAGTACAAAGAATTGCAAGATAATTTAAAGGAGTTATCTGAAGAGTTAGATAAAGGTATGGTTACACCTGAACAGGTACAGCAGCTTAAAAGCACTTTATCACCCGTTGTAACCAATTACCAAACATTAAGTTATATAAAATACTTGTTAGATTTACCTGCCAAAAAATCAAAGAAAAACAGGTTTAAAAAGCAATCTAATTTAGTAAATATTTCAAAGGATTACAATGGAGATAACTTGTTAAAACAAAATAAACTAATTTTAGAAAACAGTATTAATAAATGGAGGAATTAAAATGAAAGAACTACTAAATAAATTAGGGATTACACAAGCTGGATATTTTAGTAAAGATAAATCTTATATTATTGATTTCGAAGATGACAAAGAATATAATAAAGCGTTCAGCCGTATTGATAAAAGCAATTTATTAGAAGAAGACCCTGATACAAGTGTAATAAATACTAATGTTTCAAACATAGTCTACACCAATGACAATTTTATTTTAAATATGATTGCAGATTTTGATTCTGACACATATAAATTAGTAGTAAAAGAAATTTAAAGGAGACAGATGACTAATGGGTATTATTAATTTTAAAGAGGCTTTGAAAGAACAAAAAATTATCACGGATTACAATAAATTATCCGAAAGAAGTAATGAAGTTGATTTAACCAAAAAGGGAAGTGAAGTACAAGACATTACTCTAAAGTTAAAAAATACTTTAAGAGCTAATAAAGATATGTGTGGTTTATCAGCACCTCAAATTGGATATTATAAAAGAATTATTTGTCTTAAATTTGGTGATGAGATTAGAACTTTTATAAACCCTTTAATTGAAGGCGTTGAAGGTTACGAAATGTCTTTAGAAACTTGTCACAGTATTCCAAATAAAAAATTCATTCGTATCCGTAATAGCAAGATAAAAATTACCTACCAAACACCGCTGGCTAAAATTGAAACTGTGGAGTTAATCGGAATGGCTTCAAAGGTAATGCAGCACGAAATTGACCATTTAGACGGGTTGCTATTAAGTGATGTTGGTTTTGAAGTAGACGAGCAGTGGGATAAAGCTTCTGAAAAAGAAAAGCTGGAAGTAATTAATTATTATTTGGATAGTATTGATTTATTGTCAAAAGAAGTAGACAAACAAATTGAAACAGATGAAGAAGCTAAAATGATTAAAGATGGTATTCGTTTTATTAACAGCGTCAAAGATGGTACAACTAAACTTGAAAGAATTCCATTGACCGATAAAGAGAAAAAAGTTATTGAAGAGTACAAAAAGGAGTTATTAGAAAGTGAACACAATTCTTGATACTATATTAAATATTCCTGTTAGAATAAACAGGGGAAATACCGTTCCAAGCACTTTAAAAGAAGGAGAATTGTTTGTCATTACTTCTGGTGCTAATGCAGGATATTTGTATGCAGGTGACACTACTCAAACTGTGAAGGGTATTAAATCAGAATATAGTAACAGCTCTGGTAGTATTGTAGATACTACCTCTCCATCAAATTTAAATATTGCAGTAGGAAATACTACTCAAATTATAAACGGATTTAATCTTGATAATGATGGTACCTTATTACATAGCCTTGCACTATCATTAATTAGTCCTTATTTAAATAATACTAAACAATTAAACATAAATGCCGCCCTCTATGGTACATCTGACCCATCTCCTGACAAAGGTGCAGTTGGAGATGTGTATTTTAAGGTGAGTAAATAATGGATTATAAAGTTTTAGAATGTAATTATTATGTTAACAATCAGTTTAAAGGTAGCATAAAAGTATTTTTAATTCTAAGAACATTTAATACAGATGAAAAGGGTAAGTATCTTTCAAACAATCAAATAAGATTTCAGATTTACGGAGTAAAAGTAAGAGGTAAAAACTTAACACTTCCCAATAGTTTAATTTTAAATTATTGGTTAGGTAACAATTCTGACCGTTCAAAATGTACTATCTTTCATGATATGATTGGAGCAAAACTTGATTTAGTAGGAAAGACTATTAATGATGGCAATGTTTCCTGTACATACGGTATATGGTCTGACAAACCTGGAACATATCCCTTGTCAAGGCAAGCTGTATTTACAGTATCAGGAAATTCTTGGCCTATTTATGTAGGATATAAGGTTTATGCAGGTGCTCCTGGTAATGTTACAATAGCAGGAGATACTTTTAATTTAGGTTCAGGTGAGTCGGGATTCGGTAGATTTATAGGAAATAATATCCCTTACATTAACTGCAATTGGTATCAATGGAACCAATCCGGAAAAATTTGCTATGTTGACATACACTCTAAAAATAATGTTAAATTTACAAAAAGTTATATTAATTGGGGAGTAGCTTCTCAAAAAAATAACGAAAATACTGTCAATAATGTAATTGAACAAAAAAGACATGGTGGATATATCGCGCATAATAGAGCGAGTGTTCCTATTGGTGAATATAGAGCTCCCAATATATGGGTGACTACTTCTGATTCTTGGATGTTATCCAACGCAATTACATTGCCATTTGATTTTAGACTACCAAATATTTATGACTTTGGATACACAAAGAACGCAGATAATTATAATAAAATTCTAATATCTGCAGATGTGTCAGATGTAGGTAGCAATGAAATTTTCAATGCTTATTGGCAAAATAAATTTATTGGTAAATATACTTCTAATACATTAAAAGATATTTCTGTGCCTGTTGATAAAGACACAAAGAAATCATACGAATTAAAAGTTGCAAGAATAAATGACGGAATAGCGGGATATTCAAACCTTATTGGAACATACAATGTAACAGTTGATATGACCCAGTACCCAATTAATTTAACTGCTAATGTTGCTGGAAATGTGTGCGAATTTACCGCAAATTTTGTTGACCCTGCCGTAACTGGTATTTCTTGGAGAATTTCTTATATGCTTAAAAGTGATGTATCAGATGTTACTGTTATTAAAAGAATAGAAACTTCAGATGCAAACACATGGTCCGGAACTATATCAGGTTTAAAATCTGGAGGAACCTACATTTTTCAAGTAGACGCTATTGCTACCGTTAATCATATGCGAAGCTATTCAAATACGATAGAATATTCTATATTGTCTGGAGCTTATGTGTACACAGATGGTGGAACAGCAAAACCTTCAACAGTATTTGTAAAAACAGACACTGGCTGGAAGCCTGCAACTCCGTACATCAAAACGAAATCAGGATGGAAGCCTTGTGTTTAAGGAGATGAAAAATAATGAATAAAATAACTCTTTCCGGATACATCAAAGATATTGAGGAATCACATAAAATTGAAGATATATCTTTTAGCAAAGCCAGGATTATAACCAAAAGAGAAAATGGTTTAGAAGATGCTATAAGCATCAAATTTAAATCCTTGTCTAATAAATATAAGGAAAATGACTTAATATCTATCACAGGTAATATCCGGTCATACTCACATAAAGTCAATGAAAAAAATAAAGTAGATATTTATGTTTTTACTTATTTTGATGTACCGGAACAACCGTTAGAAAATGAAGGTGTTATTGACGGTAGAATTTGTAAAATGAATACTCTTAGAACTACAAGGAATGGCCGACATAATGTTCATTTTATACTTGCAAATAATATTTACTGTCAAGATAATAAAAGTAGATTAAATTCTTATATTCCTTGTATTGCATGGGGAAAATTAGCTAAAGAAATTTGCAAATTATCTCAGAGTACAAAAGTAAAATTAAAAGGTCAATTGCACTCAAGAGAACACAGAAAAGTGTTAGAGAATGGTGAAATAGAATTACGAGTAGCTCATGAGTTCTTAGTCACTGAATATAAGGTGATTCAATGAAGGTTTATAATTACCTTTACGAAGAAAAGCCTTTAGGGCAATTAAATTTGGAAACTAATGATACATTCTGTATTGAAGCTACCAATGATGATGGGTTTGCTTATTATCTCATCGTTAAAACCGTATATGGTGTTACAGAAATTATTGAGTATGGCCCATTACTAATTGATTTTGATGAACTGCCTGACAATGTCATGTACACATATCATAAAAGTGATTATAATTCAGGAAGGATAGACAAAACAATTGAAATGTTTTTGAATGCACCTAAGAAACTAATTACACAGGCGAGAGAAGTTACTTTGAAATATGCAAAATCAAAAATTAAGAATTTAGTGGATGTGATAGAAGATGATTCATAAAGAAACAATTAAAGACTGGACTGGAAAAATTATTGGATTCGTAGAAACAGATTCAGTTACAGGAAATAAAGTAGTAAAAGATTTTTATAGACGAATAAAAGGTAAGTACATAAAAAGATTAGATAAAACCGTTGATTTTTATGGTAGACAGGTTGCTAAAGGAGACCAAGTTCTTTTATTACTTAATAAGTAAAATAATTGGAGCTATGATTAAGTTCATAGCTCCTTTAATTTGTATTTTTCATTAACATATACTAAAATATAGATAACAAATATTGAAAGGAGACATTTAATATGTCATTATTTAATCCACAAGAAGTAGATTTGTATGAAACTTTAACTCGTTCTCATGTAGACAACAGACGAGAACAAATCGCTACAGCTTTCAAACGGTGTATGCAATGCAAAAGTTTTCACAATTGTAGAAACCACGAAAATCCTACTTGTGGTGCGTTCACTCCTCGCCACTAAATATTGTATGTTATAATACATAGAAAGGAAGTGATAACATGGTTACTCTTTATTCAACAGGATGTCCGATTTGCGAAGTTTTAGTTGAAAAATTAAAATCAAAAAATATTGATTTTATCATCTTTGAAGACATTGTTGCAATGCGTAAAAAAGGCATAACCACTGTACCAATGCTTGAAGTAGACGGAAAATTATTAAACACAAAAGAAGCAATGGAGTGGGTCAACAATGTTAATTGATAAATATAATAATCAATATAGAAAATATGTCAACTATATTAAAAGATATAGACAAAATAGCAATGCGGCTTCTGCGAGTGAAGTTGATGCTAATGCAAATGTAGAAGTTAAGAATATATCTACCTGTGATAGCGAAATGACTAAGCGAGAAAAAATTGGTTATAATCGCTTAATGATGGCGGATAAAATTGAGGAGTTATACAGTAAAGAATTAGCTGAGGAATACTTAAGACAGTTGGAAAGTCATGAAATTTATAAACATGACGAAACAAGCATTTTTCCATACTGTGTAAGTATTACTATGTATCCTTTTTTATTCAAAGGGTTAAAAACAATAGGGTCGACTTCAGGTGCTCCAACTAATCTAGACGCTTTCTGCGGAGAATTTATTAACTTGGTATTCGCGGTTGCTGCTCAATTCGCAGGTGCTGTATCAACGCCAGAATTTTTAATGTATATGGATTATTTCATTCGCAAAGATTATGGCGATGATTATGTTGAGGTTTGGGACCAGCCTGTCACTGCTGCATTTGTAAAAAGACAAAGAACTTTAAAACAGAAGGTACAAGATTGTTTTCAGCAGGTTATTCACTCAATTAATCAGCCTGCTGCTGCAAGAGGTTTTCAAGCTGTATTTTGGAATGCAGCGTATTTTGACAAGCCTTATTTCGGAGGTATGTTTGAAAACTTCGTATTCCCGGACGGCTCTACTCCTTGTTGGGAAACAGTATCCTTTTTACAAAAACAATTTATGAAATGGTTTAATAAAGAAAGAACACACTATGAATTAACATTTCCTGTAGAAACAATGAATTTATTAAACGACGGAAAAGATTGTGTTGACGAGGAATGGGCAGATTTTGCTGCTGAAATGTACGCAGAAGGGCACTCATTTTTTACTTATACCAGTGACAGTGTAGATAGCCTTGCGTCTTGTTGCAGACTTAAAAATGAAATGCAAGATAATACATTCTCATATACATTAGGGGCTGGAGGAGTTTCAACAGGTTCCAAAGGGGTTATGACGATTAACATTAATAGGCTTGTTCAGAATGCTACAAGACAGGGTGTGAATATTTCTGACGCTGTAAAAGAACAAGTTGAAAAAATTCACAAATATCTTATTGCATATAATGAAATTGTAAAAGATAACTATAATGCTAAACTACTTACTACATATAACGCTGGGTATATTAAATTAGAAAAACAATACCTAACTATAGGGATTAATGGATTTGTCGAAGGCGCAGAATTTTTAGGAATTGATATTTCTCCTAATGAAAAATATTTTGAATATGGAGAAATGATTTTAAAACCTATATATGAAAGTAATAAAGCGGCAAAAACAGACGAGATTATGTTTAATTCAGAGATGGTGCCCGCAGAAAATCTTGGAATTAAGAACGCCAAATGGGATAAAAAAGACGGATACTTTGTTCCTCGTGATTGTTACAATAGTTACTTCTATAAAGTAGAGGATGAAACTTGTAATGTAGTAGATAAATTTATTTTACACGGTAAAAAATTAACCAAATATCTAGACGGTGGCTCTGCATTGCATCTTAATCTTGAAGAACATCTTAGCAAAGAACAGTATCGAGAGTTGCAAAGACTTGCCATTAAAACTGGCTGTTCCTATTATACGATAAATGTAGCTAATACTATTTGTAATAACTGCGGTCACATTTCAAAGCATACATTAGAGCAGTGCCCTGAATGCGGTAGCTATGATGTAGATTATTTAACACGAATCATCGGTTATTTAAAAAGAGTTTCTAAATGGTCAAAGGAACGACAAGAAGAGTCAAAGAAAAGATATTATGCTAAGGTATAAAGGGTACACCGTCACTTTTCAAGAAGTTCCGGATGAACTATCTATTGTTGTAAATGTATGCGGTTGTCCTTATCACTGTAAAGGTTGTCATTCCCCGCATCTATGGAATATTAAAAATTCACAAGATTTGTATACTCATTTAAATAAAATTTTAAATGAGTATAAAGATTATGTAACTTGTTTTTGTTTTATGGGCGGAGAATGGGATATGTCTGGAATTACTAATTGCATTTCTTATATCAAACAAAATAGTAATTTAAAAGTCTGTGTTTACAGCGGTAATGATGACTTAAAATATCTTAAACCTATTATAAATATTTGTGACTATTTAAAAACAGGGTTATACAAGAAGTCTTTAGGAGGCCTAGATTGTTCAACAACCAATCAAAAATTTTATAAAATAACAAATTCAGAATTAACGGACATTACAAGTAAATTCATAAGGTTTAGAAAATGAAAATTTTAACAAGTGAAGATAAAGTATTAGTAGAAAAAATTCGTAAAAAATTAAAAGACAACGATGGTTATTGCCCGTGTAAAATTGTAAAAAGTGAAGATACCAGATGTATGTGCAAAGAATTTAAAGAGCAAGATAAAGCGGGTCCTTGCCATTGTGGTTTATATATTAAGCAATAATTGTATTTACTATTAAAGGAGCGATGAATTATGGATTTTGAAAATTTAGAAATTGCAGAAGAAACTGTTGACTTAACTTCCGACTTTGACTGCGAAAAATTAGGTATTGATGTTAACAGCGACGAAATGACTAATGGGTTAGGAGAGGATAAGTAATGATTAAAATTACACAAATGCTTGTTCCGCAATCAAAATATAACATTAAGTGCCCGTTTGAGATGAAGCCAAAGGGCATTGCAATTCACAACACCGCTAATGATGCTTCTGCGAAGAACGAAATTACTTATATGGTTAGAAATAATAACCAAGTATCTTTTCACTTTGCTGTTGATAATACAGGTGCTGTTCAAGGTTTACCTCTTGACCGTAATGCTTGGCACGCAAGTGACGGTAAAAACGGGAATGGTAACCGTAATTACATTGCAATTGAAATTTGTTATTCTAAATCGGGTGGAGACAGATTTAACAAGGGATTTGATAATGCTGCTCAATTGGTTGCATATTTAATGAAAGCTTATGGATTTACCAAGGCTGATATTAAAAAGCACCAAGATTTCAGTGGCAAACATTGTCCTCATCGTATTTTGTCTGAGGGTACATGGGATAAATTCTTAAACCTTTGTCAATCTTATTACGATGAAGCTAATAAACCTGCACAGTCAAAACCTGCACAAACTACAGGCAAAACCTTAGTATCTCTCGCACGAGAAGTTATTGCAGGAAAATGGGGCAACGGAACCACCCGACAAAAAAATATTACCGCTTCTGGGTATAATTATAAAGAAGTACAAGACTATGTTAATAAAATTTTAAAAGGCCAAAAAGTTGATGGCTCTAAGGTAGCTTCTAAAAGTAAAACTAATTCAAAACCCGCTGCAACTCCAGCACCTGCTAAAAAAAGTAACGACGAGATTGCGAAAGAGGTCTTAGAGGGTAAGTGGGGCAATGGTGCTGACCGAAAAAAGAAACTTACCGCTGCTGGGTATAACTACGATGCAATTCAAGCTATTATTAATAAGGGTGTATCTAAACCTGGATATGTCACTTATGTGGTTAAGCGTGGAGACACTTTGTCAGGAATTGCAAAAAGATTTGGAAAAAACTACCATAAAATTGCAGCTGATAACAGAATTTCTAATCCAAATAGATTGTTCGTTGGTCAGGTATTAAAAATTTATTAAGTTAAATTTGTATGGGTGTGTATGTAAAGTATGCACCCTACCTTTATCTTAAAAGATAACCCGGTTTTTCTTAGGTTTACAGGCACTTATGTTATAAGAAGTATAATTAATGCCTGTAAGTTGTAATTTGATTTATGCCGTGTTAAAATAAAGATAATAAGGAAGGTGTTAATATTGAATCACATTAGATTAAAAGCAAAAATAAAACCGACCGCTCTAACCTATGAAAAGTTCATTAATTGTTTACAGAGCTATATTGAAGATATATTTCCTGTAACTGTACACAAAGACGAAGAAGGTATTCAGATTAAAGATGTTGACCACAAATATGCATTTACTCTTTCAGAAGAAGAGATATCTGCATTATACTACGAGGACTATTTAAAATATGGTATTGAATTTACCTATGATGTTATTGCTTCTATGATGTATCAATATTTGGATTTATGTTTTAATTCCGTATTTAAAAAATTAAACAACCAAATTAATAATAAGAAAATTCTACTTAGTTAAGAGGACTAACACCATGATTTTAAAAGAAGTAAGAAAAGAGGACGAAATATATTTTCAAGGTCCTTTTTGGATTGTAGCTGATAGCGAGATTAATATAAATAAAGGTAAATTTGAAATTATAGGAGAAAAGCTATCTGTTGACTTTACAGGTACTTATTTAAACGGTATGAATGGTAGAAAAGGTTCTACTTCTCATAAAATTCTTTGGAACAATTACCAAAATAAGTATAATAATGTTGATTTTAATTATTTTCCGCGAGGAAGAGTAAGAATTGTGAACGGCGAAGTATTTATTCATTTGAACAGCAAAGTAAATAATCCAAGAGTCGTTAACTCTATTGTTAATTTTTATGATTTGCAAAAGTTACAAAATAATATTAACATTGAAGAAGACGATTTATTGCAAGGTTCACATTATAATTTCTTGTTGAAATAAGTTGTACTTTAACGACTATTATGTTAATATAGTTACACAAAGGAGATAATAAATATGAAGAAGAAACAGACTCGAACTTTAATGGAAAAACTTGAAGGTATTTCTTTTTTAGAAAGTATTAGTCTTACTCCTGATACTATTGAGGCAATTGAAGACGCTATTGATAATCCTGAAGAAGCACATATCTTAAAAAATTGGAGTGAATTAGGACTTTGAAAACAATTATTTGGAGAAATTCTTTTAAGAAAGACTTAAAAACGGTTAAAAAGTAACCTAATTTTAATAACGAAAAATTTAAACAGTGTTATTGGATTAACAGAAAATATTAATTTAAGTTGTATTATTAATTGATATATGCTATACTAATTATAGTAAACAACACGGGGGAATGTCTGAGTGGTTTAAAGAACTGGTCTTGAAAACCAGCGACGAGAAATCGTCCGTAGGTTCGAATCCTACTTCCTCCGCCATGTATGCTCGTAAAATGGAACTAAAGCCAGTTCGAGTCTGGCAACGAGCAACAGTCGGTTTGGTAGTTTAACGCCGATAAAAAACTACCGTTGGTTTTAGTAGTTTTAATACCAATAAAAAACTACTGTCAGTTTGGTAGTTTCTAATACTGATAAAAACTACCGTAGCAAATAGACCCAATACGGAACAGATGTGATTGTTAACTAAAGACTCTGAGGTTAAAAACATCAATCTACTGTAACAAATTGTTACAGTAGACCCTACAAAGAGCAGATGTGAATGTTAACTAAGATTTCGGGGTTAAAAAACATCAATCTATTTGCTGAATTTTTACCCTGTTTTGAGAGTTATAAAAACAGTGGCCGTCAAGTTGCGGGTTATAGCCGCAAAACTTGCTGAAGTTTAGTAACCTTATGTCTGAAACAAATATAAGGCAGTAGCTAACACTGGACGGTGACTTACCACGGTGAACCGTAATCCGAGTATAAGAACTTGGGCGAAGTTAGTAAATGGAATCGGGAATATGCCAAATCGGGCATACAAGCAAGATGGGTTGTGTGGGTCAGTCTTGCATTTTGATGTACTAATTCCTATAGTGCATTAAAAATGGGTAAAATGATATTAAAAGTATTTAGTATTGGTAAGCTCCTGATACTAAAACAAAGGTTATCATTTCATATCGTCTACAGAGCGTTTAAAGTAGATATAGGTTAAACTGCCTTTGATCAGCACTACAAATAATCTGTAGGTTACTGGTTCAAGTCCAGTCGCGGGAGCCATTTGCCAGCATAGTTCAATAGGCAGAATAGTCGCCTTGTAAGCGATAGGTTGTCAGTTCAAGTCTGACTGCTGGCTCCAATATTTGGCACCATCGTCTAATAGGTAAGGACACGAGCCTTTCACGCTCGTAATATTGGGTTCGAATCCCATTGGTGTCACCAACCGGTTGCTTGATGGTTATAGTAGAGCAACGCTTGTCAGGTAATAACCAATATCTTGGACAAGGGTGCCAGCTAAGGATAAATCTGGCGCGAGCAGTACCACGAAGTCTAATCTGCTCATTTTAAAAAAATTTAAATACATCATATTCATGGTGATATTTCTATTAACTATCGTTAGGATTGCCAATAGCTATTTGTGTAATTGGTGTAATGAAAACAGCGTCGGCTATAAGTTACCTTTTAGATAACAGACCGAAGATACAAGTTTAATTCTTGTATTACACACTACAAGGTTAAAGAAATACCTAATATTTTGCAAGATATTAAAATTTCTCATGAGATGCGAAACTGCCTGAACATTATCTATTACATAATGGAATGGAAAAAGCTGTCAATGGTGTTCTGCAAGACATTAACTACAGAATGTAGAAGTAATTGTAATAGGATTACTTCTTAAATGGAACATTAGCTCAGTTTGGTAGAGCTGCCAGATTATAACTGGTTAGTCATAGGTTCAATTCCTATATGTTCCACCGTGAACTACCTATTACTAAAGTAATAAGCTTCTCCTTCGAGTAACCTACTGGTCACAGCATACAGGAGCTAACCCGGTAGTTCCTACCGTTCTTATTATAAAACCTAGGTAATAAGTCTTAGTCCTTCCTTAAGGATGTTATTTGCGGCATTTATATCTCTATCAAGTTTACTATTACAGTTTGGACAAGTCCATTCTCTAACTCCTAAATCTTTTGTAAAAGGAAACTTTTCCCCGCATATACTACAGGTTTGTGATGAAGGAAAGAATGTACTAATCTTTGATATTTGTTTATTATATCAAACTGATTTGTAATCATGATAATATGTAAATGTTGACCAGGACACATCTGCAATATTTCTTGAAAGTTTATGATTCTTAAGCATATTACTAACTTTCAAATCTTCTAAACAAATAATATCATATTCTTTTATCAATTGAGTAGATACTTTGTGTAAGAAATCTTTTCTTTGATTAGCAATGTGCTCTTGAAGTTTTGCAACCTTTATTCTTTGCTTATTGTAATTTGAACTACCTTTTGTTTTTCGAGATAGTTCTTTTTGCAACTTAACAAGTTTAGGTAAAGATTGTTTCAAATATTTAGGATTAGGTATATTCAAACCATCGCTTGTTATTGCGAAATCTTTTATACCAAGGTCAATACCTACAACAGAACCTGTTTTATCAAAAGGTTTAATATCACCAATATCACAACATATACTCACATAATATTTTCCACAAGGAACTTGTGATATAGTTGCTGAAAGTATTGTACCTTTAATAGTTAAATTATTTCTTATATTTACTATTCCCAGTTTTGGTAGTTTTAACTTCTTATTATCTATAAGTTCAATATTGTCTGAAACACATTTACAAGTATATGAAAATTTATGCGTTTTCTTACTTTTGAATTTAGGGTACCCTTTATGTTCTTTAAAGAATTTTTGGTATGCTTTGTCAAGATTTTTAAGAGCTGATTGTAATGATGTATAATCTGCTTCTTTCAACCAAGTAAGTTCTTTTTTCAATTGTGTTAAATCTTTTGCACAAGCATAATAGTTGAAAGTTTCTTTTGACTTTTCGTACAGAACAATTCGTTTTGCTAAATAGTAGTTATAGACGAATCTTACATATCCGAAATTCTTTTGAATTTGAACTTCTTGTTGTTTAGTAGGATATAGTCTATATCTAAAAGATTTATTCATCACAATCACCTCTTCTCAAACAAAATTAAAACGCTGTCTATCAAATATGTAAATGGGACCAGCAAATACATATAAAACAAACAGCGTTGAAAAACAAACTTATTAAGTTAGTTGTAAATCTGGTCCATTTACTGTATAATATATATATACAATATTATTTTTACAAAAAGAGAACTTATATCCAAGGCACTAAAGTACCTGGTTTTATGTTCTCGGAGGATAAAATAAAAAATAATTGTATGTAACTAAGGAGATTAAAAATGAGATACAAGACTTATTTTAACGAAAAAACAAATACTTTCTACACGGTATCTACTTATGCAGGTAAATCTGTAGTAGGAAAAGCTAAATGCCACGAAAAAGATGTATTTAACAAAGATATTGCAGAGACTTTATCAAAGTTAAGATGCGATTGTAAAATTGCAGTTAAAAGATTAAAAAGGGCAATGAATAAAATGCAAGAAGCAGATAAACAAGTACATCTTGCTCTTGCACAATGCAGAAATATGACAGATTATTATTCAGATTCGTTTAAAGAATACGACAAGGTAACAAAAGAACTAAATGACTTTTTGAAGTCTATTAACTAACCATTTTTCTTTTTTCCTTTCTTTATAGTGGCTGTTATTAATTTAGCAGCCACACCTTTTGCAGAATGTGGTGTAACAGAAACACGCGAAGCTTGGGACTTCGAGTAGCCGTGCAACTCGGACATTTTGCACCAAGTACGACATCCTCCCTTCATAAAAGCAGCTACTATTTAGTAGCTGCTTTTACTTTAGTTGTATTATCAATGATACTTTGTTAAACTAATTATGTGAAAAGGAGTATTAATATTCTGAAAGATAAGGAGTACTGGGACAGTTACGACGATTGTAATCGTAACCCGTTGGTGACTAAATACAAAGTGAAAATTGTTAATTGCCCTCATTGTGGTAGAGCAAAAGTGTTTGGCGCTCGTTGTCAAACCTGCTATTATTTAGAAATGAAAGGAGTGTTACCACATAGATATGAATAGAGTTATTGTAGCTTTAGACTTTGACGGTGTTTTGAATACTATGCTGAATTTGTGAGTTGAACGGTTAAATGCAGCGCATAATTTACACTTTACGATAGACGACATTAAATATTGGGATATGTCAAAAACATTTACCATGTTAACTCCTAAACAAATATATCAACCCTTATATGAAAAAGATTTTTGGTGCAATGTCTGCCCAGCTTTCTACGCAGAGAAAACTATCAGGACATTGTTACAACATAATTTTAAGGTAATTATTGTAACGGCCACAGATTTTTCAATTTGTGATGATAAAGTTCATAATTGCATTCTAAAGTTGTTTCCACAACTACAAGAAAAAGACATTATTATTTGTAACGATAAATCTTTGATTAGATGTGATTATATTATAGATGATTATGAAGAAAATCTAAAAGATAATGGAGGTTATCGAATACTGATAGATGCACCGTATAATCAATACGCAAGTACATCAAAATATGATTACAGAGCTACGGATTTATGTGAAGCAACATTGAAGATATTATCCCGAAGTGGAGTAAACAATAAAGAAAGGTGATTGAAGTCATGATGCAAAAAATTAGAATTAGGTTGGACACTCAGAAAGATATCCTAGAATTTGTAGAAATCGCTAATACGATAAATCAAAGTGTTTATCTTGTTGACGATAAGGAACATAAAGTAAATGCTAAGTCTATTTTAGGCTGCCTTTATTCTACAGAGTTTGATAAAATTTATGTTATGAGTGAAAATAGACATACTGCGACAAAATTTCAAAAATTCATGATTTGATAAGTTGTATTATCAAATCAAATATGTTATTGTTATTTACAGAAGTTACAAATTGTAACTTCTGTATTGTATTAATATGTGTTGTTTGTTCAACATTTCCTTGAAAATACTATTATGAAGGAGGCACTGATGTATACATGACGCCTGCTATATGTAGTCGAAAGGAGTAATTTATTATTTTAAAAAACCAATTAAAGTTAAGTAGAAAACTTATCGTACCGATAATCTGCATTTTTACCGCGGTTGTAGCTGTTTTTATTTCAATAGTAGTTTGTGTTACATCTGAAATAAAAACGCGACAGTATCGAGAAAACAATAGTTCCCTAACAGATAAATTAAGCCACTCCGATTGGGAAAAGGAAGAACTACAAAATAAGTTAAATCAAGAACAACAAAAATCAAAAAATCTAGAAGAAAAAAATAAAAATTTAACTTCTACCGTAAATAATTTAACTAAAAAATTAGCAGCAAAAGAAAAAGCTAAAAATATTGTAGGAATTTCTAAATCCTCTTTCAAGAGCTATATGGACTATAGGGCAATTACAAACAAAGAAAGCACAGCCTATAAATTGCAACAAACAGCTGTTACTGATAACAATGGTCTTAGAAAAATAGGCGAGTACTTTTGTGTAGCTATGGGAACAAGATATGGAAAAGTTGGAGATAAATTATATATTGAAACTGATAAAGGTTTAAAATGGAAAGTTATACTTTCTGACATCAAAAGTGATGCGCACACAGACAGCACTCATTCATATACAGTGGCTAATAACTGTATGATGGAATTTATTGTTGACTCACCAAAAATGGAAAAAAAAATAAAAAGTTCCGGCACTGTCAACGGTCTTGGTTTTCAAGGAAATATTATTACAGTCAAAAAAATTTAAAAGTTATGTATACTCGGCGTCGTTAATTAATTTTAGCGGCGCCTTAGTTGTATTTTTAACAAAAGTATGTTATTATATGAGTACAATGAAACCAAGGAGGATTATCATGAAAAAAGTAAATCAAGTTGTGAATACTCTTACAGGTGAATATTACACTATTAAAAGAATTATTTCTGCAGGTTGTTATGTAATTAATATTCTTGGAGAAAATGTACTGATTGATACATCTTTAGGAATTTATCAGGAGGTGGTAGATTGAAAATATTCGCTGTAAGTGACATACACGGATTTTTTAAAGAATTTAAATCTGCTTTGGACGATTCTGGATTTCAAGAAAATAATCAAAATCATCTATTAGTATGTTGCGGTGATTATTGGGACCGAGGAATACAGCCTCTCGAAGTAATGAATTATCTTAACAGCATTTCTAATAAGATACTTGTCAAAGGTAATCATGAAGATTTATTAATTGAAATGCTTGAACGAGGATACCCGTTGCAACATGATAAACATAACGGTACTTACAAAACATATGAACAGTTACTTGATAAATATAAGGTCAAACAAACTGTTAAAGATACTTGTTTTAGCTTTATAAATAAAATGGTTGATTATTATGAAACTAAAAATTATGTTTTTGTTCACGGTTGGATTCCATTAAAAAGAACTTATATTACGGACATTGAATACACAATAAAATTAAACTATTATCCGGAATGGAGGACCGGTGATTGGTCAGAAGCCAGATGGACGAATGGTATTTATTATGCTACGGAAGGGCAAACAATTCCAGATAAAACCATTGTTTGTGGTCACTGGCACTGTAGCGAAGGTCATTTGTACGACGCATTACAAGACAAGAATTGCGATTGGAATAATATTAGCACCGCGAAAAATAACTATTCACCTTGGTACACTAAAGGTTGTATAGCTATTGATGCCTGTACTGTCATATCACATAAAGTAAATATAATCGTATTGGAGGACGACTTGCTTGAAAATTGATAAAGATAATTATGTTAAAATGGTTATCTCTAATGATAACCTTTGTGTATGCTGCGGTGAACAAACTCCAGAAGGAACGATGGTTTGTGTAAATTGTGAAAAAGGAGTCAAAAAAGAATGAATTTATTTCTATTTATTATTAGCACAGTAATGACTTTAGGGGTAGTTGTTTTAGCTTCTTTATATTTAGTACACTGTGTAATAAAACCCACAATTAAAAGTTCAAGAAACCTTTTACGAATTTGTTGGTATCTGGTCATAATTTTATTGGCAGTTGCTTGCAGTTTATTTTCTTTATGGGAAGGTCTTTATTTCATATAAAGGTAGGGTTAAGTTGTTAATTCAGCTTAACCCTATTATACTATTTAAACAGGAGGTAAAAATAGTATGTACTTATTTAACCAAAAATCCGCAGCAAAAATTTTAGAAACTTTTCTTGATATGATTCAAGATGCTGAAAAACAATATGAGATTGCTCATGCCGAAGTAAATCAAAAAGATTCTGAAACACAAGACTATATGCACGCTCTAGAGCTTCAAAATTTGTCATATAATCAGTGCTGTAAAGTTGCAACGAAATTAAAAAGATGTCGCCAGCAACGGCGAAAAAATAAAGATATTGTAGAACAGCTTCAACCATTAATTTCATACATGGATAAAAATAAAAATATCTTAAATGGGCTAAAAGGTTTACTTGGTGAATTACGAAAACAAGATAAGTATTTAAATTCAAGGCAGTATTTTCCACGGGTAATTAAAGATGTTACAAAAGAATAAAGATAAGCTACATCGGAAACAAAATAGAAATATGTGGATAGGATATTTTCCAAGGGTTACTAAAGATAAAACCAAATATACAAGAAAGGTGAAACATAAGAATGAGATTTGAAAATATTTCTGAGAAACAAATGATTGAAGACCTAACAACAGAACAACGAGAGGCTATTTTTACTGCTTTGTTACCTAAAAGGGCAACCGTTGGTTCAGCAGGTTATGATTTCTTTTGTCCTTATGATGTTACTATTGCAAGAGGGCAGACAATTAAAATTCCTACATTAGTACGAGCTAAATTAGACGAAGGACAAGTATTACTCATGGTGCCTAGAAGCGGTTTAGGATTCCGGACTCGAATTCAACTTGTCAATACTGTTGGCGTAATCGATGAAGATTATTATAATTCTGACAATGAAGGGCATATTTGGGTAAAGCTTTATCTACCCCATGACAGTGATGTGTCGGAAGTTACCATCAATCGGGGTGAGGCAATGTGTCAAGGAATTGTAGTCAATTATGCCATCTCAGAAAACGACTTGGTAACAGAAATTAGAAACGGTGGATTAGGTAGTACAACCAAAAAGTAAATCAATTAAGAGCAGCTGTCTTGTAGCTGCTCTTTTTTAGTTGTAATTTTCATAACCATGTGTTAAAATAATAATACAGAATACAACATGGAGGATATGAAAAATGTTTAGAAATTGGAGTAAATCAGACAAGGTAGCATTAGTATTAGGAATTGTTTTTGTTACATATTTTGCAGCTTGTATTATAAATGTTTGTCAACATAATATGTTACCCGAAAATTATAACTTCCCTTGGTGGAACATTTTTCAGTACCTATCAAAATAATTGTATTAAAAAATGAAAAATGTTAAAAAAACACATATTTTTCTATTCAAAAAATTGTACATTTCAAGCAAATTTGATTTGTATAAATTTGTAAAATTGGAGCTGATAAAATGAGCGTTGGTGTAAGTTTTGATTGGGATTTTGACACGGTTAATGTTAATTTTTCCGACGGTGCAATTGAAGATTGGATTTTAAGCCTTTCGGACGGTAGAACAGATGAATTAATTAAATGGGTATTTGATAATAAATTTACTGACATTGAAAAAGAAGATGCAAGTAACGATTTAAATATTCCACAACAAGAGTATAAGCGACTGGCAATGGCTATGTTGGATGTGAAATATGACTGGCAGGTTTTAAGAGAATTTGCAGACGATGTATTTGAGCATGAAGTACATGAAGGCGGAATTGATTTTGAAAAAGAACTGGAGCCGTTCTTAGAAGATATTAAAGAATCCTGGAGACACGAACCAGGCAGTGGTACTGGAGCATACTTCAGTTACGATATTTAAGGAATAATTTAAAAGAGCAGTGACTTATTCGGTTGCTGCTCTTTTTGTATATATGCCTATTCTCAATTGTGAACTACCTACAAGCCATTTAAATTTTAGGTATAAATTTATATTACTTTGAAGTGAAAACGCGACAGCGCCAAGAAAAACCTGGTGTATGGCAATGTTATGTGTATGGTAAGCACCTCGATGTGAGAATAACAAGAATTATGTGGAAATAAAAGCGCTGATTATTTAGCGCGAAATTTATAAGCACCACTATACACCTACCAAATCTTTTATTTAACGGCAATTAATCCGTTAGGGCAGTATTTATACTGCTTCAGGTGTAAAAACCTTACAGTGCCTAAAAAATCGGGGTATATGGCAATTCTACACCGTATATGCTCACTGTGAACGCACGCATTACGACTTTTTGAAGTTATACTTTATCCCTTTAAAGCGTTAAATAAATTGTTAAAAATTTAACAATCCATATAAATTTTTGAAAATCTTTTTTGTCTTTGGTAGAAATATACACCTATCTCCTTCGGAGGTTGAGTTTAGGATTTTGCGTTGACCTGATGAATGCGAAGCACCGAGTCAGTCATAAGCAAAACTCCTCCGTGGTTGAAGACCACCTTTGAAAAATGACTGAAAAATTCTGAGTGCCTGAAAAAATTGGCTATCTTCACCTTTCGTCATATATCATACTATGAAAAATATAATTATATTATAATATTAAGAAATATATAATATTTTTATTATCTTAAATAATTAATAAATAAAAAAAATATACCTTAGTTGTTATATTTAATATTAAATATTTAGATAATTATATTAATTAATTTATTGATTAATATAATTAGTTAAATATAATATATTAAATACGCACGCACGCGCACGCATACTTATATAATATAATAATTGTAAACAAACTGTTAATAAAACCAAGATTTCGTGTAAAATATTTATAACATTTTAATATTTAGTTTATTATTAGTTTACAAATTATTAATAAATAAAATTACGAAATAAGTTGTATTTTTAATGGTTTTATACTAAAATTAAGGTACAAAATTTGCATAGAAAGGAATAAGAAAAATGACAAAACAAGATGTTCGTCAAGCTGCAAAAATTCTAAATGAACAAATTAAGTCTGGTAAAGAATTATTACTTCGTCCATTCGTAGAGCAAGAGTTGTTATCCTTGGTAACTAAAGATATTCTTTTGTATTTAGGTTGCAGATTTGTTTCAGGATACAAAGATTATATGGAATTACCTTATAAAGAAATTCCTGAAAAATCCGTTGAAGGTACTATTTTATGGTGCTCTGATAAGATTGAGGACCAATCTGATGTTGTGAAAGTAGGTTAGTTGAGTATGTTTTGTAATACCAAAATAGGAACTTTTATACATGAGAATAAGGATTGGGAGCAGAAATTAACTCAAAAACCTTATTGTTTGTTAATTAAAAGGTTGAACCCGTATATTTTATTTAAATACTCACAAATAGATAGTGACTTTACTAATCCTGTAGTAAGAGAGGCAAGAGGGATTATTTTTCGTGAAGGTGACTGGGAGCAACCCGTTTGTCATGCATTTGATAAGTTTGGTAATTACCAAGAAAATTATTCTGATACGATTGATTGGAATACAGCGGTAGTTACTGAAAAAATTGACGGAAGTTTAATTAAAGTTTGGCACGATGGCTGCTGGCATATTTCCACAAATGGAACTATTTCTGCGTACACTGCACAATTACATGATAACCCGAATAAATCTTATGCAGATTTATTCATTGAAGCAATTGAAAAGTGTTCTTTACAACCAAAACCTACAGAAGATAGTATTGCAGAATTTTTTTGTAACTTAGACCCAAATTTCACTTATATTTTTGAATTAGTAAGCCCAGAAAATCGTGTAGTTATCCCATACAAAACGACACGGGTATATTTTTTAGCTGCTCGGAATAATTGTACAAATCAACTATTTTTTAAAAATCCAAATGCTAAAAAAACACATAGTTTAGATATTTTGCAACCTAAAAGATTTTCGCTTAAATCTTTGTCCGACTGTGTTAAAACAGCAAATGAATTTAACTGGGACCAAGAAGGTTTTGTTGTTCATGATTTTGCAGGCCATATGATTAAAATAAAATCTCCTGAGTATGTTAGAGCACATTACGCAAGGAATAACAACAATATGACGGACGAAAGATTGTTAGATGTTGTAAGGCAAAATGAGTCAGAAGAATTTTTAACTTATTGTAGTGATTACACCAAACGGTTAAAAAGTATTGAATTCGCATATAAGCAGTTTCAAGACTTTTTGAAAACAATTGTTATCTGTATTAATAAGGTTTGGGAGAATTTTACTTTAGAAAAAACTAAAAAGGAATTTAGTAACCAAGTTCGTAGATATCCAAAAGTATTCCAATCTTATTTATTTTATTGTTGGAATGAAGGATTAGTTGACTTCAATAATATTGATTTTGGCACAGTAACTTCAAAAAAATTAGTAAAAGATATGAAGGAGTTGAAGTTATTATGACTTTACCGTTTTTTAAAATGATGGTTGGACTTCCTGGGAGTGGTAAATCTTCCCAGTGTAAGGAAATACCTTCTAATACTGTTGTTCTAAGCAGCGACGAATATCGGTATAAACTTTTTGGTACCTATAATGCAAACACAAAGGAGCAGAATAACGAAGTATTTACAAAAATGCGTAACGACGCTATTGAGTATATTAAAAAAGGTACAAATGTAATTTATGATGCCACGAATTTAACCAGAAAATATCGTTCAGGTTTATTAAGTCAATTGCCAAAATGGTGTACCAAATACTGTGACATTATGTGGGTTACGCCAGAACAATGCATTAAAAGAGATTTAGAAAGAGAAAGAAATGTTGGAAAAGATGTAATTTTTAAAATGCTAAAGTCTTTTCAAGTTCCGATGTTTTATGAAGGATTTAATTATATTTCCGTAGTGGGAAATGATGATTTGTATTGTGACCCGAAATACCAGCGTATAATTGAGGATTCTTGTAAAATTAATCAAGATAACCCTCATCATAGATTTACGGTGTACGAACATTGTCTCGATGCATATTTGAAAGCTAAAGATACTACTGATGATGAAGTTTTATTAAAGGCTATCAAATTTCATGATATTGGAAAACCGTTAACCAAATGTTTTAAGGATTCTTTTGGTAATGACACAAATATTGCACATTATTATAATCACAATAATGTTGGCGCATATCTTGTTCTAGGTTTGCCCTATAATTTGAACTATACCTCATTTGACAGTAACTTTATATCTTGGTTAATTGAAAACCATATGACGCCATACAATCCGGAATCCGTATATAACAAATGGTTAGGTAAATGGCCTTTCTGGGTACAGAAGTCTTTTGATATTTTACATCAGGCAGACCAGTTAGCCCATTAAGTTGTAATGCTCATTACAGTATGCTATATTGTCAATAAGAAAGGAGTAATATATGTATAGTACAACATGGGAAATCTACAAAATTTTTCATGACCTTAGCACACTATCTTCTAGGTTGGATAAAGAAACTATTCTTAAACATTATTCAAACAATTTTGAGTTTAAAGAAATTTTGAAGTTTTTGATTGACCCGATGGTTGTTACAGGTATTAGCACCAAAAAGTTAAATAAAATTTTACATTTTAATGAGCTTAGTTGCGTTAATATCTTACAAATGTTGGATTATTTAAAAGAGCATAATACTGGAACAGATTCAGACATCTCTTTTGTTCAATCTTGCATTAAAACTTTATCTACAAAAAAAGATGTTCCTTTGGCTTATCAAAATTCAGTTAAAGAATTTTTAGAAAACTTAGTCACAAAAAGTTTTAGATGTGGTGTTACTTCCGTAACTGCAAATAAGCTGTACGGAGATTCTTTTATTCCTAAGTTAAATGTAATGCTTGGAACAAGTATTGAACAATGTAATGTTCCTGAAGATTCATGGATTAGTATTAGCAGAAAATTAAACGGCGTAAGATGCTTCTTTTATCAAGGTGCATTGTATAGCAGACAAGGTAAATTATTTACGGATTGTCAACATATTGTTAAAGATTTAACAAACTTATCTAATATTTATACTAATTATGTATTCGATGGAGAACTTTTGTTACAAGAATCTGGTTTGAGTGACAGTGATAATTTTCAAAAAGGTACAGGGATTGCAAATTCAAAAACCTTAGATAAATCAAGTTTAAAGTTGGTATTATTTGATTTGTTGCCTGAGGTTGAATTTGAAAAAGGAAAATCTTCTGTGCTGTATCAAGAACGGAAGAGAGAATTAAACAAGATTAGACAGTTAATGTTAAATAATCATTGGAATAGTCTAGATGTAGTAGAATTTTTGTATGAAGGTTACGATACCAATAAAATTGAAGATTGCTTAAAATATGCAGAACAGCATGACTGGGAGGGAGTGATGGTTAATTTAAATTCTCCTTACGAATGTAAAAGAACTAAGAATTTAATAAAAGTCAAAAAATTCTTTACCTATGATTTAAGAGTTGTAGATGTTGAAAAAGGAACCGGAAGGAATCAAAACAGAGTAGGAAAGCTTATTGTTGATTTTAAAGGAAATAAGGTAGGAGTAGGTTCAGGATTATCAGATAAGCAGCGAGATTGTTTTTGGTTACACCCCGAAATGATTATTGGTAGAGTAGTTGAAGTAAAGTACAAAGAAGTTACCCGGAATAAAAACGGCACAGAAAGTTTGCAATTTCCTACATTGGTAAGTATTCGTGAAGAAGGAAAGGAGCCGAGTTTTAATTGACTTTAATTGAACCGAGCGTAGAAATTATTAACGAACAAGACTTGTATAAAAAAATTGAATTGGCAGGCAGAATTTGTTATAAAAGTGAATCTAATATCACTGAAAAATCCTCAAGAAAGTTTTTTAAAAATTTGTGCGAACATAATCATACAGCAATGTTAGAGCACGCTACCTTGTGTTTCAGGCTTTATAATGATAATTTGTATGAGCTTTGTCAAAAAAATAAATTTCTTAACTGCACAGTATTAAATGGTGTGTATTATGTTTCAGGAAATTTACGAGCATTAAATGAAAGCGGTATATATGCTATTCTTAATTGTATTTGGCAATATGATAAGGATTTAGTTTATACCGATAGATTTAGTCCGTTACCAAAATATTCCAAATATGATATCGGAGAGGTAGAATTAATTGATTATGAGGATGTTCTTAAACTGCACAAAAAAGATTTGATTGATTATATTGATTTAAGACACCTGTACACGACAATGAAATTCGTATGCGACCGAGGTGTTACTCATGAACTTGTACGACATAGGCTGTTTAGCTTTGCACAAGAAAGTACTCGTTATGTAAATTATACGAAAGATAAATTTGGTTCAGGAGATATTAAATTTATTAAACCATTTGGATTTGATACTTGGAATAAGGAAACAAAAGAATTTTTTACAAATAGTTTATCTGCAGCTGAAAACGATTACAATTGTCTAATTAAATTTAATAACCTTACTCCTCAGCAGGCCAGAGCAGTCTTGCCTAATGCAATAAAAACAGAAATTATTGTAACAGGTAATCATAATGAATGGAAACATTTCTTTAATCTAAGGAGCGACGGTATTACAGGTGCTCCACATCCAGATATGAAATATGTCGCAGATAAAGCAAAAGAATTATATTATAATCAATATACATATATAAAGGAGTTAGAAAGTAAATGAAAAATTTGTTAATTTCCCTCATTTCTTGTATTGCTGTAGTATTAATAATCTGCGGGTGCGGTAAAAATGGTACAGGTAGTGAACTTATTTCTGATATTAAAAATACAGGAAGTCTAGGTGCAGATGATACAAGTATAGAAAGTTCTTCCATACAGGAAACGCTCAGTATCTGCATAACCCGCAGTGAAATTGAAAAAGTAAATTCTCAGACAGTGGTTGATAAAAATTCTTTGGAGTATCTTTTGAAAAATGGTACTTATTCAGATAATAAATGTTCTTACAGATTTGTTGATGATAAAGAAACTAATACTACTGGAAATATTTTACTTTTGTTAAAGCCGGAAATAAGCACAAAAAACGGTTTCACAAAAGAAGTATTTACTGCTTGCGGTGTGAAAAATATTAAATCTGTCAAAGATAACGGAACTCTAGGAAATAATAAGTTTATTACTTTTGAATGTACAGATAAATCCATGACGGCACTAAATGATACTATTGCACAATTAATTAAATTAAAAGGAATACAAACTATTGACCCTGATGTTTGGGTAAACTTAGAAAAACCTATGAAAGAGAAGTGTAATGACTATGAATAATAAGACTATTTTTGATAAAACAATTGAAGAACTAACTTTAGACAAACTCGCTGCATTAAATGTTAGAATGGTTTTGATTAACGGAGTTGAACCTATGTATGTATCCAGCACTGGTCAATTATTTAGAATTGACAATTTAAATGAAGCGTTGGAATATGAAAAGAAGTGGTTATCCACTAAAATTCCAGACCAAGATAAAGAATGAGATAAATAACAAATAATAACACTGTAAGTTGTATTTTTCAGCTTACAGTGTTATTATTTAAATAAAGGAGTTGACATTATGAGCCGAGCAAGTCTTTGGTCTGATATAACCCAGCCCGCTGTAAAAGAAAATAGTCCAACTACAAAAAATACTTTAAAAGTAAAAGATAAAGAACCTGCCGTAGTTAAACATAAACCGGGTAATTTAACGCCTAAAGAAAAGATGTATTATGTTTTAGCTGGTAGGAATAAAAACGATAGACAGCTTTATTTAAGTGGATATAAAGACTGTATGGACTGGGCAATATCAATTGTACCTTTTTATTCAGACAAAGATAAAATGACACGACTTATAAATAAAGCGACTAATCAGCTGGAACAAAAATTTAAATCTGCATCTTTTAGAGGACCTAAAATCGTTCCAAATTTTGAATTAAAGGAAGTTAATAATGAATAAATATAAAAAATACGACACAAGAGATATTTTATTTTGCATTGTAGGTAAATCTGGTAGCGGTAAATCTTCTATTGCTGAAAAACTAAAAAATGATTATAACTATAAAGTATTAGAAAGTTATACGACAAGGGCAAAAAGAACACCCAACGAAACAGGACACACTTTCATTTCAAATCATGAGTTTGAAAAATTAGATAATATCGTTGCTTATACGGAATGGAACGGTATCAAATATGCAGCCACTAAAGAGCAAATTGACAATTCAGATGTGTATATCGTTGATGAAAGTGGTGTATATGATTTATACAGTAATTACCTAGGTAATAAAAAAATTTGTGTTATTTATCTTGAAGTATCACTACCTAGACGACTTTTTAGGTGCATTAAAGATAACGGAGTTATTAATGGTATTAAAAGAGTTAGAAGAGATAAAAATAAATTTAATACCGTAAAGTTAATCGCAGATAATATCTTTTTAAATAATAAAAAAGGAGATATTGATTTAATTTGTAGAAATTTAGCAACTCAAAAGTGTAGAGTAAAATTTATTAAAGCATTGGAGTGTATTGAAGATGTTTGATTATAGTGTGCAAACAGTTGATAAATCAACAGAAGTTCCAAAAGGTGCTTATGTCGTTAATGTCACTACAGATAGTTATGATAGTTTCAGAAAATTAATTGAACTAATGGAAAGATTAAAATCAAACCAGAAATGTGAACACTTTAGACTTCGTGATAAACGAGGAGTTTGCATGGCAACTCAATACATGGAAAATTGTAGTTGTAACGGAGATACTTCTAATTGCGATAAATTATGAGGTAACAACAATGAATATTCTTTATCGTGTTTTTGATTTGTCTTCAGGCAAATATATTGGAAAATGTTATGAAAATAAACAAGCTGCATTTAATTTGTGTAAAAAATTGAACAAAAATAATTTAGTAGTTGCTAAATTGCAGTATCAAGTAATGGAGGTATATGATACCAATGAAAATCTATGCCATATTTAATTCGGATACTAAAAAGTATATCACGAACATTAATTCAAAAAGAAGAATGTTTTGGGAAAGACTTGTAGATGCAAAGAAAGCTTTGATTAAAGCAAGAATCCTATACAATGGGAGCAATTTAGGTATTGTAACTTTTAGATTAAGACCCGAAAGTTATGACTTATATGAAGGAGATGATTCAAAATAATAGAAATAATTGGATTTCTAGGTGCAATATTAATCTTAATTTCTTTTTTATTTGAAAAAGAAACGGTGATTAGAAAAATAAATATGATAGGTTCTATTCTGTATATTATATACGGATTATTCTTACCATCAATAAGTACCGTAATTCTAAATATAGCAATGGTAATAATTCACGGTTATCACCTGTTAAAGA